TAAGACCCAAGGCGGAACTAACAACTGCATCAACGCGAATAATATCATGGTTCATTGTCTTGACTCGGTTGTCGAGTCCCATAATAATACCCTGCATTCCCTTGAGTGCTTTAACAACGCTCTCGAGGATGTAGTTGATAACAAAATATACGAAGACACCACCGAGCAAGGCCGCTGCAATGGGGAATCCTACATCTCCAATAAGTTTAAATATCGTATCGTATGACATATCAATTCTATTTATAAATAAACGTAAAGAAGGAAGACAAAAAATGGCAGGTGCAGCGGCAGAAAGACAAGAAAATACTTTTGTTAAGTCAATTAATGATGCGGTCAAGAAAAATCCGGCTGGAATTAAGATAAAAGCCGGTTCTCAGACTATTTCTGGAGTAATTAAAGCGGAAAAATTCACCGGAAGACAAGTTTCTGGCTCTGAACCCTATATTGATGTCAATTTACATCTGGCTGACGGTAAAACTACAGTAGGCATCTCTATGAAAGGTGAGACTGCGCCCTCATTAGCGGGTGGCGGACTGAAAGGCATCAATTTAGCCGTCCCAGGACTTGCGAATAAGTTTATGAAAGCAGTTTTAGCGCATCTAAAGAAAAAAATTAAGCCCGGAGACAAAGTTCCGGACTGTTATGGTAAGATTAGTGACCAACATAAAGTAACAATTGTGGTTGGTAACAAAGATATGGGTGGCCCAATTGACTACATGTATATTGGCAACATGACTCCCGTATCTAACTACAACAAAAGCACCAACACACTTTCGTTTAACAATGGAAACTTCTATGAAGCAACCAAATATGCTAAGTCACATGACCTATATTTCAGACTTCGTGCTAGAAGAGAAGACCAAGTGTTTGATCCAACTGCAAAAGACAGTATGAACGTGCCTAAAATCTATTCTAAGTCACCAAGTAAAGGGGACTCCGCCGGTAGAATAGTTGTTACCGACAAAGTCCCCAATAATGCATTACAAAATGTAGTTAATATTGTTTAAACGAAAACGTCTACGTCTAAATCCTTAGAATACTTTGTATCGGGCGGCAGAGTAATCAGCTTCATACCATAATTGTTGACGCCTTCGGGAAGAACAACACCCTCTTTAAGAGTTAGTGTGTTCTTCTTGAAGGGTGTATAGTCAACATAATGATGCCAACGACCATAACGCCATACAACACGCGCAACATCTGGGTGCATATCAGCCAACATCTGTGACTTGTTGATGGTGCCCTTCTCGTGGTAACGCTTACCTTCTACTTCTTCACCCTCTTCCAAGAATTCTTTGTGATAGAACTCTGCGGTATTACCACCCTTGACGGTTTGTGTAGCAACTTTACCCTGCAAGAACGCATTGAACTGCACCGTGCAGTCACCATCTTTGAGGACGCGAAGGCAAATATCAGTATCTTCATTGTAACGACCGCGCCAGCGATGCTTACAATCGTTACGGATTAGCAATGTCGAGTAGATACGAGTGTTGGCGACATAAGGAGGATACTTCTGGTTCGGTGCAATGAAGAACCGATACTGCGGACCAGCAATGTAGAGGTTCTCATAACGGTCAAAGAAGTCTTCCATCACTTTGAAGAACACACCAGACTCCACGCGAATACGTTCGTTGCGATACAGACGATAGAAATCTGAAATGTTATCATCTAGAACCCAGTGGGCATCTGCACCGATACTGATAGAGTGGTCCCATGCCCAGTTTCTAGCGCGACCGGGGCCATCACCGTGATTGGAGAACGGCGCAACCAGCAGAGTGACACCAGAAAGTCCGAAATTGGTTATCGCATCTTTGTAGGGCTGCAAATCTTGAGGTTCGATAATGATATAATGCGGCACTCTCATACGAGAAAGTGACCGCGAAGTAATCATAGTATCGGCACGACCCTTAGAAACAATGTAAACGGGGTATTTTGGGTTAGTCATAAAACAAATGATCCAATGATGTTGATTTCCATCTCGCCAAACTATCAGCGAACATATTATTTAGGTTGAGAATCCAGTTCTCTTTACTGTGCTTGGCTTTAGTTCTATTAGATATATCACACCTTTGCTCAAAAGTCAAGCCTTTCAGTGTATTAATAACATCTTCTAGTTCTTCTTGCTTGACATTCGTAGGAACCATGATATAGTCAGTATCACTATCAGCAACAGCTTGGCTACCATGTGTACCACTACTATCTGTAACAAGCACCAGAGGTAGTCCTCTTGTCAAGGCTTCTAATGCAGTAATGCCCCATGACTCCACAGGACAAGTAGAAACGTAAACAGAACCAGTTGCCATTACTGCCATGGTATCATGGTGCTTCAAACCGCGAATTGTATCTCTTGGTGTTTCCCAATGAGCATTCTTCTCTGCATATTCTTTCTGTGTATCACTATCAAATAGAGGAATACTTGTTAGAACACAAGACTTTAGCGCAGACACTTTAAGTTTGTTGTGAAGAAAGAATGGATTCTTAGTAGGGTCCGTGCGACCAACTGTCACCGCATCAAAGTGTTTGTTTTCAGATACTTGTTCATCGCCGTTAGCAAAGGCTGAGTTGATATAACCATAAGCATTCAAAACATCATGGCCTACGATACGCTTAGAGATTGCATTCATCTTACTGTGTTGGTCTTTAGAGACGAAGTAAATGGAACCACCATTAGCAGCGAACTCTTCTTTGGCTTTGATGGATTCCACGTTGTAGATAGACCGAATACCAGGCGAGTGATTAAGCCACACCACCGGTAAATCAAACTGTTGAAATGCTACTGTATACGCATGACTGAAATGATTAGTGAAGATAATGTCTGGCTTATGCTCATTCACAGCCCGTTGCATGATATCACCTGTTCTACGTTCCATTCTGTCTTCGAATGTAATGTAAACGGGTATCACGCCTTCGATGTTCTCATACACCAGCTTCTGGAATAACTCCACACCACCAAGCACAACATCCGACTCAAGTCGGACATTCTTATCTTTGTGCTGGATGACGGGCATTAGTATTCTCATTCGGCTTCAATCCAGCGCAGAAGATAATTCGGTGTCCGTTCTAGCTTGGGGTGCCAGATTGCTTTAGACTTATCCGTCAGCACCTGGTCAATGCGCCGCGAGAACTCTTCATAGTCCTCAAGCCGACGAAACTTCACAATAACCGAACGAATTGGTCCGTTATCTTCTAGATACTCAAACTCTGGCATCCCCACCCAATGCTCTTTCCAAGCACTCTCTTCGGTATCATTCACTTCCACTTCAAGCGAAGCTAGATTCTTATCCGTTCGCGGAGCGCATAGGCGCCTATCCACATCCACCAATGGTGCTTGGCCATCATCAAACAGCGCAGCACGAGGGTCTGCCAAAGGGTACCAGAAGTCTTTAAGATTACTCGCTACGATATACCCGATACGCTTAGAGAGGTCTACGATATCTTCTACGGTGCGGAAGTGGACGTAGATAGCCTTCCACAGGTCTTGGTCTACCTTCTTCTTACCAGAATTATCCGCAAGCGGAGTATCTATCACCCCTACCAGATGCTCAAGGGACATGCGATACTCGTCTTGCATCCGCGCATTCTGGTCGAGATAGTTTTCATAATCACCAGATTCTTTTACTTCACTCATAACATCTCCTTATTCCACCAATATAACACTATTAGCTATACAAGTCAAGCATTTTCCTAATACCTTCTCTTAATTTCGTAGAAGGACCAAACCCAAGGTCTTTGCGCAATTTACTACCATCCATACGCTGGTAAGGTATCTCAGAAAAATCCTTCTTATTATATAGGATAGGTAATTTGGTACCCATCTCCTCTTGGATTATATCAATAACCTCTCTCGTAGAGTAATTCTCCTCACTCGTCACGTTATAAGCGCCAGCTAGATTCTCCCTCCTCGCAAACGCCATAATAACCTCACACAGGTCGCCAATCCACAGATAGTCACGGCGCATCTCCTCAGACCCCGCCCATATCATAGGCGCCTCACCGCACCGCAGCCGCGCCACCGTACCAGGTATCAGCCGCGTAAGGTTATTATCGTGCGGCCCGTAAGTATTCGTAAGCCGCAAAGAGATTACGTCCATACCATAATAGTCACGGTAGAAATCACACAGTTCCGCAGCCAACACCTTGGACTTCTCATAAGGAGAAAAGCCATTCAATGGTGCAGTCTCCGTCAATGGTTTCAGACTTTGCGCACCATATACCTTATCAGACTCCAGCACAATCACTGGAACACCAAGACCTCGAGCGGATTCCAATACACTAGCAGTAGCAAGAGTATTACTGAGGAACGCACCCATGGGATTAGTCGCACACACCGATACAATAGAATTGCCAGCGCAGTGGACAATCGCCTCGATATTACTCATATTATCAACGGCTACGCGAAACTCCGTGGTCGCAACATCTAGATCGGTTACAACCCATTCCACAGTGGGTTGATGGTATCTCAGAGACTTACCAATGAAGCCTTCATGCCCAGTCAATAATATCACGGCGTCAACTCTTTCCACTCTTCCGGGCTAATGACGTTACAATTTTTTCTAAAGTATCGATACTGTATCAACTCTTCTCTTAGACCCGATGAACCTTTAGCATCATGTCTATTAACATTGTTACTGTTAGATACCAGAGTACCCTCATCCATGGGTAAGTAATCACTCAAGTTTTCGAAAGGAATTATCTCAAAGTCAACATAGCGTGGAATATTGATAAGATATGGCTGTCTGTGAACCCATATCCAAAAGTCTTTATCCATACCGTTGTGAGGTTCATGATGGATAAACCAACCCGTTGTCTCGAACACCTCAGCAGACTTCCATCTGTCTATAGGGTTTCGTAGCACAAGAACTCTTCTCGTAGTAGAATTTATCCACTCGTTCCATCGGTCATGCATACCCCTTGGCACCTCTTCGAAGCCAAAGTATTTGCGCATCGATGTATGTCCACATCTAGTGTTAGACAATACATGGACATTACCGTTGTCGTGTATGAACATTCAGGTAGCTGCCTCGGTGCTCCGCTGTAGTATAGTAGCATTAACTAGCTTCCACACAATCTGTTCAATGATATTGGCTTCTTCGTCCATATCCATATCATAGAGAGCCATCTGTAGGTCACCTACGCGGCCATCTACGAGGTCATCGAAATACGGGGCATCTTGTTCTAGTAGTATATTCATTTACTTACTCTCCTCGACTTTATTTAGGGGTTTTTGGTGGCGCGAAAAATTCTGGTGGAGGCCATCAGCTTTTTCCTTGGTGCCAGGTGAACGACCTTAAAGCAAGCCGCGTCTAAAGTCTTGGCACCTAGCCCGGGCCCACCAGATTTCACTATGGCTTACCTGGCTCTAAGTCTGTGCAACCGCACCTTACTACAACCGTATCTTACTACAGGTTACCGGGTTCGCCCGCTCACTTCATGGCCCGACGGAGCCTTGCCATATCTTTATCCATAAAGTCACCATCGGCTGACCACTGCCTAAACGCTACACATTCGAGCATCTTAGCACCACAGTCTTCCATCATCGGACATCCATCACAGGGTACATCCCGTGCGCTCTCTGGTGTTCCAGTATCAAGCATCGATACCCGGCTGGGTTCGTGCTGATAATACATATCGAAGCCAATCATATCCATAATATATTTCCTTTTTTATTAGAGGTAGTATGGTCCAGTCCACTGGATCTTATAACCACCGTCTAGGATGTTACCACGTGCTTTGTTCTTAGTAGGTGCATTCCAACCAGCAGCTTTGAGGATATCACCCTTACGGAACCCCTTAGCGCAGTCTTCTTTCTGAATGAAGCCCCACACGCTGTTCTGTGTCACGATGCGGATATACTTGCGGCCTTCTTCGACGCGGATACCCTCTACAAACTCTTCATACATGCGGTCATTAATCTCGCTGCGGGCCTTACCACTGCATGTCTGCCATGCGAAGTAGTCGGCGTTGATATCTTGGATTAGCTGTTCAATCTGGTTCTGCATGATGATTCTCTTTCTTTTCTCTTACTATACCAATATACACGATTCGCAGGGAATGTCAAGCGGTATTTTGAAGAATTCTATTGCGCTTTGTGAGGCTATAACCATCTTCGTACCATGGTGCATCGTCTGGTGTGATGAGTTCGGTATAACGAATGCCCGCTTGGACACGCATGTAATTCCAGAACTTACGAGCATCTTCGAAGTTATCGAACAGCTTGTCCTTAAGGGAATAGTTGTAATAGCGATATTGGACCTTATACATAACGAATCACTTTCTCTCTGACTTCTATTTCACTATAGCAGAACCAGTAGTAATGTCAACCATTCATTTCAGCTAACCAAGTGATTGATTCATTAGAGTTATTCTTTAGTCGCTACACTCCTTTATAACACATGGCAAGTGATTCGTCAAGAGAAAAACATAAAAAAGGTCCCCGAGTCGAAACCCGAGGACCAGTGTGTGACCTAGAGAAAGGAAGTAAAACTAGGTCATGATGAAACGCTGTGGCATACGCTTGTTGATAAAGCTAGTGGCATATTGCTCAACCGCATGCTTGGAACCCTTTCGGTCCGCTACCCAGGAACCGTTAACGTATAGGTCCAGCAGGTAGGTACCAGGCTTTATCTTCGTAATGGTATAGTCTCGCATGGTGGTTCTCCTAGTGAGGGTTACCGAACCGTTATGATTCGTATTATCTATAATATAACACAAAGGCACCATGGTGTCAAGTAAAAAATGCGCGGCGGTGCCGAGGAGGAGGGAATTGGCCGAGGATTAAGACCAGGTTATATGGTCGCTAATATGCTCTGGTGGCGTGGTCTAGTTCATGGACACTGGAATCTGAATATTATACTAATAGTTAGTGGGATTTACTAACCCCAGTTCAACCCAGTGTAACCCAGTGTCAACCCCAGTCTAGTTGTTCTCTCACCACTGGTACAATGACTGTCTTGTCATCTTCTCTTATAGCTTTATGGGTTGCTTCTCTCTCTGTGATATACTTACCATACTGGTGATTGGTATATCCTAGTTCATTCTCTATAAGATAATTGTTACTCATTACACAAGGATGACCAATATAACGATGATTGCTACTACTAATGACCATTCTACTGGTCCATAGTCTTTGATGATTTCTTTAATAAATTTAATCAAAATTGATACTCCACCCAATAGTGTGCTGTTTTACCACTGGACCATGTTACCTTACTACCTCTATATCTCTTATATGGAATAAGAGGTGTTTCGGTTGGTAGTGGTAGTTTCTTCCATTCTTTCTCTGTCATACTGTTATCTCTCTATACAAAAATAATGAAAAATTGTTCATTTCGGCCGTGTGGTGATCATATAATTGGTACACTAATAGAGGTCTTTTGCCATTGCTCTTCACCATTATCCTCTGACAATAGCCTGTTCTCCTGTATCTTCTTTACCACTTTACCGGTTTGTTCGTCATACCAGTATTCTATGATTTCTTCACGGATTTTCTTCATTGTCCTCGGCCTTCTTCAATGCTTTTGCTGCAATATTGGCACAGGTATATCCGTGTCCATGGCCGTGTGAATGACCGAACTTCTCGATTTCTTTGAGGGCTTGTTCATATACCTTCAGCAGTTCGGTCATTTGTTGGGTACCTGGGCTAGTAGTTCAAGATAGAATTGATTATACTTGGCCAGACGGGCGATATCCTTTTCGGTAACACCCTTGAGGCGACGGATATCGGTGTTGTGGCGAAGGTCTGACATCTTCACTCTCATGGCATCTTCGTTGGCCATTACCTCTTGCTTGTATTGGTCATAGGATTGACCTGGCATCTTGGTGAGTGCGGAGACTGCGGCTAGAACACGTTCGGTGCAACCAATGGCGCGTAGGTCGTCCCAGGTGGTATCGGTATCTTCGATAACGTCATGAAGCAATGCGATGCACTGGAGTTCTTCGTCTGTTGTCTTGAGGTAATGCATCACCTTCATTGGGTGAAGGATGTATGGGTTACCACCGCGGTCAAACTGACCTGCATGGGCATTCGTGGCTAGGACGAGGACTTTACCGAGTAGTTCACCTTTTTTCATAATCAAATCTCTTTCTCTATATTATTATAGTAGACGATTCGAGACCAAATGTCAAGTAAAAAGGTGAGAAACTTTAGTTCGATAGGAGAAAATTATTTTCCATGCATAGTCCCTGAACCTTTAACACCGGAAAGGGGATCCGATTGGCTGTTATATTTCATTCTGTGTTGTGCGAACTTTTTACCTTTATAATAAAAGGAAATTGCTGCGCCAGAACGTTCTGTTTTTAAATTGATATGTTTAGGATCTGCTAGAATGTGTTCATGGTGTGCAGCAGGATCGATGGCATGTGTGGAGTGATTGCCATATGTGGTATGACGTATATGGTTGTGTCCTGCTTGCTGAAGTGGGGTGGCATGTGCATGAAGAACATGATTTCGAATATGAGTTACCAAGTCTTCATGAGTACCTGAAGTTAAGTGTTTATGCATATGTTCTGCAATGCTGTGCAATACATGGGCATTTTGTCGCTTGATTTCCGCATGTGCTTCCGGATTAGCCTTTGCCCACTCTTTACGACTGGCCGCATTTGTTAGGTTCTTTAGTTCTGGATGTTGTTTTTTGATATTCTCACGGTGTGCAGCCAAAATCTTTTCGCCGCCATGAGTTGATTCCATACCTGGATTAGATACAGGAACGTGACCGGTGTTACTGTCCGTCACTTTTAGACTTATACCGTGATGTTTTCCATGTTTGTCTGATACCATGACATCAGAGGCGTCTTGCTTTTGAGTAGAATGAATACCAGTTGATCTATGAATGTCGCCCGGCTTCGAGGTCCAATGAACATGCTTTATTGGATGACCAATTCGCTTTTTAATATCATCAGCCGCAGCCTTTGCTCTATCATTAATTTTTTTATAGTTCTCGTGGGACATTGTAGACTTTAACTGGTCATGAGCTTCTTTAGGTGAATGTCCGTTTACATCATGGTGTTTTTCCATGTGGTTGCCGCCATTTAGATGATAGCCAGTTAATAGTTCATGCATAACACCTTTAGTGTTTGCACTAACAGTATTATGGGTCTCTGTGGCTTCTGATAGATAAAACCAATGTAAATCATTCCACTGGGCAAACGATATCATATTATTCTCCTTGAATACTTATATTTATTCAAGCGAAATTCTTACGCCGAACCACCATAAATCTACACGAAAGAACCAGCGCCCGTTGTGCTTACCGAAGCCTATACGGAGCATACGGTTGTCGGCGTCAAGAGACAGGCGTGAAAAGGTCATCTAATGCTATCTTCTTGAGGTTGTTGCTTTTCATATCACGAAGAATACTCGCCGCTGGTCCAGCACCGGGCCCGGGCCACTCTCGTTCAAGCCTCTGCGCACACTCCTCAATAACGGCATCCCTGGCTTCCTTATCCATTAGATTCCTGAGAATGTTACCAGTTGTTTATACCCACGCCACGAAGGGTGCACACCATCTGGCTGCACGAATTTGGTACCGATGATGGTATCACCATAACTCTTAGCAATCTCCGTGACGGTCTTGTTCACACCGGGCTTGCAGAATTTGGCATTGCAAGGAGGCATAATCCAGACGACCTTCAGAGACTTGATACGGTACCGCACCTTGGACAGTTCTTTATAGGTGTTCACACCCTTGTGGTCATTGGTACCGAGACTGATCACTACGGTCTTAGCCGCTAGTGGTGTGGTACCCCACCGCTTGTTCCATTGCCAGGTGTTGAAGCCACCCTTGGCATAGGACACGCACTCGGTAGGTGCGAACATCTTGGTACCTACAGCGATGGAGTCACCTATAATCAAACATTCAAGCATTTTGTAGCCTTTCTAGTTCCATAATTGTTCTTTGTAATGACTGCAATTCAGCACCCATATCCATTACACCATGTGCGTCACGGTTCTGTAGGAATACCTCAGCCATGTCCCAGCACTTCTCCTCACGCCAGCGAAGATTGGCAATCGCTTCTTGTTCTTTGGTTCTCATTGTCATTGTCCTAATGTTACATATGAATTAGTGGCATCAAGATATGTATAGACAACGGAAAAATCATTTACCAGCATGGAGCCGTTACCTGCTTGCACTTCCACACCCAATTCTACACCCTTCACGTACCATTCAGGCCTAATGTCAAGATCATCATCCAATACGTCAAATACCTTAACCCAGTCAATTGTTCCCATGGTGATTTTTGTCTTGTTGTCCTCAGGTGTGATGATTACCATCTTCTGTCCTTCTGGATTGGTAGAGACTAGAATATCATACAGCACACCGTTCATGGTAATCTGGTGATTATGCGACCCTGGTTGTGTACCGAAATAGTTCACGGGATCTGACCAGTATAGAATATGGTCACTAGGATGGATATTGAACGTGATTTCCGCTGCAATCTTACCAGTATCATCGAACAAAAACAGGTCCGACATGAGGTTCATATATTTCAGGTCACCCGATAGCATAACATCAAAGGTTTCTGAAAATTTGGTAATATTCTTGACCTGTGATAGGGCATTTTCGGTATTATATCCCGTGAGACCTAGGGTGGTCTTACCAAAGGCTACCGATGGGTAGCCGTATACCACAGCACCGTTACCATATGGTTGGTCAGGATAGTCCCAAGTAAATAGAGTACCGTCTGGCATCGTTAGCTTGTTATAGGTAACAGTCTGGGTATAGTCCTTACCATATACCATACCGAACTTGTCTGCACCCCAATTGTTATTCACTGCGATATACATGCCACTCTGGTAATAATCTACCCCATTCTGGCGCACCGATAGATTGGTGACCAGTTTCCCGGTGTTGTCAACGACGGCAGGTGTTGCAACCGCAGCGGGTGATATGGGTGCAAATGCTGGAACTTGTATGATGGCTGGCGCTTGACTATCGCTGCCTCCACCACACGCTGCCAGTCCTAAGACCATAGCACCCAGTGCAATCCCATTCAAAGCGTTACGCATGGTCAGGCCTCGTCCCAATCCTCATACATCTCGGTAATACCCCATTGCTCGTTCAAATCATCTGGGATATTGGACAGGTCATCGGGGTCGATATCAAACGACACCTCTTCGCCGTTGACATATTGACCAACGAAGGATGACTCGAAGTATTGGCCGTTGACGGTGAATCCCTGTTCCATGAGTTCATCATAGAAGGCACAAGGTGGTGACCATGCGGTCTCAAATCCTACACAAACTGCCTCTGGCATCAAACGGTCGATGACCTCACCATTGGAGATATCCCACTTGGTACCCCAAGATTCGACGGCATCATCCCAGCTCCATTCAGCCAGAGGCACAAACGTCTGAAACAGATTGCCATCACGGACAGCCTGCTCAAACTTGTCAATCATTGCGGGATCCGCATGTTCTACGGTAACAGTATTTGAACACCAATTAGGCATTATATATCTCCATCTAAATCAATTTTTACACGTTCAACAGGTTCCCATATTGTGTTATCAGCAATCTGTCCATACTCATCATAGGTCCACATACGATATTGGAGTTCCACCTTGACAATGCGCTCAATCCCGCTGTTATCTGTTTTGGTATACTCTACCACACGTATCTCCATCTTCTCAGGAAGAGGAATATTCATTGACGGTAGAGATACCGGAGGAGAGGGCGCAATCGTCCTTACCCGTGGTGTTCTTAGCATGTTACCATTCATGCTGCTTTGTTCCAGTTGGCCATGCGGGCGCGCTCACCAATCTCTTTCCGCACTTCTGGGAAACGTGCCATCATGGACAGAAGGGTGGATTCATAGTATCCTGCTTTATAGGACATAAAAGACTCGGCGGACACATTGGCACCCTCGATAAGAGCCGAGAGTAATTCGGCATCGGTCATTTCAGTAACATCATTCATAATAAAACTCCTCAATCAAAAAAATTACCAAGAGCCCAACGGTAGTTGAGTATCGAACCATTTGCCATCCAGGCACCCTGTGGCAGGCTACCGAACGTCTTGTTGGCTTTTTCCATTGCTTCACCCATACGGGCGGCTTCAACGACAATCTTCTTACCGTTTGCTTCAAATTGATATTTCATAACGAATCACTTTCTTTTCACTGACTACTATCTAACAATAGCAGGATTTACCAGAATGTCAACCCCTAAATTAATAGAGGTTGCGAATATCTTCTATGTTGAAGAGGGCCTGACGAACGGCAATCTTAGCAATCGAAAACTGGTGCGTAGGAGCATCACTCGCTTTTGGGTAATATTCCATCAGAACGTTGTTTACGCAAGCGTTGATGTCACTGGAACCAATCTCTTCGGCGTCATCAAACATCCACAGGACATGCTCGGCTACAACACGGTCAAACTTCTCAACGTTTTCTAAAATATCAATCATAACGAATCACTTTCTCTCTTCTGACTACTATCTAACTATAGCAGATTCTGCGGTAATGTCAAGCAATCATTACACCACAGCAGGAAAGGCTTTCGCAGCAAGGGCAGCATCAGCCACTGGCATCGCCAGCACGGCTTCGTTGGCATAGAGCCGCATCAAACCATCGGGCTTCAAGAGCCATACTGCTTTCTGAGGCTCTGGGTTGTTGTACCAGACCCGAACAGGGACATCATCAAGAACGACAACTAGGTTAAGGGCAGGCTGGGCAACTATCATTTCGAATCACTTTCTCTCACTGACTACATTATTAAATATAGCAGATTCGCAAGGAAAGTCAAGCGGTATTTTACCTCTGAGGTATTTCCGCTAAGATTTCTTCATACATACCATTTACATCGGCCTCAGGTAGAAGCTCCAGTGACGCTTCGATTTGGCGAATGACAAATGCGTCCACTTCCTTCTGGGTCATGCCATCATAGATATCACCTGCAATGGCAGTAATCTTCATTTCTTGTGTAATCTCTGACATAAAAATATTCCTGTATTGTTCTACCACATCACTCCATGTGATAGGGTTATTCGAATCATATGATGAGTCCACTGGGCGTAAAGACATTACCCACCGCTCGGTGTCACCCACCTTTATACCGTGATATGTGGTGGTGTCCATGAGTAGCGGCCTATCGCTTGGGCATACTACGCAATCAACCTCTACCACCTCGCGGTCTGGGTATTGGGTGACCGCTGGTGTGCCATCCGCGTTCTCATACCACATAAGCCGCGAGGACTCGCAGCCTTGTAACGTATAGTTGATTGCATAGATATACCCACGGTCTGGTGGGAAGTAGTCCTTATGCACAGGAGGCATCAATTCCTGGCTACGTGGCTCTCGCACAAACACAAACGAGGTGCTTGTCATAGGCACAGGAAACTTGGCTAGCCACTCCTCATTGAATACATCCGCATTATTGATAATGAATAGTCTGTAGCCATTGGTGTCCACAAATGGTTGTAGGGACTGGCAATGCGCAATAGGATCTACCTTGTATGCACCGTCCAGTGGTATATCAAGAACGTGGCTATGCTTCATCGCTTGTTCTTTCTCTGTTGTTCAATAAAATCTTTGTTGCCTACCCAGGTGTAGGCCTTATATCGAATCTTATTTTCTGCCATCATGTCTTGCTTCGTGAACACAATATGTCCATCGGTAATCATCTTTTCAGCCAGCTTGACTGCCATTTCCTTCTTGAACCTGCCTTCCATTTCGTCCGGCGTACCACGTTGCATGAGCCAGTCTTTATCATGTTCAAGGGTGTAATCAACCAAGCTACCTGGCATGCTGTAATCATACTTGATCGGAGCAGCACTGATGGTACCGTTAGAGAAGCTATCGACTGGTATTGAAATGCTATCCCAGTCCAATGGTTTAAACGCGCCTGTGTTACCGATTGCCATTACTTATCATCTCTCCAACGAACGAACCGTGGGAACCTCAGTGAATAGGTGCCGTCTTGGTTCTGGGTTATTACATCGCACAAGATTTCGGCTGTCTTACCAACCACATCGCTCTTCTGATTCCAGAATAGGTCACGCTCGGTGTCACTAAAGCCACTGCCGACGTTGACTGTGATATCTTTACCGTGGTCATTACCGCTGCACACCAGAGCGCCTAGGCGACCCTTGTTGCGACCAGTGCCCTCTTCTAGTGCAATAACAGGAAGGTCAACGGTGATAACGGGCTTCCACTTCATCCAGAAGGTGTTGCGCTTACACTCATACGGTGCTTCCATGTCCTTAATCATGATGCCTTCAAACCCAGCCGTTACCATCTCTGTTGCATACTCATGGAGCTTGGTGCGGCCTTCTTCGGTATTTAGGTCTACCACAATCTGGCTATCTACCCGCGTAACGTTGGGCATAGCATCAAATACGCGCTGCATGTCAGTCAGGATTGCAAGCCGCTTGCGCAACTGGGCATTCCAGAAGCCACGCTTGAAGTCCTCAAGAGGTAGAATATCAAACACATTGAACACCGTGTCCTGTGTCTGGACGTTCTCCTTGCGCTGGGCCTGACGCATCAGGTCTTGAAAGGACTTGCCCATAATCTCGCCGTCAAGCACAAAGCCACCCTTTGTTTTAAGGTAAGCACGGATAGCATAGACATTGCTCAGGACCTGTTGTTCCACGTGTGGGAAGTTATCGAACACCTTGCCATTGCGGCTGTAGCATGTGGCGGTATTATCTTCTGAAACAACCAACAACACACGGGCGCCATCCAGCTTAGGCTCAAGCCACTTGGTACCTACCATCTCTGGTCGACCTTCGCTGTTAGCAGCCAACTGGCAACCAAAGGTGGGAATCACATACTCGGTACCCTTGCATACCTTATTGATAGTTCTTTCACTAAAGCCTGCCCGCATGTCACGGCGCAAGATAGGAGCAAGGAACAGGTTCCACTCATCACTATCAAACTTTAGGGACATACCAAGAATGGCATCACGGGCTGCGTGGCCAGTCAACTGTCGAGCGGACAGGCTGGTGAGTAGTTCATCAAACTCCTCATACGGATTAGGTGCGCCAGTGATACCCTCGGTAGCTGGAATCTGCTTGACACCAAAGGTAATGTATGGGTTGTAGCAGTTACGAATACCATTCAGGAACACATGGTCACCTGCGTCCAGCGCCCGCTTAAGGACATCTTCCTTATGCAGGCGACTATCGGACTCGGTAAGCTGTTTAATCCACTTATGCTTCATTAGGAAATACCAATCCAAATTGTTCAATCATCACATCACGGACACCCTCACGGTCAACCGAATCCAGTGCAAGGTTCTCATAGCCAACGCGGTTGGCGTAAATGTCGAAGGCGTCAAGGATTTGACGCGAGGTCGCACCCATATCATACACACCACCTTCGGCGTAAAAGTCACCGACATAGACTAGGAAGTTACAAATCTCACGCACAACGCCTTGAATATTCATACCAACAGGTTCGACTCGCATAACAATCTCCTTTTTCACTCTATATTCTCATAATAGCAGATTCGCTAGGAATGTCAAGCATTATTTTTAGTCGGTAGGATAAGGCAGGCGATGAGGCTGATTGACAAAATCGCGGGCAAAATCAAGGGCGCTTTCTGGCATATAGAATGACCGAGTATCTACCCACTCATCTTTCTCCCAATAGCGGACCAGATATGCGGTGCGCCAAGGAGCAGTGGTCGTTTTATTCTCCACTTCCTCTGACCACACGATTGCTGTGCGGTCTACTACGGACCACTCATCAATGAAATCACCCCAATCACCGAGGCTCTGAATATATTCCAATGTTTCTTTAATGGTATACATAACTTCTCACTTTCTATAATCACTTATAGACGATTCGCAGGCAAATGTCAAGAAAATAAATGGTCCAATGTGACAGGTACAGCCTTCTCTGGCTTTTTTGAAAATACCATAATGCTCTCATCGGTATTGATATCTACCTTCGCACTGGGTCTGGTTATATTCTTTAGCGTAATGGACTCCACATAATAGAAGCCGAGACTTTCTGCAATGGCTCTAGTATCAGCGCATAACTTATAATTCAGGAAGTCCTTGATGTTGATTAGCATCTTGCCATCATCAATCAGATATTTTTTGATGTTTTCCAGAGTGGGTCTTAGATATGTATCTAGCCATTCCTGATATGTAGTACCAGGCTTAAATGACTGGTCACCAATTTTATAATCTTCTAGACTGAAATACGGCGGACTGCTAAATGCTACACCGATGGTGTTCTCCCACTCTGGAACAAATGTTTGAGAACCATGACACCGAATGTCATACTTTGCAGAGGTGCCATTCACTGTATTGTAGTCAGTGGCCATTTGGTTGAGGCGTTCTACTAGCAGATTGTTGGGGTCAGTGCCGTAATATTCCACTCGGTTTCTTAGGGACGAAAGCATCCTAACGCCCCAACCACACGAGAAGTCATAGTATTTACCATTGATATTATACCTGAATAGGATATCGTCAACCGACTTAATTGGATAATTAGACGGCTTCATTGCAACACCACCGCCACTAAGCCGTAATGCGGCCTCAAAGTTCTCTATATCAGAGTTGGTCTTTGGATATACCTTGTCACTAGAAAGCACCCTACTCCAGAAGTATCGAATCAAATCCATAGATTCGAATACTTCTTCTATTGACCAACGTGGAGACTCCAGCTTCACCTTGGCCATAAGGTCTTTTACATAGTAACTAGTAATGGTGCTTATGATAGTGCTACCATCATATACTGCTTTTAGGTTTTTGTTAACCAGTTCAAAATCAGGCTTTTCGTAATATGCGGCCTTCAATTCTAAGCACTTATCTTCTGGCAAATCATACCAGTGGTCGGTATTAAGTGTCTTGCCTAAATGGGTAATTTGGTATTTTTTACTTTTTCCCATACTAATGTCAATCCTTTAGGCAGCCTTCTGGTACGGTTTGTTCCACTGTCCAGCATTCACGTTAACGTACCAACCGACACAAAAGTAGTCGATTTGGGCGTTGCTGGTGTCGTGATTGCCATCATTCATGGCAGTCTTGATTTCTTCGAGGAAAGCCAGTTCCTTACCTTGATAGCTATCAGCCAACCAATACAGATTGACCTGGCTGTAGCCACGGTCATTGTTGGCAAGGTCTAGAGGACCTGACTTGAGGTTGAGAACAAGGGTGCTGTAGTTGCGAACCGCAAGACTACCCTTCATATTATATTTCTTGAGGACTGCTTTTACCTTAGGGGCAAGACGAGCCTTCTCACTTTGGTTCATATAAGCCATAACGAATCATTCCTTTCTCACTGACTACTTATTAAATATAGCAGATTCGTGAGGAAAGTCAAGCATTATTTTTTGTAGGCAGCATCTTCCTTCTTGCCGATAGGATTACGGACTTCGGCAGATGCTATCTTACGGATGTGCTTGTGAACCTGAGTGAGGCCATGCTCGTCGGTGTGGTCATTGTCCACAATGTGCATATGTTCTGCGCCGAAATGCTTCTGGAAGTGGCCGATGTTGCCCTGCACTTGCTTGTGCATTCTCTCGACTTCATGGTGCGGCAGACTACGTTCGCGCTGGTCGTTGCGCTTCTTGGCTGTCTCTAGTGAGGTGTTTACGAATACCATGTGAGTATCGTAGCCTGCTTTACGTAGGCGTTCGGAGTGCTTTCTAATCTTCTCCGGGTCTTTACCTGTGCCATCAATCACTAGACCAAGGCGACCTTTAACGTAATGGTGTTCACGCTTATGGGTTAGTTCCTTAGCATGGTCACGAATCTCTTGACCCTTCTTGGAGTAGACATTTTCAGGAGTGGCTTTCAGGCCATGCTTCTTCATACCCTTCTCGAATAGGTCATCCGAGTTGACTTGCTTGAAGCCAAGACCATGTGTGGTCTTCTTAGATACATAAGACTTACCTGAGCCGGGACCACCTGCTAGGAAGATAGCCTTACGTCTAGCTGGGTCATGGATACCCTCATCTAGGACTTCTTCTACGAGGTTGATAAAATCGGCAAATGATAGCATAATAGACTCCTTATTGCGTCTATTTATATCTTACTTACCCTTTACCATATCGTAAATGTCAGCCCAGGTCTTGGCCCGGAAGCTGTCCAGAACACCCATGTTGTGTTCGTGATCGATTAGAATACCACGCAGACCAACCTTTAGACCGGCTTCAACGTTTTCTGGCTTGTCTTCAATCCAGAACAGTCCGCTGTCCTTATATGGTGCAAGGGCATCATCCTTGTCGGCACCACAGTCAAGGCAAATTACACTCTCAATGGCATCACCAAAGAACTGCTTAAGGTTTGCTTCACGTGCCTTGACAGCCCATGGGTCCTTGCTCAGGCTGGTGATGACACGGAACTGATATCCCTGCTCCTCATACATACGCCGAACATAGTAGACGGCATCACGGAAGGGCTTTAGGAAGCCGATGGCTGCGCTCTCGTTGAATTGCCGCACTAGTTCCTTGCTCTTCTTCTTGTCGATACCGTACCGTTCGTTGATATGGTAGACATCGGTGCGAATTTCTTTGTAGCCTTTGAGTGCCATCCACTCGGTAAACGTGGTACTCCAGTCTAATAGAACACCGTCACAATCTGTAAGAATCAATTTCATTTTTTTATTTTCTCTCAATTAGGTATCTTCTGCGTTGCACACCACTTGTGGTTCAACCCCACTTCGCGACCGTATGCTTCAATCTCCCAAGGAGCATCGAAATATGCATCTTCCTTACCCTTAGGCTTCCATATCTGGCCCATCCACTTGCTGTAGATTTTGAGACCACCACGAGCAGCCACCGCATGACCAGTCTGAAGTTCGTTCTTGGCATGTTGCTTGACATGGACCATTTCGTGACCGAGAACCTTGATCATCTCATCGATGTCTTGGTTCTTGAGACCAATGGTGAACCACCGTGGGTTCTTGGTGCCGTCCTCGTCAACGCACTCGCCCTCTAGGTCAAAGTTTTTCCAAACTTCGATATCAAGGGTGAGATTGCGGACCATGCGTGGGTCCATTAGTTGAGCGGCGAAGAATTCTGCTGCCTCGATCAACTTCTGCTTATCAGCGCGACGACCAATCAAACCTGTAACTGAAATATCCATAATAACCTCTTTCGCTTATAGACTCACTATAAGCGATTCGTGACCAAATGTCAAGCGTTTTCTTCAAGCCATTCTATCTGGTGATTAGCTACCGTAATGGAAACTATGTTGCCGCCATCGTCCTCAAGGGTCAGGTCCACCCCAGTGGAGTTTTCTCTTGTCTTGGCCTCGTGGACGAAATAAATCTTACCAGCATGTTCCCAGCTGTCGTTGTCTATTCTACAGTGCATAGTGATGCTCCAAATACGCTCTTAGTTGTTCCATACTGACTTTGGTATCTACCATAAAGTCTTCTTTATTTAGGTATACAAATGTAAACGCCTTTTCAAGATAAGTCTTACCATTTTCTATATCATATCTTTCTTGCTTGTTCCAAAGGACAATAAAATGCTTTCCATTATTAGGAACTACAAAACTATGATCGCCAAATTGTTCTTGCATCATCTGTTTAAGTTCGCCCGTGTATAACGGGTGGTCGTCATTTCTACCACCATAATAAAAACGGTCGCCTTCAACTAATAAAGCGTCTGCTACTGGTCTTGGTGCTGGCCAGAGGTCAGAGTGAACCATATCACCGTCGATCTTGTATAGGTCATCTACCAATTTACCTATATATCCTGGTTGGTATACGGAATCTGGTGTTATTCTATTTACCAGCAAAGGTACACCAGTATCGACAGAGCCGTAATGGGACATGAAATCTATTGGATATTCTTTGGTCATATCGTATATCTCTGGCCCAGCTGGAAACCCAGACATATTGATTGTAATTCTATGACTAGGACGCCGATCGGCCTCAGGAAAACCGAGTTTCAGTGCGTCTAGCACAAAACTATTAGAGCATATCAGAGTGTCTACTTTTCTATCGGTCAAACATTCTTCGACAAATTCTTTTGGGCGCCATATTTTCTTTTGGTGATGAGGAACCCAAGCAACGCTTCCAGAATAATGAACGTCACACACCATTAGAGTTGGAAGAAGATATGATAACATAGCAGAAGCATGGTGCATATTTACCGTCTGTTGCACCACGTTCCGCTTAGTATAACCAAAAGCAGATATATTTCTTTGCGAAATCTTATACACCTCATCGTGGGTAAAGAAGTATGGCTTAGATACGCCTGTGGTACCACTAGTTGAAGCGAATATCAGAGCATCACTAGGAGAAACGGGTATATCTACATCTGTGTCGTTTGTTATCTCATCGATTTCATCTTCGTAACAAACCTGCTTGCTATATCGCTCAAACATTTCAGTCTGTAGGTCATTTTCATCCAACATTCTCTGAGAGATAGTTATATCAACAGGACCAAATATTGCCATCTTTGTAACATGAAGTGTTTCTTTGGCAATTGGCTTGGCAATGATGAAAATTTTCAATCCTAATTCTGCGGCTGCAAATAGACAGGCAATATGATTTAAGTTTACATCAAAAATACCAAGGGCCATTACATCACCGCTGCGAAGTTCCTTGTATATCAGAAGTCTCTTCCAACGGTTGATGAGGCGAAATAGATCATCTCTATTCGCCCCATCGTAGTTTATGTCAGGATTGATTATATGCCTGTTAATCACGGGCATAGAGCGCGGCCCTAATATCCTTGTATGCTTGGTCTAGAATGGCCTTGATACGAGCCTTCTCTGATGGCATGGCACCCTTAGCCTCAACGTAAATGTTACAATTGAGAGTGCTTTCACCAGCTTCTGTTTCCATATCGCTGGTCATGTCGTTGTAAAAGAGTTGTGTATTAATCATTTTTATTCATTGCCTCCATAATTATATTTACGCGGTGCATCGCTTCTAGAATGCGAGTTATTGTAATTAGTAGCACACAACCTATCCACCATCCAAAAAACATGGCCTCTCCGATATGTGTTCCGCTAACGAAAAATTTAGTGGCTGCAATAAATGCGGCCAAGACAAAGCCCTTGAAACAATTATCAATAAACCAATTAGCTAAGGTTATGTTCACTCTTTAGTCTTTCAATTTCGGTTTTGATTTTTAGTTTGCGGCGCTTAATGGTATTTACCAGCCAGTCTTGAGGCTTCGGGCGCTGCATTAGAATTTCAAGACCTTCGTCTTGTTCTCGGTGTTTTTGTTCCAAGGCTCTGATATGGTTCAATACACTTTGTTTATCCATAATATACTCCATTACAAATGTTTACGGATCATCTCCAAGGTAGAAGCGGCGTCTTGCTGCTTTTCTACATCCCGTAAAAACTTACCTATTATATGCCGCCAGTCACCCTTATCCATGACAGTGGTTAGAATATTCTTAGACAAGACTTGAAGGAGTGAGCCGAGGGCTATAAGGTCTTCCTCGTCGTCACAATACATGACAATTTCTTTGATATAATCATCAACGTCTTCTAGTAGAGAAACGCGCTTTTCTTGACGCTCTCTTGAGGTAAGCCTGCGCTGAGGATCATATGGATGTTCAATCATATTCATATTTATTCAAAATATTCCTTGAACCAATTGGCCACATGAACGTGGGCTTCTTCGCTTGGATGGTCGTCCCATGGGCAGAGTAGATTCTTACCCATAGACTCAAATGTCTTGCTCTTGTCAAACAGGAAAATATTTTCATCGGTTTCCAGATAATCAATGTATTCATCCATAGTCTTACGAGAGGCAATGCGTCGAGTTTGCAGGCCGCGCTTCAATGCGGTGTCAATACATGCATCACGGAACCACATCTGCACACAGGTAATATCCATAGAGTCGCATAGATTTTTAATTGTGGCAACATGGTACAATGTCTTCAACATGTCGGAATGATACGAAGACAACTGTTCGTAGTATGTGGCCAGAGCCTTCTTTGTGGCTTTGGGTATATTATCAAAGTCAACCGATGAGCCGCGTAGTTGTAGGGCATCCACATCAAAAGGATATGGTTCATCCCTGTAGTCGGTGAATTCAAAACGAGATGGGTCCGACCACACGATAATAACACGCTCTGGTTTGTGTTGTAGAATATCTATGAAGGCACGGCGGGCAATCCGAGAGTTAGAAGAGCCTGGCGTTGCCATGTTCATTTCTTCCATATCCCAGGCATCAGCCAGTAGTTTAGAGAAACGCTTGGCTTCACACTTGGCATAGACTTCTTTCATGTTACCAGGTGCATAACGCTCAATACCGATACCATATGCAAAACTACAACCGTTTACGTATAACTTCATGTTCTTCTCCAGAAGGGGACATATGTTTCGCCCACCCATTTTGATTTTGGACACTTAGTATATAGTAGTTTCACTTTAGCTGGCATATGACACCCACATATACCACAGGTTTTACCGTTTAAGTGGACACATTCTAAACAAATATTCCAACGTCTCTCTTGTTCTTCTTCACTTGCTATCATAATCAATTGCGTTTACAAATGAAAATTTCTGTCCTTCGGTCCAGTCTTTTAGATACTCATTGTCTTCGTCAAACTGGCGAAGATACTCCACATCATCAATCTCACGAGCGGTGGTAATCACTTCATCAACATGGTGTTGAGAAAACTCCGCAAGTTCTCCCACATTCATGGTAACTTCATCCTTGGCATCGGCCGGGCTATTTGCTTCGATGACATACCGCATACGGAACATGGAGATTGTTTCTACAAGATACTTAGCCATTTAAAAATCCTTTCTTAAAGTCAACTTCTAGCATACTTCTATAGTCTCCGTCAAGACATTTTAAAACATAATCACAAAAAATCTTGTGATTGTCTTCTGATATATGATTAGGTCTAGCATCAAAAATTCTATTTCTAGAGTATTCACCCTCTGTTGCAAATTCTTGATGGCTAATCTGTCTCATATAGCCGTCTAAGTGAAAATCATATGACAGAGTAAAATCGGAATAACGGGCCTCATCAAAGGCATTAATCAACAGTTTTTTGTTGCTTAATCCGTTAAGGGCTTCTCGTATCAAATTTACTTGCGCCCGATGTAACTCAGGATTATAGAAATGAAACCAAGTTTCATAAAAACTTTTATGCTCATTATAATGTTGTTTCAATGATGGTGGAAACTTAACATTCTCAAATGAGAAGCCTTGCGTCGAAAACAGTTGTAATATGGCCGAAGATTCTGCATCAAAATCTGGATGTACCAAAGGAGAGCGTCCACTAGAAGTCACGACAAAAATAATAATATCGTCAGGAGAATATGACTTATTCAGGTATTCATAATATTTTACGGTAGCATAGTTTAATGAACTGCCTCGGCGGGCATAGTTGTTAATACCTAACCCTAACGTCTTAGCAGTCTCTTTCCACCAAATATATTTACCATCTGTATCCGTATATTCGGCACAAAAACTATCACCGAACAATACTAAGTTAGCCATCGATGCGCCCAAGACGATGCAGCAAGTTTGAGATAACCGCTACATCTGGATGAGGTTCTCGTTCGCTATATCCCTCTACTCTCATAATGTCGAGTAGATACGAATGCAATGCCCGCTTGATGACGGGAATATCGGTGGGGGCAAACGCGCCGCCCTTAGCTTCTTTTACCATTGTCAATCTTCCTTAAAAAGGTCAGTCTTAAATTTTACGGAACTTAACGGTGAATAATTATACTGCAAACACTCATACATGTAATCCGCTAGAATATAGTGGTTATCTTCGTGGAGATGGTTAGGTCTAGCATCCCAGCTACCAAGTTTACCTGTTCTGGTTTTTATCTTACCTCTGAAATGCTCACCGCTCTTTCCGCTTATATGCTCATTCTCACTAGCAACCATTAGATTGCCGCATGGATGACATTCGGGTCGATTATTATCATTTGTTGGGTCAGAATCCTCGAATGCAGATAATACCAATTTCTTATTAGGCAAAGAGTTTATTGCTTTTGTAATAAAGTAACACTGTGACTTATGAATAGCCGGATTAAAGAATTTTAGCCAGGTCTTGTAGTATTCTTCATGTTCTTTGAAGTGTTCGGTAACATATGGATTATCTAGTTTTTCCAATAGTTTATCATCACCCACGATGAATTTATATAGTGTCGACCAGGATGGATAATATGCATCGTGGACTATAGGTGCCCGGTAGCAAGATGTCAGGACAACAACTATGATATCCGTTTCTTGGTAATCATTCTCTAGATAGTCGAACAGCTTAATAGAGGTATATTCCAGATTGGTGGCAGCCAGTGAATAGTATTTCACTGGTACATCAAATTTGGAAGACAGGAGTTTGGGCCAAGTTATTTCTTGTACCCTCTCATCTGCAAAACTATCGCCAAAAACTACTAATCTAGACATTAATCCCATAGTCCTCTATAGTAGACACCAAACAGACGGGTGCCATTGTCAATACGCTTGTTATGTGCCTTCCATCCCTCAACATCGAGGATACCATTTTTGAAGTAAATATCATCGTTGCCATCTTCCACCATCTGTTCGAATGCCCAGATCATTTCATCCATGACCCAGTCCCAACGCTTGTGCCAGTTGCTGTCAGTTTCAAACTCATGTCCTGGATCTTCGGAGGCAGCAAAGCGAAGTTCTTCTGGAACATCTTCATCTGCCACGGCAGGTGAACCATGCTTGGTTGCCTTGAGTTGCTTTAACATAGGAAGAATAATCAGAGCAAGAGTGTCGTCCATACTCCATGTGTCATATGGGTCGATACGAATCTCGACCTTCCTCTTACTGAAAAAATATGCGGATATTTCGGTAATTGGTGTGTGTTTATCTAACCATTCCCCTAATGCGAAAACCGCATCATCGTCTTTGTCTTTCCAGAACAGAATCTTTTCTGCAATCTGGTATGGACCAAACCAACGTGGATATGGACCTATGTTAATCTTCACGAGAATCTTCCGAAAGTCCAGTCAAATATTCATCATTACCAAAATCCAACGGAAAAATATCAATTTCCTTTGCTGCTTGTGCGAGTTTAGTTACACCATAAACTGCTAGTGCCGCTACTCCGAACACTGCTAGATATGGAATGGCTTCGATTGCCTTTTCTTTTAGGTCATCCTTAGTCATCTGTAATTCCCATTTCTGCTAGTTGGTCTTTGGTAGAAAACCATTTGAGTAGAAGTTCAGCCGCATCGATATGCTTCTGAATCTCAATATCATCTGCTTCCTGGTCACCCCAAACAAATACCCATGCTTGATTACCTTTGTCGTTTTTTAGAGTTTCCCATGTGCTACGTAATTGTTCTACAACGACACGGTCAACGGTTTCCCAATCAAGTTCTACTGTAACCTTACTCATCATCATTTACCTTCTTATAACGATTATAATTACCATCTGCCTCGATGACCATAACTTCATCAAGATCCTTACTCTTCGCCATCACACGTTGTTCGCCTTCCGCGACAATATGTCCGCGCTCACGCAAAACCCGCATCACAGCATTGGCAATACCAAACTTATTGCGCCCAGTGTCGGCAGCATTTTGCGCTGCCTCTGCACATTCTTTGTAAACATCATCAGGAAGCGACCAAGACAAATCCATTGCATTAGTAAAGTCACCCACGCGACGGAGGTATTCTTGACCACCATCCACCCAGATTGCACCGCAAGTGCAATTTACAAAGTCATGTCGATGCCGGGAGAAAATTTTGTCTCCACAACTCAGACATACTGCGGTATTCTCAATAATCATTCTGCTATCACCTTTTCATGTACCGCAACAATGTGTTTACACTTGTTGTGGAAGTTATAACCCATGCAATTACAAACCCAACCACTAGGGGTCAACGTTGTATCATACTGCTTACCCTTAGAATTGACATAGGGCCATGTGAAGCCATTTAGAAAATGTCTCTCACCATAATTCATACCAGGCAATTGCACGGGTTTACGAAAAGCACTCACACCAGCAGGAAGAATCATTAATTCAACTTTCCATCATAAGTTCGCAGCCAAGGCTGACCAAAGACATACTTGGCTTCTAGGTCATCAGCAACACCGTGCCAATACGCTTGAAACCATTCACTCTTAGCTTTATACGCTATTTCACGGCATTTGTCAATAGATTTAAATATCTTTGCATAATTAGTCATTTTCTTTTGTTGCCTTATACAGCATGACATTCGCTTCTCTAAACATCAATTCGGTAATGTCCCAGTTAAACGTATCTTCTCGGTCAGATTTATAACAAATGACCTTCTTGATGCCGCGCTGGATGATGCTCTTGGCGCACTCGTTGCACGGCATCAAAGGTACATACATTGTGCAACCCTCAACCGACATGGGAGAGTTGTCTAGTGCATTGCGCTCGGCATGAGCCACAAACAGGTGCTTGGTGGGTCGGTCTTCGTAGCGTTTTGCCAGGTCCTTGACGCCACGCGGAAACCCATTGTAGCCTATTGAGATAATACGATTGCGGTCATCCACAATAACTGCACCAACTTTGGTGCGAGGATCATACGACCATTCGCCAATATGGTCGGCTAGGTCAAGAAACCTCTGACACCATTTAGACATTCAACTGAAACTCCAAATCACAGTTATCATGGCAATCAAAATCAGAATACCGAAACATCCTGATGCAGTCAACCCATCCCACATTGCTCGTTGTCGAGGATGATTAGTCATAATCAACACCTTCATCTTGCTTGCGACCCATATAGTGGTCGTCGCTTACGCAATGAAACTGTGCCTGGAGTTTGCTATTGATAATGGTGCGAGTGACATCACCCGCGAACTTTTCACATTGCTCCTTAGATGCAGTCTCGTAGACATCCTTGGCCACAAATTCGCCCTCTTGCGTGAACAAAAATACTATAAGCCAATAACTCATTTCACAACTCCATACAGAAGGATGGCGGTAATGAAACCATTAACTACCATCAGAGGTTTATCTTGCATCTTATATGCTGCGTAGCCCCAAGCGGCGGCACCGATGACCGATAGGATCAGGTCTACCTGGTGAAACTCAAATGCCCGACAAGTGGCAGCAAGGATGACACACGCGGTACCGAACCATTTAATAATCTCAAGCATATTTTTCTTCTTCCAACATAAGTGCAATACCAGCGATGAACATCATCATACCAAAAGCGGCTTGCAAGGCAAAACGAAGAAAACTAGCATCTTCAGGAACACACATCACAAACAGACCGGCAAACAACAAAACATATTTCATAACGAATCACTTTCTTTTCTCAGCTTATAATCTACTATAGCATATTCTGAGAAAATGTCAAGCGGTAATTTCATCAAAACCAAACGTAGCACAACGGAACAGTTTTCCGTCTACCTCGAGGATGTCGCCTACTGACATCGAGGAGCAGGGACCGAGTTTCTCAACCGTAGCACCTTCCCAAAGATTCATGGCAGCGAATGCTTCTTCCATATCATTGGTATCAACGTTAGCAACGTGGGCGTAATACTGGAAGTTCTCAGTCTTGAAGGGCGACATCGGCCACGAACGGTCAAAATACGCTTTGATGCGGTCACTGGTTTCGCCGTTATTTACAGCCGCGATTTCAGCATCGGTCAGTTGAATTTGGTACACCTTAATCATAACGAATCACTTTCTCTTTTCTGTCTACTATTACATCCTAGCAGATTCGCAGGGAAAGTCAAGTGCTAATTTACCAATGATGAATGACATTTGCCACAAGAAAAATGTTTGCGATAATGGCCTGACAAATCAGAAAGGTCCGAATCCATGCTATCTTGTCGGATTCGCTATTACACGGAGAGGCTTTTTCACCTAAGGCTTTTGACCATATTCGCCACATTATCCTATTAACGAGCCCCCGGCTTTCTTTCTGGCCTTATCAATGGCTTCCCTGGTCTTAACGTCTCTAATAGACTTTGAGCCATATTTTTCCGCGACCGGTGTGTTGGGGTTCTGTTCTGCAACTCGGCTCATAACTTCTTTGAAGTGGTCTGGCACCTTGCCGCCGCCATCTGAACCAGAAGCATGAGCAAAATTCATTTGAAAAATTTGATGTAATTGAGGATTATCAGCAACGAATTGCTTCATTTCCTCGTATGACATCTTGGTTTCCCATTGCTCTTCCGTTTCAGGATTATAAAACTCATATATTGGCATATTAACCTCGTTTAATGGTAGGCACGGCGGGACTCGAACCCGCAAGGTTTCCCGACGAATTTTAAGTCCGTTGCGTTTACCAATTTCGCCACGCGCCCAAATTCTGACCCCATGTGGTGTCAGTCATTTCGTAGTAGACATAGTTATCAACTAACGTCTTATTTAGACCCAGAGAAACAAGCCAGTCTGAGTAAGTTGATTTACTATCACCCATCATTTTTCTGACTTGCCGGTGTATACCATGTGTAGGACTGTTTATACTCAAACAAAATTGTATTTGTTCATTTACGTATTCATCTACATTACCATCTATGCTCAAATGATCCAATACACTACATACAGCATACTCTGGCGAATCCAGAAGGTCATCGTCTACAAAAAAGTAATAATAATGCCATTCTGCCATTGGAATGATGCCATCATCCTGCATAAAAAGATATTCAAACAACGGATGCTCTATCGCAGTCTTTACATAAGACGTTGTAGCAGCAAACGGAGCCTCAAGCACCCCGGGATGTCTTCTAGGTGCAACCATACCAGTTTTAGCGGCAATAAAATTTGTCCACTTTCTTGGTAGATACATTTCACTTCGTTCTTCTGGGTAAATGTATCTGCCATTACCATGTTTAAATGGCCACTCATCCAGATTAGTAGGACGGACAAAAATGTTTTTGCAGTCAAGCACAAGTACCGTATCATCCAGAGATTGTGCGGCTGTAGTCAACTTCAACATCTGTTGTCTGCGCCACCCAAAAGTAAACGGTTGATCAAAATGTAAATAATTCTCACGTTTAGAAAACGCTAGATTAAGTTTGTGTCGGGTATAATACGGAGCCAAAATGTTATGCCATTCTTCTGGTGTTAAGGATTCATCCTCAACTGTAATCCAATGGCGACATGGCTTCTCAATAAACTTATCAATTGAGTGGGCCTGAAGTAGAAGGTCTTGAATATCCCTCTCACAGGCAATAGTAACTATATCCATTAGCAGTCCATATATTGTTTAACTAATTCATCATTCAGCCCAAGTGATAGAAGCCATTCTGTATAGAACATACCAGTTTTACTCGGAAGGTTTTCTCTCACGGTTTTATGTAAGCCATGAGTTGGGCTGTTAATATTCAGGCATCTTTCAACATCGTTTCTGATACTCTGATCATACCGTCCCTCTATCATATCAAAGGGACTGATTGCATTACATATAATATCTTTTTCTTCTGGTAGTTCATCAGGATCAACATAGAACATATACGTATGAAACTCCGAGTTTGGAGTAACATCTTGATTTAGAAAGAGTGCTTCCAAATCAAAGTCTTCTGCCATTTGCTGAACTATTTTCTTCTCAAAGACAAATGGTGTTTCTAACAAACGACCAAACTTATCTGGTATTTGTTTACCAGAAATCTCACTGAAATATAATAGCCATCCTTGTATGATATCATGGTTAGTACCAGTGAAAATTGTATCTCTAGTCAGATATGCACCATTACCATGCTTTACTGGCCAAGAATATAGGTCAGTGGGTCTAACAAATAAATTTTTAGAATCTAGAACTAATGCATGGTCGCTTATAACATGATCACTGGTGGTAAGAAGTTTTAAGTATTGTTGCCTTCTCCAGCCATGCCCAAATCTACCCCAATCCGCAAAGACAGCATCCAAGGTGGGGTCTCTACGATAAGTATTTAATCTAAGGGTATGCTTTGTATAATACGGCGACAAGATATCTTGCCATTGATCAAGCGAAAGATGTGTATCTTCTACCGTGACGAAATGTGTTATAGGCTTCTCAATAAACTTATCAATTGAATGTGCTTGTAGAAGAAGGTCTTGAATGTCTCTTTTACAAGCAATAGTAACTAAATCCACAATTATCTCCTAATGGGGTGAATGACGGGACTCGAACCCGCGACATTCGGCATCACAAGCCGACACTCTAACCAACTGAGCTACATCCACCATACTCAGGAATACTTATAACTGGCGGAACATCAGGGAGTCGAACCCTGTATACCCTTTAGAGGTATTACGCATTAGCAGTGCGTTGCATTACCGTCCTGCCCATGTTCCTAAAATTGGTAGCCCGAACGGGTTTCGATCCCGCTTCTCCGCCTTGAAAGGGCGGTGTCCTAGCCACTAGACGACCGGGCCATTTGGAGCGGAAGAGCGGATTCGAACCGCCGACCATCTCGTTGGCAACGAGAAGCTCTACCACTGAGCTACTTCCGCATTATGGAGCGCCGAGCCGGATTCGAACCGGCGGTTTTACGGATTTGCAATCCGTTGCGATGGACCACTCCGCCATCGGCGCTTGGTACCAGCAGGTGGTAATGATCCACCCAAACTAACCTTATGAGAGTCAGTCGAACACCTGTTCTACTGGTGTGGTGCGAATAACAGGAATTGAACCTGTGACCTTTCCCTTATCAGGGGAATGCTCTACCATCTGAGCTATATTCGCATCTTATCAATTAAATAACTTTTCTAAGTCCTTGAGAGGAATTATGCAGTTACTATATTGATTTGTTAAATCTGGTCCTTTTTTAAATATCAATCTTATTTTTGGAAATGATAGAATATCACATATAATATAATTCATAGTGGAGGAATGTTCTATAGCTTTTTCTTCATTAAAAACTCTTCCGCCGCCAAAATTTATAGATTGCATAAATCTACATCCAGACTTTGTAAAACATTTCTGTTCATATTTCTGGCCGTCGGTCAAACTAACATGATCATGACCTCTGGCATTTACATATTGCAAATCTGGAAACCATTTCTCAATCATTATTTCCAGAAATTTTGAGGCTATTCTTCCATCTTTAAACATTCTATTCAATTCAGACTCTTGTAGTATATCAAATGATATATTTTCAAGTTCAAAATAATATGTTTTGTCAAATACTATCATTATAACCTCAATATTGGTGGACACTTTGGGGTTCGAACCCAAGACCTACAGGTTAAAAGCCCGTTGCTCTACCTACTGAGCTAAGTGTCCGTGAAATGGTAGACGATGTAGGATTCGAACCTACGACCTAAGGATTAAGAGTCCCGCGCTCTACCGACTGAGCTAATCGTCCATTAAATTTGGTAGACGAGGAGGGACTCGAACCCCCAACCTAACCGTTATGAGCGGTCGGCTCTACCATTGAGCTACTCGTCTATATGTAGACCCGAACACGATCGGAATCTACAGGAGCACCGACCACTCGACGCTCTATGTAGTAATAATCTATGAAATGATCGCCGTCACGGGTATACACACCGTGGGCAGCCCGCGCTTCATCTTCAGATGCATACACACCCAACAGCAACGAACCTTCGTAATCCCATTCACCTAACAATGCAAAAACTTCCATGACGAATCACTTTCTCTCTGACTATATTCTCATAATAGCTGATTCGCCGGTAAATGTCAAGTGCTAAATTTTTCTAGATATCCCAAAAGTTGATAAACATTGACCTTGGTTTCGGTAGTCCATTGTTCTTTACTGAGGTAATGAACGGTCATACCAGGCACTTCAACGCCCTCACTATCATTCCAGATGATTAGGTTGTTTCCGTAAACAGATAGGTCTTTCTTTAGCAGACGCTTACATGCCTTTTCAACGGGATCTACCTCAACACGGCCGTTATGATACCACTTACCATTCTTCTCGGTCAACTTATCTTCTAGAACTCTACGTCCTACCCAAGGACCTTCTACTAGAATTTCATCACCCGTAATGATCTTGTAGTAATCATCAGGCTCTACGCCTAGCCAATTTTCTTGCCATTTGGAATGCTTTGTCACATGATTCAACAAAAGGGGAATGCCCGTATCTACAGAACCGAAGTGCGATAGAAACTCTACGTTGAAGAACTCGCAATACTCCACATATTCAGCCGGGATAGTATAGCCACTGAGATTAATCAGCAGAGTTGCATCAAACTGGTCTGAGAAATATTTTACCAAATCACGGACGACAAATGCACTACCAAAGAAAACTCTATCTACCTTCTTTTCTTTGATGAACGTAAAGAAGTTCGGCATATCATCATAGATATTATAGTAATAGTGCTTATCTGCTACCATAAGAGCAGGTAGCAAGAAGGTCATCATACAACTAACGTGATGCATGTTTCGGGTATGACAAACTACGGATTGTGGTTCGAACTTGAAAACGCCTGTGTTTCTCTTTGAGAGGTCGAAGCAATCTTTCTGCGTGAAGTATACCGGTTTAGGTCTGCTGGTTGTTCCACTTGATGAACCACAAAGAAAGATTTCATCGGGCGAACTATAATCTTCCAACATTTTTTCTGTGACGCTATCAATTTCTGTCTCGAAAATGTTCATTTTACAGTAGCGATTTACCATTTCCATATATGGTTCGCTTTTTGCAAGATATTCATCTACGACATGGAAGTCAATAGGATTAAATACCGAGGCTTTTGTTCGGTCAATCGTTTCAACGGCCGCTGGCTTATCAAGTAATACCAGTCTCATTGCCAATTCACCCGCTGCAAAAATAAGGGCTAGATGATTTGGGCTTACCATGACAAGAGAAATGCCAAGGGAGTCTCCTCTCATGGCACCTCTTTTGACTAAGAGAAATTTCCATCGATCAATTAAGCTACACATTTCTTCGCGGGAAACTACATTTCCTTTTTCATCTTCATATGAAAAATTGTCAGTCAAAATGTTCTTGTTGATCATAGGTTATCTCAAACTGGAGGAAGCGGTGGGATTCGAACCCACGGTACCTTGCGGTACGACAGTTTTCAAGACTGTAGGTTTCAACCGCTCACCCACGCTTCCAATATTATACGCCCACGGCGCTACGATATGTATCTAGGATCATATCTTCTTCCTGTCTCACATGTGCTTCCAGCTTACGGAGACGCACAATCTTACGAACGGCCTTGGTATCAAACCCTTCACCCTTCAATTCAGAATAGACTTCCTTACGGTCAATCTTCTTCACATCAATCTCGGCTTCGATGTTTTCAATACGCTCAATGAACAGGCGAAGTTGGTCTACTGCAATAATATCACTCATTATATATGTCCTTAAAAAAGATGGATGCCCCTCCAGGGCTCGAACCTGGACTCTTCGGAATCAAAATCCAACGTGTTGCCAATTACACCAAGGGGCAATGGTACGGGATGACGGGCTCGAACCGCCGACATTCTGCGTGTAAAGCAGACGCTCTACCAACTGAGCTAATCCCGCGTAATTATGACCAGATCTTGTCTCCAGTCATTTGATATTATAGTCGTTTTATTGTATTTGTCAAGCATTTTTGAAAAATAATCAACGTTATAATATGTCCACAAGAAACGAACATTTTCTTGAGGAAACTCTTGTGTTATTTTAGACTTTGTTTTACCATCTACGTCACATTGATAGACGTAACAATAGTCCATATTTTCATGCTCTGGGAAAAATCTAAGAAGTCCTATTTCACCATAAACGGTTTCAGTATCTTTTCCGTATGCTGTCCAAGAAATTAACATTTTTCCGTTTTCGGCCAAGTGACTATAAAGCCACTCTATTAGGGTCAACATCTCTTCTTTTGAAGTATGTGTGAAGACACTATGCGCTATGATTAAATCATACTTTTCTTCTATTACTGGAAGTTGTTCTTTTCCTCCAGGATTATATTCTGGATTAAATCCGTCATAATGGATGAAGTTTGCACCAGGAAACATACGTCTTCCTGTTTCAATTGCATCCTCACAGATATCAATGCCAGTATAATTTTCTTGAGGAAAAGATCCGTTAGAAGTTTCTAGAAATATACCATAGTTGCAACCAAAATCTAATACCTTTCGTTCATCGACATCTGGTATCATATCTTTTATCACAGTATGAATGGGCAAATAATAGTGTATTAGCATTTAGTGCCTCACTACATGGTCGGCAGCATGTGTTGCCGCAAACGAATCGGGTTTGATTTTAGCATCAATCCCTGTTGTTCCCTTAACATACCCCAATGCTTCTTTAACAGCAATGTTAGATTTATGCTTGGGATCTGGATTGATATCAAGGTGGATTTCTAGATGCCGATTGCCAATTACATCAACAATTTCAGTTGCTGCTTCGATGGCAAATCCTGCTTCGGTAATCAGACGTTGACGTAAGTTACCAAAGTCACGCATTTCTACGTTTCTAGAAAATATTTTACCGCCATGCTTAGAATCCATGTGAAGAATAATGACGGTGGAATACTTGGCGTACCACTCACCGCTACGCTTTTTGAATCTAATAGAATCAGCACCTATATAAACAGATGACGTTTCACTGGAGTTTAGAATTGCTTCTCTTGCCTCATCATACATGCGTCACCTGTTTATAAATGGCGAAGGTGCCGGGATTCGAACCCGGAACGACGGTTTTGGAGACCGTAATGATACCATTTCACTACACCAACAAAAAAATGGTCTGGAATGTAGGATTCGAACCTACGACCCCCTGCTCCCAAAGCAGGTGCGCTACCAGGCTGCGCTAATCCCAGAAACTTTAGTTACTTTGAATCTGCTTGTGGAGTTGCTTCCGACGCAACAACTTCTACAGTTTCTGTTGCATTTGCTGTAGCAAGTGCAGCATCAGCCGCTGGGCCAGCAGCTTCCGATACAGATGGTGTTTCCGCGGTAGGAGCGCAAGCGGCAGTAAGAGCGGCAACTGCGAGAACCATAAAAGTCTTGATATTCATAATTAATTCCTTGGTTGTTATATGAAATTATCGCGCATCTAACATTCGTGATAATTCTGGAGCCCAAGATAGGATTCGAACCTACATCTTACTTCCAGTTACCTTTGGCTCCGTTCGTAGCGGAGAGGGATACTTGGGCAAACTTGGAGCGACCGATGGGATTCGAACCCACTCCGTCAGCTTGGAAGGCTGAGTCCTCACCCAGGAGAACAGTCGCATTTATCTAAATGCTGGCTCTAATAGCTATGACAGTTTGCACATCATAGAAATCATCTTGGTCTAGACCTTCTGATTCAAGAGTTACAACTTCTGCTTCATCGATGAATGTTATTCTGGAATCTGCAAGCTCTCTTGCAACACAAGCCTGTGCCGCTGCCTGCGTAGAATACAAAGTGCAGAGAGGATTTCCAGGCTTTACACCTAGAAAATCAGTATCATCAATTAGACTATCGAACTTTTCAGCCAGATCGTTACCTGCTAGAGAGTTGTAATGGTTAGCATTATTAACAAAAAATTTAGCGATATATGCCATTGCTTTTTTCCTGCTCTTTTATGTATTAATTGTCGGGAACATAGAAATCGCTGACCGCTAAGCCATCAGCATCTTCTAGAGGCATTACGGTGGTAGTCGGTTGACCACCGATTACAAGAGGATCTGCCCGATGACTTTCTGCAAAAGCATAGGCATTTTCTGCCGTGTCGAATAGAAAATATGTGGTCATGCCGCCTTTTAGGCCGATGAAGCCAGTTCTGCTTTTCCAATCATCATTTCGACTCTTTTTTGCCTCGGGTGAATGGTCAATGTGATTAACTTGAACCAAGGTACATTTTACAACATAAGACATAAATTTTCTCCAACAATGGGTATCTCTATCGCTATTTATAACATTGGCGACTCGGACGGGACTTGAACCCGCAACTTCCAGCGTGACAGGCTGGTGCTCTAACCAATTGAACTACCGAGCCTTATATTGGTGGGCCAGTGAGGTATCGATCCTCCCCCGAAGACGGACGAGATTTACAGTCTCGCTGCTAGAGCCACTAGCTTTACCGACCCAAAAATGGTGCTCCCGAACGGATTCGAACCGCTGACACGTGGTTCTTCAAACCACTGCTCTACCAACTGAGCTACAGGAGCGTAATAGTGGTACGCCTAGAGGGACTCGAACCCCCACGCTTTCGCACTGGTACCTAAAACCAGCGTGTCTACCAATTCCACCATAGGCGCAAAAAGAGCGACCACCTGCAGTGTGCCTTGATCGAATTACGTCCGGGCGCTTCGATCTTCCCAGATAAAGAATACTGTTGCAACAGTATCTCTACCCCTTCGCGGGTTCAGCAGAGGTGGTCTAACTTGGTGGAGAATAACGGGTTCGAACCGTTGACATCCAGCTTGCAAAGCTGGCGCTCTACCAACTGAGCTAATTCCCCAAAACTTATTATTTTTTATAAGAGTTAATATATTTTTGGTATTCTTTGTTTGGATGATTTACCAATCGTTTATGGTACAGATCAATTATAGTTTTTGCGGCCGTACCAGGCAACAGATTAGGAAAAAATCCATGTATGAAACTTGCTAATGCTGCCCAAAGTAATCTCAGTCCAGCCGAATTTGCAAAAACAAAATGGCTTAAATAAGTTTCTTTGCTTTTTTCTAAGTGTTCTCTAAACATCTAAAAAATTCCCTCATTAATTCTTTATCTAACTTGACTCCAAAATAGTAATCTTTGAAATCCAGAATTGCAAACTTATCTATACGAACTAGATTGGTTCCGTGATGAAAGAGAATTGCAGCATCTATTTCCATAACTAATTCGTTTATATCTTTATCATAAGACGAGTTGATTGCTAGATAGATTTGGTTTTCGATAATATCTATAACAACAGAAACGTTGTTATCATATTTAGCAGAAATATTTTCAAGGAATGGCAAGTCTACTGTAGTATCATTGATACGAATGACATCGGTGCGCCCGGTATGTTTATACTCATGCCAGTGGGCTTTTACCTTCACGAACTTATCATTCGTAGCTACCGTCTTATCATAAACGGGCATGTGAACTAAGAGACCGCCTTCTTCATCGAAAGAAACGCCATAGAAAGCATCTGGTTTAAAAAACTCGGTGTTATCAAAAGTATCGGCATTAACCGCGGTTAATCTGGACAACAGAAGTGGTCCAGCAGTTTCATTGCAACCAAAAACACTTTCTATGCTTTCAACATAACCTTCTTTCACATATTTCGTATAATCATATGGAATGTAAGACAGAAGATCCAAACGCATATTTGGATATTTTACGCCGTGATTTTCCAACGAAGTAAAAAACTTATCGGAAAGATCCCTATATGATAAAGTGGCATGATTGATATCTTGGTCCTTCAAAGTCAGGACTAAGTTATCAAGAATTTCCGCGCGGTGTGACATAAGATAGTGGTTCTTTACCGCATCGCTATGCAACGAAGGTAAGAAAAACACACTCAAACTACTACCGTGATTAAGGTTTCTGCTATGCAGAACGTTACCCGAAAATCTCGACGAATTTCTCTTACACAATTCATAGAAAAATCTATGTGTATGTGTAAGTAGCTTCGGAGTATTTGTGGTACCGCTGCTGGTGCATATCATTAAAGTATCGTCTGGGTGCGGCCGAATTACAGAGATTTCATCAAATCTTTTTTGATTGTCAACTGTAATAAGACGCAAATCCTCAATGCTAAATGATTTATTGCAATAGTCTATGAACCACGCGGATTTAGAATATGAATAACCGGCAGCATCATGAATATAGATGTTGATAGGCGACAGTAACTTAACTTTAGGATTTACCTTATCACTAGCCAGATATGCTGGCAGTTGATCCGCAATAGTAACTACCAAGGACAACTCGAAACTGGCAAAACAAAGGGCAAGATAGTCACTATCTACCACTAGTAGTCCGATAAGAATCCTATCGCCTTTTTTGGCGCCGCATGTTTCAGTTAAAACATACTTCCAATGGTCAATCTTCTTGACCAATTCATCTTTATTAATCGAATCTGGTGTGGGGTATTCTGTTGCAAGAGGACTAATGTCTACGCTTTGATAATTGTCCGAGATAAAATCTCTCGTTAAAGTCTGCATAACATCTCCATTGTTTAAAACATAAAGCGAAGTGGGTGGATTCGGATATACCACCAAGCAACTAGCCAAATACCTATGTATCTATTTCGTCGCCACGACTCGTTAGCTGGTTAAGCAGGAGACCAATCCCCGAGTCTACCTTATCCCCTCTGGCAGGAGAGTATTCAGTCACACTTCTTACAGCCTCCGTCGAGGCTGATATCTGGTTGCAGGAGTCGGACTTGAACCGACGACCTTCTGGTTATGAGCCAGACGAGCTACCACTGCTCCACCCTGCGTCAAACTGGCTCCCTAAGATGGATTCGAACCACCGACCAATTGATTAACAGTCAACTGCGCTACCGCTGCGCCATTAGGGAATAAAAATGGTGCCCCCACGACGACTCGAACGCCGGACCTGATGATTACAAATCAACTGCTCTACCAACTGAGCTATAAGGGCAAAAACTTATTAGAAGAATGCACTGGACCAGCGCATGCCATTTGCAACTAACATCATCGGAATCGAACCGAGCAATGCACTCATCTAATAAGTCATGTGGGAGAGCCGAAGCCCTCCCGACACAAACTTTATCTAACAATGTCAAAGAACCGAAACTCTATTTATACACTTTACTACACTTTTTAGTGTAAGTCAAGTTCTTTTTAAAATTTATTTTCAAAAATCTTCTGGTCGATATGGGTCGTAAAATCTTCCCCACATCCAACCAGATGGTAGTATGAAAGTCAGTGGGTCTACCAAATGCGTTTTACCACTAGGGTCGACACACCACTTTCGTCTTCTATGTCTCGCCTTCATCGCTATGAGATTGCGAGTTTCCCATGATTGGCGTCTACCATACATAGGATTGTTTTCGTTGCGCCTTGTTCCTCGCATCTTGCGACGAATTTTGGCCTTTGTTTCTTCTTTCAAGCCACCCCAGTTGGGGTTGTTGCTACCGCTTAACGCTAGAGCAATCTTTCGTTTATGCTCTGTTGTTAGATTTGGTATCTTCTTTCTAGCAACTTTATCCTTGAATGTCAACCCTTTTTTTAAACTGTCTGCTTTTTCTCTGATATATTCGATATTAGAGTTTTGTAGCAACAGTTCTCTGGGTTTTGGTACCTGTTCCGGGTCCTTGACTAACCAGATTTCGCTTTTGTGTTTAAAGAGGAAGTATCTCACTTATAACACCTTTATCCAGTAATGTCAAGTCATGTTCGCGGTCAATATATTTAAATTCAACATTTACCGGCATAAAATCACTTAGAGCCAGAAATACATCATCAACATTCAGCTTTGAGCAAGTATAGACATCCAGTTGCATCAAAGCAGGATTCACTTCATCCCATACATGCATGGCGATGTGGCTTGTTTCGATAATAGTTACCGCTGTCAAACCTTGATTGCCCACCATATCAGAATACACGGCATACGGACCCATAAGAATCTTCATATCAATCTTATCAACCAAAAGTTTCATCCAGTCTTGAATGGCTTCTGCGCACTTAGGCGGATTTTTAAGTTCGGCACGGATGATTAGGTGCTTATGTTCCAGTATTTGACCCATCAAAGTATTTCCCTAGATAGTGGAGAGAACTTCTATTTATTAGGTCTCCACCAGATACTTTTGATGAAGTCATTACCGAAATTTTCTACCGCATATTCATAATTTTGCTTACAGTGAGGAATATTATCGTATATGATTTGTTTCTCTTCGTCTGTAAACTCGTTTATATCTAATAATTTGTTTGCTATTTTGGAAAAATTAAAATCAGTATAAGGAATTTGCAAATACTCACATAATTCCATCATACTATTTTCTGTAAACAGCGTCTCATAAAATCCAATAAAAATATTTTCAAAGACTTGACGATAATTGTCTATCGTTTTTTCCCAGTTTAACAATCGGTATTCAAATGGAACAGGAATGTTCAATACATCATCTAACGTAACAGGAACATCGCTTGAAGTATTTTGTCGATATCTTCTAAATGTATCAGACATATTTTCGTTGGAGTCCAGAGACAACTTAGCGATTACATCTAATTTTGTTTCTGAAATTTTCTGACTTATTGGATCTCGAAGAATAATTACGGGGCGAACATTGAATCCATACAAGGTTGCCTTCAGTGCAAACTCTTTAAGTTGTTCTATTGTTGCAAAACCATTGGAAGGCGACATTTCACCCAGAAGTTTAACTTCGGGATTTTCTGCCAGTTTTTGATAATGATCAAAGAAATTGGATTTATCAAAATCAGGATTCAGAGTGAACCCATCCATAAAAAGAAAATATTCTTTTATGCTAGATAGGTCACAGTCCCCACGGCCGTTTAACTCCCCATACAACCACGTGCTTCCCGCTCTTGCGCAACCCGCGTATAAAAGCAAATTTATCACGAATTATTCCGAGAGCGGTTCTGACTTTTTTGATACCTTCTTCTTCTTAACCTCGGGCTTTTTCCAACCAGTCAGAAAACTATCTAGCACATCGGCAAGAGCAGGATAAATATCAAGAATTGTTTTATCTTTTGCCGCATCCAAAAGAACTTGTTCGTCAGGATGAACACCTTGACAAATCTGCATCCAGATTTCTTCGCGGCGCCACTGAGCGACATTTGCTGCGCTGCCGTTAGGAAGAAGCGTTAGGATCCGTCTAAATTCCATGGTGATAGTGGTGTCAGACATACCAGATGGTAGTCCTTCATTCTTAATGGGTGTCTTACCATCAGGTAGATTGTATGGCCCCTGTTCATATCCTACGCCCCAAGCTAGAAAACGCATAAAAATAGAGTTGCCAAGAGAGACTGCCCGAACTCGTTCGCGCAATTCGTCTACGTCCTTTACCTCTGTTACCCAATCCAGGGCTTCATTGATATACTTAAACTTCTTCGGCTGTAATCTTGTTGCCATTGCTAATTCTCTTTCTCAATTCAGTAGTGCTAAAGCTGTGCCTGCGACTATTGTAATAAACTTCCATATCTAGTTCGTCACCAGTAAACCGCTTACCGTAATAATCTTGGCCGATGATGCGAACATCCCAGTCATAACATTGTAGTATATTTAGCAAGTCTTCTTCCGTCGTATATGGAATGATATCGTCCACATACCTACAGGCTTGCACCTGAATATACCGTTCTACCAGAGATTGAACGGGCTTGTTCTTCTCTGGGCGGTCAATCGTTGGGTCAGTCTGTAACGCCACAACTAATCGGTCACACTGTTCTTTAGCTTCCTGTAGCATAAGAACGTGACCCGCGTGAAACAGGTCAAAGCAACTGGCTGTGATGCCTACTCGCTCATCGGAACTATTAAAATTCATCGATCAAATCAATCATCTGCTTCATACGATTTGCAATAAAGTAGTTTAGAAGACCACTGCGGTCGCCACCTTTCTGCTTCTCGTAACTATCTATAACATCATTTTTGATGTCTTCAGGAATACGCGACAGGTCGACCAGTTCGCGGTTGCGCTGAAAGTTGCGCCACATCTCATCGCTAGTGATGAAGTCTTCTGGCTTCTGGTGCTTCCACTGAGCAACCTTATCTTTCTTCATGGGACGCTGGCGTGAACCAGTGACAAAAGTATCATCGTCTGATAGGATGTTAGGAACACCGTCACCCTTATCGCCCATGATAATGTGTTCCATAAGAACAGCGGCAGGCGTCTCTGTTATCTTAACAAACTTCTTTTGAACCGGAGCATACTGCTTGACGTTGGACCATTTCTGTAACTGATTGAAGTCATGGTCACCAGAAAGAACGAGAAACGGCTCTGCACTGGGCAGAAGGCCATCGACATTCGAAGTCTGACTATATTCAGCCAAAACACCTATTACATCATCTGCTTCTGCGCCGTCAACATCGATGACAGGATACGGAAAGTGTTCTGACAATTCAGCACGAACCTGGTGCAATGCTTCGAAGATGGAATTCCAATCAAAGCCACTATCGGCGCGGTTCTTCTTACGATTAGCCTTGTAGTTAGGGAAGAACTGACGGCGCCAGTAGTGGCGATTATCACATGCAATAACAATCTCGCCAAACTCTGGTCCGAACTTACGCTTATAAGAACGGATTGAATTGATAATCATGTGGCGTATCAGAGGTAGATTGACCTCTACATCACGGCGACCACCAAGTTCTGCCATCATATTGCTAATTGCAACTTGATTAAAATCTACTACAATCATTCGCTTTCACCCTTGCTTTTAGTTAAGACTTCGCGAATGTCATCCAGAAGATTTATTTCTGGACAGTGGACGCCAGCTTGACGCATATACATGCCTTGAATCATAACAGCAATAACGGCACAATCGCCGTTAAAGTTGTCATTCAACTTACCCAACTTCTTGTCTACGGCCCTCAAAATGCCATTCAGACAAGCATGGGCAAAAGCCTCAGCGTCCTGATATGCAGAATATTCGGTAGCACCTTCAAGAAAGTAATTGTAGGATTCCAAATCTTCTTTCGTGGGCGGCGCCGAACGAGGTCGAAGATATGTAATGTTATCATTATCTGACATTAAAAGACTTTCAAAATTAAAGTTGTTGCCGTGAGTCGAGGGCGCACATTCGCATTCTTACTTTTAACAGAAGAATACCATTTTGTCAAGTCTTTTTTAGCGGTCGCAGAAAATGCAGGAATCTGTTCTTCTGGCTTTCGAAGCAATTTGCAACTGGACATGGCCTCATCATAACCCACGAGAGATGCACCCTTTACAGTGATGCCACCACCGACTGGACTATAATACTTGGAAATCTTGCGGGTCTTTGTATCGAACGCCCAGACTTCACTACAGTTAAGAAGGTTGATGGGGTCAACGCTCTTGCCGAACTTAGGGTCTTCTACCAAGAACTTGACTGCCCGTACCAGTTTAGTTTTATCTTTGGGCTTCTTACTGCGAACCTTGGCAACTTGCTTACTAACATAAGCCTTCTTGAGGTCATTGACATAACCTTCGATAAGCTGGACAATCTTCTTGATGAGTGTGATACCAGGGAACGGGAAAGAATCCATGAACTCAATCTGTTCTTCGGTCAAAGTCTTTCTATCTGTCCGACGAAGTTCCAGAACTTCTGAATATTCTGCCAGAAGAGGCTGGAGCTTATCAGCACAAGCCGCATACTGCTTATCATTCATCTTATATGGCATTAGAATTTGAGCCATGTTCTTATTGTCTTCGCCAGTGATAAGATTTTCGATTTCATCATTTACAAGAGACAAGATGTAGGTAGAAGCCAGTTTAACGGGCTTGACTACCTTGATCACAGGAGAGGCAACAGGCTCATCATCGTCATCTGACTTGATGCGCTTGTTTGCCACTTCCTGAATCTTTTCCCAGATGCGGTTCTGGTGAACCTCGCTTACTGGGAAACCACGCATGGCAATTCGAGCCGTGTTGGCATAGGTTCTAGGTAGAAACTTATCTGGTACCTGACTGACAGCCTTTAGCTTCTCTTTATCGGCTTTGAACCAATCAGTAAGAAAAGCGCGGCAGTCTTTGGCATCTACAATATAGTTATACCAGTTAAGAGCATTGCTAAATTCGCTTTGATAGTTTACAGGTTCGTAACTATCGGCCCAGATAGGCTCGACACCGACGAACTTCGACTCAGCAACAGGTACCTTAAGTTTATACATAATCACTCCTTGTCAATATATCTCATTATACGATATATCAAGGTATTTGTCAACCCTCAAATTTTACTGAAATTACAGTATCATAGCGAAAAGAACGCCATGCATTCTTATCGAGGTCCCATACGGCCAGCGAATCAGTAGGACCCTTTTTCTGAATTGATTCTTCGAGATCGGTTTGCTTTGGTAATACCGATTCTTGTAGGGTGCAACGCATTACCCGCTCATCACCATTCTGCTTCGTAAAAGTAACTGTGCCTACCTTAGCACGAAGATTGTTTGTAAGGTCTTCGCGCATTGCTTCAACGTCGGTCATCATTTCACATTCTCCTAATATTTTTTTCATCGACTATAATTTGACCTCTTGCATTTTTGCGAGGAGGGTCTGGCATAGAAACATCATGAGTAGAACCATGCTTCTCAAACTGAAAGAAGTCTGGAACTTCTGGTATGAGGGCTTTTGGTTTCTGCTTACGTGTTTTCTTAGCTTTTGGCGTCTCGGTTGGAGCTTTCGGTTCATCCACTTCAACTGAGACAATATTCACTATATCTGATTCTTCTCGTTTTGTCAACCCTAAAAATGTCATATTTGCTGCAATTATCAAAAGAATTGCCAGCGGGTCAAAAACAAAGATAAGAATGATAATCATCATACGGACGGCCTTGTCGATGGTGGCATTATCACCACTACCATAGAATAGTTCCGCTACATATTTGATTGGTCCTACTTCCGCTTCGAGTATGAGGTTCTCTGTTTTGAGCGGTATGAGATTAGTCTCAATAGTCTCAATGTTTGTAGTTGCACCCTCAATTTCTTTATTGAGCGCCGCACGTTCCCTCTTTTGTCGATTTCTAATGAAGTTAGCATCGAGGATATTTTCGCCAGTAGTGAGTCTGTCCAGAGTATCCAAAGATGTTTGCGCATTCTTTAGTCTCCTTTCAGCCGAAGTCTTCTGACTTTCTAGTTGTGCAATCTGTAATTGTGCTGAACCGCCAACTGTGGTGTGTTCAATATGCGCTTTACTTAGATAGCCGAACACACCCATGCTGGTGATGAACGACAAGACTACCACTGCTATCGTAAAGTATGTCTTCAATAGTCTGTTAGCAATCTTCCAGTTACGATACACCCAACTTGCTGTCACAAGTTTAGCTAGTTCTAGGACAATACCCATAGCAGCGATTGCAATAGGTGAAGCAGGAAAGATGGCCATCAAGCCTAATATAGAAAAATAACCAGCTACACTAGTAATCGCTAGTGCTACCAGCATCAAGAGGGCTGCGAAAAACATCCAGGTCTCCAGTCAGGTAACTTTAATTCTTTCAAGTGCGATAGTCGTAATCTAACATTCCACATGTCATTGATACACCGATCATCAAATCGATACTCCCATTGTAGAATATGCTCGACTGCTTTTGCGTGAGATTTGCCGGCATATTCTGCAACAACTTCTTTACGCATTTCGCCTTCATAGTTAGTAACATATGTAGAACTACCAAAATATTTTTCAAATAGTTTATCAGTCTTACATGAATAACCAATATAGTATTTGCCGTCGTCAAAGTAGGTGCAATAAACTCTATGCACTTTCTTTGGCAACGGCTTCTTCTTTTTAATAACCATTAGTTCACTCCGAGTGTGAACTATTTATTCGTCCTCGTCCCAGTCATCAAACTCGAGGTCTTCTTCGGCTATCTTGGTTCCACAAAACGGACAGTATTTAGTTTTGTAGTATTCTTCATCCAATTCATGCTCCACCAAAAACACGGCATCACATGAAAAGCATTCCTGTTCTTCCATTATGCAGCTCCCCAAACACTTTCCCATGTACCAGATAGAGCGCCCTTGGCATAATCGGTAGCACGATTTTCAAAGAAGTTGGTATGAGTAGGCGCATTGATCATTTCTTCAACCCATGGTAGAGGATTCTTCTTTACTTTAAAGATACCTTTAAGACCAAGACTAATCAATCTACGGTCGCAAATGTAACGAATATACTTTTTAACATCATCTTCCGTCAAATCTTCCATAGCTCCCATGGAGAATGAAAGTTCAATAAACTTGTCTTCCAGGTCTACCATTTTCTCGGCAATAGTATATATGCTAGACTTTAGTTCGTCGTTCCATATATCTCTATTCTCTTCAACATATGCACGGAACAACTTAATCATCGACTCGGCATGCATTGTTTCATCAACGATTGACCAAGTAACGATCTGTCCCATTCCCTTCATTTTCCCGTGACGAGGGAAGTTGAGGAGCATGATGAAGGACGAGAACAACTGCATACCTTCAGTGAACGCCGAAAATGCAGCAATGTTAGTGGCGACAGATTCCTTTGTGCCATTTGAATTCGACAAATCTGTAAAGTAGTCGTGTTTTGCCCGCATTGAGTCGTATTCAAGGAATTCTTGATACGTTGTTTCAGGCATACCCAACGTCTCAATAAGGTGTGAGTAAGCGGCGACATGAAGAGCCTCCCTTGCTGCAAATCCCATCAACATCATACGGATTTCAGGTTGAGGGAAATATGGTAGATAGTTCTTTACATAACCACCCGCGACATCGATATCACCTTGTGTAAAGAAACGAAAAATGTTAGTGAGAAAATGCTTTTCGCCGTCAGTAAGACGTTTCTTCCAATCGTTTACATCTTCAATCATAGGAACTTCTGTATGAAGCCAGTGGGATTGTTCATGCTTCAACCAGGCATCATATGCCCACGGGTAATTAAATGGCTTAAAATAAGAACGTTCATCCATAAGAGTAATCGAAGGTTTGGTCATTTGTTGGCTTTCGTAAATAACATGTAAGTCTGGTCGTAGGTGGAATCGAAAAGTTTTTCTACTTGCCAAGTAGTCTCGTCGGCAATAGCATATACTATATCTTCACTATATCTATATGGCTCGGCAATTTCAACCTTTTTATATTCTAAATCCGGTGTTTCTGAAAATAAAAAAGTAATTATAAGTTTAGCATCATCATTGAATAGGTTGTGAGAACGAGACAAAAATAATTTTAGTTTATCGTAATGTAAATGAGTAAATACAGAATGGGCAAATCCAAAATCAAACTTTACATTAAAATCTTCAAATGAAAAATCGTCAGTAATTATAAAATTTTCGGATGTTATCTTATTCTGTAAATTATATTTCGGAACTTCGTAATTAAGACCAGCTTCAACTAATCCTAGATTAACATCTATACCATAATAATTATTAGGGTCAAGATATTCGATTAATTTGCAACCAACTCTCATACTACCACAACCAACATCTAGTATTTTCATGTTGGATTGTAGTCCATGAGACTTTAATATATCAAGATGATGAGTTCCTATTTCATCCCAATGTTCTATTGGTCCACCTACTAATTTTCTATGGTCATTATCTTGTTTTCTGTAATCACTGAGTATTTCAAATGGAGAATAATAACCATTGTCTAAATCAATAGGAGTCTCTGCTAATATCTCACATTTATTCAAAATCAATTTTCGGCGGCCCACTTAACAAGATCGTCATAACCACCAACATGTTCACCATTGATCCAAATCTGTGGAACAGTGGTCACATTAGGAAGTTGTGCAGTAATGTCTTCCCAAAGGCAGTCTTTTCCGACTACCATTTCGGTATATTGAATGTCCATACCCTGCATAAACTCTTTTGCTTTTACGCAATAAGGGCAATCTGGTTTTGAAACTATTTGTGCAAACAATTGTGTCATTTACTTATCCTTCGCAAGCTATGCAAGCATCGCCATCGATCATTGCTTTAAAGTCAATTTCCTTAATTGCATCTCGTTCGATGCGCTTGGAAATCTTATCTGCCTTACCGAGTTTTTCTGAACGGCAATAATATAAAGTCTTTAACCCCTGCTTCCATGCTAGGAAGTGGACAGCATGAAGATATTTGATATTTGCATCGGGACGGAAGAATAGATTGAGAGACTGTGCCTGATCAATAAACTTCTGTCTGTCTGCCGCATGTTCAATGACCCACCGTTGGTCAATTTCCATGGAGGTCTTATAGACTTCCTTGGTTGTTGTATCCATCCAAGTAAGGTGTTGAACCGAACCATCATTGGCGATAATAGAAGACCAAACTTCGTCATACCAACCATCTTTCTGGTTTACTGATTCAAACTTAATGATTCCGTCAAGGTATTTATTCTTATTCAGAAATGAACCCGATAATGTATCTTGACGATATGCGTTGGCTCTCCACGGTTCAATCGATGGACTTGTATTACCCATGATGATAGATGAAGATGCATTAGGCGCAATAGCTTGCATGTGGCTGAAACGACGACCCGTACCAGCAGCATCAGGTGCTTCACCGCGTTCTGTGCCTAGTTCTAGGTTAGCAACATCTAAGCGTGTCTTAATGTGCTTGAAGATACGCATATTGGTACCCTTAGCAACTGCCGACTCCCATGCAACACCCTTACGCTGGAGATAAGCATGAAAGCCTAGAGCGCCAATACCGATAGAACGTTCGCGCTTGGCCGAGTAAATTGCTCTGGAAACTTGCTTTGGTGCATTATCAATGAAATACTGAAGAACATTGTCAAGCATCTCTGCCATATCTTTCAAGAACAGAGGGTCCTTGGACCACGCATCATAATATTCTAGATTGACTGAGGACAAGCAACAAACAGCCGTGCGTTTTCTATCGGTAGGAAGAATAATTTCAGAGCAAAGATTGGACTGGTGTATCTTTAGACCCAAGGCCTTTTGAAAATCTGGCAACGCACGGTTCGAGGCATCGATAAAGTGAATGTAAGGCTCACCTGTCATCATTCGAAGTTCGAGTATCTTCTGCCAAAGTTCCTTAGCAGAAACAGTATCACGAATTTCACCCGACTTTGGATCAGTCAGATTCCAGCTATCATCTGTATCGTCATCTGCCATACAACGTTCGATGATTTGCATGAAGTCGTCGGTGATATTGATTCCGTGGTGCAAATTGAGCGCCCGCATATTGGGGTCGCCAGTTGGCTTGCGCATTTCTAGAAATAGCCCAACATCAGGGTGAGAAATATCCAGATAAGCAGCATAAGAACCACGGCGAGTGCGACCTTGACGGTAAGCCATAGAAGAAGCATCATAAGTGCGAAGATGAGGCATAACACCAGTAGACTTATCATCTGCGGCGCGAATACCAAAACCAATACCAACGCCGCCACCAAGCATAGACAACCAGTTAGTTTCTGAAAGATTTTCAACTAGACCCTCCGCAGTATCATCAATGAAGTTTAGGAAACAACTGATTGGCATACCACGCTTCGACCGACCAAACGAGAGGATCGGAGTTGCATATGACAACCAGTGCTTTGACGCATATTCGTATAGACGCTGCGCATGTGCAGGATTAGAACCGAACGTCTTTGAAACAAAAGCGAACCGATGTTGCGGAGACGTTTCGTCGTCCTTCATGTATGATTCTTGAAGTCGCTGAATACCTAGTTTGTCAAACAGGGAGTCCCGTGATAGGTCAATCTCAATATCCAGATAATTCTCTCTTGCCATTTATAGTCCCTGTTCCTTCAAAACTTTTTCGATGTCTGGTTTAAAGTAAGTATCTGGTTTCAGAATCTTACCATCTGCCCGTTTCTTAATCTTTCCACTCTCGGAAACCTTGCTCATATTTGATGCTCGAACTTCTTCCCATACCGCATCAAAATTAATACCCAGAGTTGCGAAAAGTCCTTTTACGACCCAGACTAAATCTGCGCCACCATCTGCAACGTCACCGATGTGCCGACGAAGAAATCCGTCACACAGTTCGCGGAATTCTTCATCAATTAGATCAATATATAGCTTGGCTTGAGCCTCATTATTTTCATTTAGATGTGGAGTTGCACCGATATACTGGTCGGCCGCTGCCATAAACTGTTCAACATCATTCTGATAATTATTATTCTTCTTACTCAATGTATAACTCCCATCTTCATTTTCTATCCAAATTATTGTATCACCGGGCTTCCACCCAGTTTCTTCCTCAAGGCCATCCCAGGCAATATAATGTTCATCTGAAACTGCATCATACTGCACTGTAACTGTATCCACCATTTTAATACTCCAAAGCTGATTTACAAATATCTTCTAAAGATTTAGTTTCAGTGAAAAACTTGCTTACTTCTGGTAGAACAGAAACTACAACTTCTCCAGGTCTTCTATCACAATACACTTTTTTGATGGGTTTGTCAATGACATTTTCCATGGCAGACACAACTTCTAGCACAGAACTTCCTGTTGTGCTTCCCAGACATTCTACATTATTTGTTGCACCATTTTCTACTATTCTATAAAGAGAATCCACAATATCTGTAATATGCGTATAATTTCGAATAGTAGTTCCGTCTCTAGTATCATAATCAGTACCAAAGATACCAACTTCTGGATACAAACCATTAGCAACTGCGGCCAATTTACGAATTAAGTGATAGTGACTGTCATCGAACTTGTCGAATCCGTCGTTACCACTGACATTATAAAATCTAGCAATACTATAAGACGGAAGTAATGTAACTAAGTCTTCGCCTGCTCGTTTACTTCCGGCGTATGGACTACTTCCAGGATTAAATGCGGAGCCTGTGCTACAGTAAACAAAATTATCTGTTCTAGTTGAATCTAGAACGTTTTGAGTGCCTAAAAGATTTGTCTTATAATAAGGAATAGGCATTGTAACCGATTTTGATACCATCGTCAATGCCGCTAGATGAACAACAGCATCATAATCCCCAGCAAAAGTGGCAATTCTGATATCCCAAGGAATTACCTTACCCTCAATATACTTGGAAATTTCATTCTGTTGCAAATTGAAATCTGTTGCGTAAACTTGATGTCCACCCTCTGCCAACTTTTTGACAAGATGACTACCAATATAGCCAGTTGCACCGGTAACTAGGACTTTCATCTATCTTCCCGACTTTTTTGAGTTAAAAATTTGGCGAGAAAAAAATGTCACTTGCCGTTTTTCAAAGGTTCCTGGCTTTTTGGTCAAGGTAGTTTTCTTTCGAACTCTGCCCATGCCGCCATGTCATCTAGTGCCTTGATTACATCGGGAAAGTGTTGACCAATAATCTCCCAGCACTGTTCTGCTACGATGCGGTGTTCTTTCTGTGTGGCTTTGTCCATACGAAGTTGGCAGTAGTGAACCCACGAACGTAGCGAACCTGCCATGATAATGATGGACTCTGTATTACCTTCAGGTAGAACGGCGCGGGCCTGTTCTTTGGCAATACCATTCTCAATTGCCCACTCATAAGCATCTAAAGCGGCATCAGTGGCGTTTACCTGTCTCATTGCCCATTGTTCGGCCAATTCATTGTTTCCGGATCCCAATTCCACCGAGTTTTGTCGGTTATTGGCGTCCTGTAGTCTTGCCTCTCTAGTGACAAATTCAAGGCTTTTAGTCGGGTCTGCATATCTCTGCGAAAATTCTTGGAACGAAAAGGATCGATGGCGAAGAATTTGCCGAGCGATGTCACGAGTTGTTTTAATTTCCATTGATACATGTACCATCTCCAATGGTGACCAGTGTTGGTTCTTGATAAGATATTGAACCAACTTAGGTGCTGTTGCTGTATTGTTTTGATTCGAGGGATTCGATACTCTTGCTGCCCATGCAACAAGTTCATTGGCAGTATTACATTCTGTGTAGGCACTTGGCTTTGTAATACCAATTAAATTTACTTCACTCAACTTCAAATTCCTTCACTGCTTGGAACTGTGCCTTACTTACGAAACCAACACCCAATAGATGGTCTACACGGTCAGTTGCGTCGGCATAATCTGCATATCTACCATCATCGAACCACCACCAGCGGTCGAGACCAAGGAACCAGCGAGGTTCGCGTCGGTATTCGACCAGCCACATATCGTCGGTTCGATGGATACGCAACTTTGTAATCTTAATACGGTGTATCTCTACACCATATTCATTAGCGACCAATTCGCTCATATCTTTCTCCACATGGCATATCTTGCCTTTGCTGCTAACCCTTGAAACGTATTATCATTTATAATAGCATGAATTTCATCGGGTGTCAATCCATTTTCAATCATCTCATTGATATCTTTACCGGGAACACTGTCTGGCCAGATTACCATCTTATAACTCATATCTATATACTTATTCATCAACTTACCGACTTCTCGGTTTTTAGGTTGATTGTCAAAAATAATTGTTATTTTTTCTTTTTGTATCGGGAGTTGGTCGATTTTTCCGAATGACGTTCCAGCACAAGCGATAGAATTATCCAGAAAAAGGGAGTCAAGGGGCCCTTCGACAACGAGTATTTCTTTTGTAGGATCGACCTTATCCAGACCGAAAATGGATGGCGCATCTTCATCTACCTTAACATTAATATAACGTAACGACTCGCCTCGGATTCCGCGAAGGCTAACAACCAAGAGTTTACCAGAGCCATCAAAAAAAGGAATCGCAAGCCTCGGCTCGGTTGTGATGATGGACTCTTTGTATTTGGCATTAAGTTGTATGATGTCTTTAACATTAGGTATGAAATACAGCCGACTAAAAGCATCGCGAGGGATTTTGCGGTCAGTAACATATTGAATTACCTCGTGGTCATCTGGTAGTGTATCAAGTCGATCCATAATTTGGTCGATTGGTTTAGGGTCTGGTTTCTTAGTGAATACAGGCGGTGAAAAATCTAGAACGTCTTGAATATTCTTGTGAGACTTAGCAGGTCCAACTTTGGCAGTATCTGCATAGCGTTGTATGACATACTGCCTATATTGATTGTCATCAAACTGCTTTAGAAAGTTGCCGAAGCCCATAGATACGCCACAGTTGTGACACTTATAGTTTAGGTCATTCTTTCCTAAGAAGAAATAGCCGCGAGATTTTCTTTTGTTACGCGAGGAGTCACCGCAGATGGGACACCTGCAGTTCCAAAGATCGTTAGATTTTTTCTTGAAGTTCTCCAGACGATACGAAATGGCATGGAGAAACTGAATATCAATATATGCACTCATAGATTCACTATACACCTTTAGACGGTGTAAGTCAACCCTTTTAGAAGAACTTCATCACCATCGGTAATATTTTTGTGATGATGGCACCGAGAACAATGCCACCACCTATCATAATATACTTGGTTCTTTCCAATTTGTCAATACGATTTTTATGTTTTTCTTCTTCTTTATCAACTGAACCCTTGAGGTCTTTGATAGCAGCAAGCATCTTGTCTTCGGTAGACTGAATTTTTGCTTCAAGTTCACGAGTGGTTGTTGTGATACGCGAATGTAACTCGGCGTTACTTGCCTTGGTTTCTTGTCTATGCACCTCTAAACTCTGGTAGATATCTTCGTTGACATTTTCTTGTGCTTCGAGTTTAGTATCATGAACAGCAAGCATCTTATTGATGCAGTTGGAAACATCACCAATCTTTTCGATTGCGAGGTCAAGGCGACCGAACACCACCTGAATTTGCTTCAGGTCATGTTCGATTACCGCGACTTTGGTTTCCAAAGATTCCAATTACTTTGCCTTTGGTTTACGTGCTTTTTTGACAACTGCTTTAACTTGTTCAACCTTTGCTTCTGCCTTATCAACTGCGGCAGTAACCTCAGCGAGGTCAATCTTACCGTCCTTGTTAGCGTCTACAAAACCAAAAAGTTTTTTCAGTGCATCTTTGATTTGATTAAGCATATTCTTATCCCCAGTTTGCGTATTGTTTAGTTTTCTTAATACGGTCATCAAGACCATGCGTACCACCGTTTACTCGGCGAGTAATCTGGCCGATGACTGCATCTGTTACACCCTTATCTGCAATAGCGAATAGACCATTCTTATTGAAGAACCAAAGAGCGGATTCGAAAGCAAGTTCTGTTGCTACGATGTCTGGGTTTGTCAGGACATCAGGGCGCTTGATTGATTGTGAGAATGCAGTGTAGTTATCCTTACCAGTTAACTGGATTGGACCACGGCCACGGAACTTATATCCGTCACCCGATGACTCTGGTCCATTACCCATACGATTAGCATACACTTTGTTTGCAATCTTTTCTGGCTTACGAGCATATCCGGCAGTCGATGCGATGGTCGGAAAATACTTCTTGAAGATGCCGTTGAGGCCCTTGTCAGAGTAGTTTAGATTTTCTGAGAACACCTTGAAGCCACCGGACTCATGAGCGCATTGTCCAAAGAAGTGCGCAGCCTGTGCAGTAGAAAGTTTGTAGTAATCCTTAGCACCCTTGAATGTTCCTGGGCCCCACTTACCATCGGCTGGAATACCACACTTCGCTTGAAGTGCCGCCATTGGTCCAAGACCAGCAGTTGATGTTGCTTGAACGGCGGCCTTAGCAACTTGCGCTACTGCTTGAACAACAGGCGCACCCGCTTCTCTAGTAGTCGATGGGTCAAAGTCAGCAACAGGTGTATACTTTGTACCACCAGCCTTAGACTTAGTGGCAATCAAACGTTGTTTACGATTGCCGCCTTCTTTCTTAATTGATGCGTGAACCCAACCAGAATTCTTATCGCCCGCTGCATAGAACTCAAGGATAACCTGATCGAACTCAAGGTTATCGGCAACCCAGTCAGCAACCTTCTTGTTGTCTACACCCTTAACTTCGAAGTCAATTGCTTGACCGTTAACGTGTTGAGAAGTCTTCGAACCACCTACTGCCTTGTTGACAAGTGGTGCGCGATAAGACGAGTTGATTGTAACTGGCCCAAACTTGGCTCTTACTGGCTCAAGAATCTTCTCGCAACAGTAGCGCATATTTTCGATATGCTCTGCGGTTGGAGTGTTAGGGATGCCTAGTCGCTTGGCGGTAGGCGATACTGTCATTTCTTCCAGTGCAAAATGTTCTGTTAGCTTTGTCATTAGAATGGTCCGTGGTCTTCGTCTGAATCTTTATACTTATCAATTGCTGCCATCAGTTTAATTTCTGTGTCAGCTTCAATTGATTCCGCTTGGGCATTGGTAACATGCGCTTCTGCTAGTGCCTTATGGTCAGTCTTACCTAGCTCTTGAACTTTGACATTAGGGTCAAGTTCTGAAACTTTCATACCCATCATCGTCGCAAACGCACCGACGAAAGCACCAACGATGGTAGAGAATGCTGGACCAATAATCTTAAAGATTTCGTTGTTATCGATTGTCTCATTAGGAACAAAAAGGCCAATCATCATGGTCACAACAACAGACATCATAATGATGCCAAGAATAGCCGCGGCCATCTTCATGATGGTAAGTTGAATCTTACCCTTCTCAATTTCTAGTTCTTGGAGGGTATCAATTTGTTTACCCACCGAGAAAAAATTTGACAAACTCATTGTGCATTCCTTCTTATAATTTTTTTCTTCTTTTTATAATTTGCTTGTGCCTTCTTAGAGACACCAGGTTCTGCTTGGTTGGCTTTAGTTGGATTTGGAATACCAATCCCAGCTATTCCACCACCACCGACACCCATCTCTTCAACAAACTGTCTGAATGATAGTGTTCTGTTCTCTAGGTCTTCTGCTAAAGCAATAGCGTCTGGTTCTTGGTGTGCCATGTAGAATAGTTCCTCTAAAACATCGTCATCATATTCTACCCCTTCTTTTACCAATGCAACCGCAGCGGCAAAAGAAAGAAAGTTCTTACTTTCTACTGGCACCATATGAATAATTCTTTTCAATCTAAAAACTAAACGATGGAGATAAGTATATGCTTCTCTCTCAACATCTGTATTTAGTTTTGAAATTGGTGTGATTTCTTTACCCTTCTTGTCGATAATGCCCAAGCGGTATGCGTCCGTTCTTTCAAACGGAGTAGTGAGCATCCATAGGACGCGCAGTGCAATAGCATTATCGATCAACTTAGCCATCAATATTCCTTAAAGTTCTCGCTATGTTTAAATCTAAAGGTATTTCTGGTATATCATCTACAGTCATTCTATTTAGATAAACTAGAAATGTTTTCAGGTATGACCAATACTTATTTTCTAATTTATATAAAAGCATCAAAGTGGTTTCATTACCAAATACGTTATACAAAACTATTAAGTGATTGAGTATCAATCTTTCACTTAATATATCTGTTGTTACATATCTACGAAATAATCGTTTGATATACTTAAATCGTTTTAAATCTTCTTCAAGGTCAGACATACCAAGGCAACCTCGATTGTCATAACTCTTAATAGCAAAGATCAAAAAATTATCATCATTTAATTCAAACATATTATGTTACTGTCGCCGTTCCTCCAATGAAATACCACAATGTTCCTTGGAACATAAGTGTCGCGGTATCTCCTGCCCCATTAAAAACAATACTAGAATGACCAATATTGGACGTAATACTTAGTGTATGATTTGCGGAATTTGATTGCATGATGATAGTTTTAATTTGGCCATCAACACCATCAACGATGGTTAATGTACCACTAGCATCAGGTGACGTAATCCTTGTTACCAAAGATGTAATTGAAATGGCACCCGCAGCCGATAAAGTCTGCGGAGTGCCACCCAATACTAATTTGTCTTCTAAAACTACCGGGACAGGAATGCCGCCGAACAGATTAGCAACAGTAATCTTATGATCATATGGACTTGTATTTGGTTTCACTAGATAAATCACATCAGCCGAATTCGCTTCGGTTGCTGGATTCATCGCTGTTACTTTGCTATCTGCCATTAGTTATTAATCCTCTGGGAATTCGATATCGTCAGCGGCATCACCGGTGATGCCGTTCTTCGAAAGGGCGCACAGAACTTCATACTGGATACGACCAGCATGAGCACCAGTTAGAACCTTACGCTTTACCCAACCAGTGTGAGCAACAGCACCACTAAGTCCTTCTTCATCACCTTGGTTTACACCAAGTGCTGCATTAGCAGTAGCAGTTGTTGCAGTCATCAGATCGAAATACTGATCATTATTACCAGTACCAGAAATCAGAACGAGTGTAAATGGCGTATATGTTAGACCAGTTGGCGTACCTACTGTTGTAGTAAGTGCAGAACCATCTTCACCCGTCAGAGTAAATCCAGTTACGGATGGCGATGTACCTGTAACAGCAGAAACAGTATAGATGCTGCCCGTCGCATATCCAGAAATAGTACCAGTTCCACCTAGTGTACCAGTAATACGAATACGATCACCAGCTGCTAGAGTAGTTGCGGTGCAAGTAAACTGACCGCCAGTTCCAGAGATAGCAACACCAGCAAGTGCGGTACGACCAGCAGCAGCAGAGGCAGAAGCAGCCAAACGGAACAGACCAGTTGTAAACCCTAGAGCAGAAACAAAGTATGAAGTTCCGTTTACTAAACCAGTAACAGCAGTACCACCATTATGATAATACTTAATTTCTTCACCAGAAACTAAACCGTGAGTAGCATAAGTAAACTTCTCTTCAGCAATAGTAACAGCAGATGTAGGCACAGTTCTGCGTGGAACTGAAAGATTTACAGTAGGAGCAGTTTCATATGAAGAACCATTGTCTGTTACAGTGATTGCAGTAACTACGCCACCAGAGATGGTCGCTGTTGCCTCAGCATCAGCACCACCACCACCTGAGAAACCAACAGCAGGGGTTTCAAGGTAACGTGTACCACCTTGGATTAGAGCAACCGCTGAAATGTAACCACCCGATTGGTCGCCATGAATTTCGCTGCTTCTTACACCAAAAACTTGTGTCGATTCAAAGTCAGTTGATCCAACAGAGGCAACGAAAGTTGGTTTTTCGTGGGCTCTATATGTTTGACCAGAGAATGTAGTCAGAGTTGTTCCTGGATTTGCATTGATAACAGTCGCCACTGTTTCACTAGCAACGGCGATTACAATCATTTCCTGAGTACCAACACGAACGATATCATTAACAAGAAGAAGATCCGTCACGAACAAGGTGTCTGTACCTGTTAGAGTTCCGCGACCGTAATCTAGACTTAGTGTGAAAGTGTGTGAAGCACCTGAACCATCTGTCGAGGCGATTACTGTTGGATTATTATGTAGTGCCTGTGCTTCAGTAGCAGCAACCATGAAAGTATCTGTAGTAACATTAGTTACGTAGTATGTGCTGCCAGATGTCAGACCTACAACAGAAGTTCCTCCACCGTTTGCATATGCAACAGGATCGCCTAGTTGAAATGGATGGCCTGACGAATTATAAACGCCGGCAGCATGACCTGTGGCGCCATTGAATGTGATAGCAGGTGCAGTAAGAGTTACTGTACCCGACACTGATTTACTATCTGCTTTACCCCATGCGGACATTAGTTGTCTCCCTTTTTATATTCTTGATCTACAAAGTTAAAAAATTGTTTGCGTTTTTCTTCATCAAGTTCCGAGGGAGACTTGATACCATACTGTGTAAGTGCTGCGTCAAATGTGGTCTTATAAGATTCATTCATCTGTGTGAAGGCAGCGATATCAGCCAGTGCTTCGCCGCGGCGAGATTCCTTTGCAAGAATTTTACGGCCAGCACGGATACGACTATTTAAACGGTTTCCATACTTTCTCATACTATCCAGGTCATTAACATTTGCAACGACTTCACCCGGTTTAGTCTTTGCCTTATCCATATAAGATTGAAGTTTACCCTTTGAAAGTTCATCGATTGTTTCGACTTCTTCTTTCACACCAGCATTCATTTTTTTAGCATGAGCATGTGCAGCCTTGTGCTGGTCAGGAGATGTTTGCTTTGATTGGGTGTCTCCATAAGGAAACGACTTGACCACCTTTGATGTCATCAATGCCTGACCCATCGCATCTTTTTTCCCAGTAGGAATTTTTTTGTTCACATGATGTGCGTTATTGGCTGTGTGAACGAAATATGTTGCTTCTTCCAGATCGACTTCCTCAGTGCGAGAGTTTTTCAAATCGGCGGCGCTAGGTGCACCTTCTGAACCAGGCTTGCGCATACGTTCACCAGATCCTGATTTAATGCGCTTACGCTTTGCATGAATGTTATCCCAGAGGCCGCGCTTCTCTTCGACTGGCTCGGCTTCTTCATTCTTCTGGGTATTCATTGCCTTCTTAGCAAGATGTTTGGCAACGTTCTTTACCTTATTGCCGTATTCGTCTTTGCGCTCTCCGGCTTTTTTATATGGACCTTCAAACGGCATTTTTTCTTCATTCATTTCGCTTTGGAGATAGTTCGCTGCGGTTGAGATATAGTCTTCTGCTAGGGTAATCTTTGATTGAACCCACTCAGGAAGATTTGTATCTTCGCTCATCGAATCATGCATACGTTGCGAGTTAGCAATGATTGACTTTAGTTGGGACATAGCCATGTCACCTTCATAGTCATACTCTTGCTTCTCTTTAGCTTCGGTTGCATACGATTTAGCACCAACTCTGGCCTTATTAAAGATAGAATCATCACCCAGAACGATGAACATCATGGAATTTAAGAAGTTTGCCATGATGTCGCGCTCGGCGCCTTGAAGTGGATAACCACCTTGTATCTTAGTAATAGCTTTGCGCAATAGAGGAATAGTATTCGATGGCATTAGTCCAGCACGGACTAGTTGCTGCAAACGCATATCCAAATCTACTGACTCTGCCATTACAGTGTCTTTAATTGTTTGTTCGAGTGACATTAGTATCTCCTTATCCTCTATATTTATCACTTAGAGGATGCACGGATCATCCAACCGTGTTTTGCATGAACATCTAATCTCTCTTCGAGTAAGTTCAATAAGCCTCTATTATTTTCCGCGTCTGCCAATTTATGAGCCGAATTAAGTGCTTCAATCACAGAGGCATTTGCGTCATTAAGGTCAGATAACATACCAGATACATCTACACCATAGATATTAGATTCTTTGATAGTAGTAATAGAAGCAAGTTCTGTCATATTATATGGCGCATATTCATCCAAAGCTCTAATTTGTTCCGCCACGGTGTCTATAGCCGCAAACAGTTCTTCGTAGATGTCAGAAAAGAAATCGTGCAGCTGGGAGAAGTCTTTACCTTCTACATTCCAGTGAAAGCCATGCGCCTTAAAATACATTGCATATGTATTTGCCAGAACAATTTTAAGGGAAGTATTCAACTCATCCATATTATTTCTTCTTCGTTCTTGCGTTGGTCACGCGGCTCTGGTCACGCTTTCTTTCGCTTTGTTGTAGGCGGATTGAAAGTCTTGATACCATTGGTGCCATGCGCTTTACTTGTGCTTCGATACGTGCCTTTTCAGAGGCTGATACAGAAGATGGGTCGCGGTTACGAAGAATGCGCTTGTAAACCATTCTACGAGCGGCGCGAATTGAACGAGATTTAATTCTATCAGGTGTAGCAATACGCTTTAGCGCCATATTCTTTGCAAGATTGCGGCGAGTCTTGTTGCGCATTGCAGCAAATCTTTTCTTTAGACGACCCTGAGGAGTGATGGCTTCATCTAGTTCGCCTTCATTCTCATCTTCGTCTTCTACATCTTCGGCATCATAGTATTTACTTAGGTCTTGCCATGAAGAAGATTCAATTTCATTAGTGACATCAGCCTCAATTGCAGCCAAGTCACCCTCGGTCCATTGATTTACCGTATCGTCGGCGCTCATATCATCTAAACCAGGTAGAGGTGATAGTTGATACGGCGAAGGATAATTTGCAGGTGAGATATTGTCAGTGCAAGGTCCCATTGTCTGACCCATGGTCTCTTCTGAGATTGCTCTCATAAAATCAGCATGTGATTTGTGGGCGCGCTTGACTAGACTTTCTTTTTCGATTGAAGACTTCAACGAGTGATAGCGGTCATTGAACTTCTCTACATGGTTAGGAGCTACGTGGTGTTCTGCACCATCATAGAACTTAACCTTGGAACCAATAGAAGTGGCTTTACGAAGTTGCATAACAAGATGCTTAGGTTCTTCTGCTCTCTGGACTGCCTTTTTCTTTGCAATATCTTTCTTAGCCTTTGCGATTTTTTTCGGATCGGCAAGTGTCTTTCGTAGTTTGGCAGCAAATTCAGAACGCTTCTTGGCACCTAGGGCCGAGATTTCGTCGAGTTGTTGTTCTTGGATAGCATCACCAGAAAATGGATTCATTGCTGGAATCTTATCAGCCGCTAGACCTTCTTGTCCTGGTGTCATAGCTGCCCACTTCTTGCGAAGTTCTGGGCTACCCCATTCGTCTTCTTTACCTAGTTCTTCTTTGACAGTGCTGTTGTTTAGACGTTTTGCCATAGCACCACGAATTCGCGAGAGAGACCCGACACTGCTCTGTGGTGTTCTTGGTTTTTCAGCAGCAGGATGCATCGTAGGTTTAGCAATCGGCGGACGTTTTGGTGGCGTTTTCGGCGTATAACCATTACTAACGCTGTGTGCATTTTGGTCAATACCATACTCGTTTATCTGCTCGATTTCTTCGTTACAATTCCAGCGGCGTAGTGACATAGCCTTACGGGTTGGACGACCCTTCTCATCCTTCATAGGACCTTTCATGCCACCCATGCGGGCGCAGAATGACTTGCGACGACCAGCAGCTTCACCTTTTGGATCCAGCTTACTAGGAGGTGTAGTAACAGCCGTCTTGATACCCATGGCCTTGGCACCCTTACGAGTTAGACCAGCGCCATCTTCTGTGGCACGGTAGTGACCCTTAGAGTCTTCGCCGCGCTCTTCTGGAAGAATTGAAGACTTAGTTACCTTTGATTTGAATACAGTGTGGTCAACACCGACTCTCTTTGCTGCAACCTTATGTGCATGAGCGGTGTTCTGAGCCTTAACATGGACCGAACCAGCAGCAACAGCTTTACCAGCATGTTGTTTAGGAAAGTCTACCTTCCACATGCCATATGCTTCTTCGACTTTGTTTGAGACTTCGATGGTCTGTGCATTCAATGGCTTCTTGGCTTCATCGCCGTTTGCCGCCTTGTATGCTTTGTCCATATCTTCGTCGCTATCACTTTCTTGTGGCTTTAGACCAGCATTTGAATGGTAGCCATACTCACCTTCTTTAGGAAAGCCTTCTCTTGGATAATTATCAGCGGCTTCTTTGACATGACGACCCATGCCACTGGAATAGGTATTGAGTTCGTATGGGTGTGTGCCGCCCTTGTTGAATACTTGAACATGTACCATGTGCTTCTTGCCACTAGTATGAGTGGCTGGCATACTTACAGAGGTGGTATTACCTTCGCTTGGCTTCTTTGAGCCAACACCAACGTGCTGGAATCTATCATCGTCACTTACACTAAGACCAGCCTTTTGGTGGTGTGATAGTGCGTGATTGATTGCATCGGTATATGATTTGTGATACAGTGTGTAATCAGAACCACGAGCCTCTTTCAGTCGCGCCTTTGCTTTCTCAATAATATTAGCCATTAAAAGTATCTCCAGAAGCTAAACGTTTGCTATATTTATAACAATTACTTCTTCGATTTCTCGGAGTTGATACGGTCAACCTCAGTTTTGTTATCTGCAATCCACTTCTGTAGAGCAATCAATTGCTGGGCGTTTTGCTGGCATCTGGAGTAGTTTGTGATGATTCCGACGAGGGCCGTAGTGTCTGTAATTCCTGAGGAGGACGCATCAGAAGCTCGGGTGGGGTCGGCATCACTGGCAGTGGCACTAGAGTCGTGCGTGAACACCCAGCCGTTAGACATAACAGACTGGCTAGGAACAATGTTTTTGGCGGTATCAATGTAAACATATTCTTTCTCTCTAATTGTGTTTGTTCTATCAACATATTCAGTAACTACATTATTACTTATTTCAGCATTCTTTTTCTCAAGTTCGGCAACTTGTGTGCTTGCCTTAGCAGCAAATCTTTGTAGTTCTGCTTCGGCGTAGGCAGAGCCCTTCATATATCCATATAGGAATACACCAAGTATTAAAGCAGCGCCTGCTAGTAACTTATATGGGAGAGGGATCATACCAAACATATTTAATTCCTTATTCTTCTTCTGACTTCTTTGTTGGTTTCTTAGGCGCAAACTTTTCTACACCAGTAATACCAAGAGTGCCGATAACAATATACATTACACCGTTGAAGATAAACTCTTCAATGGTGAAGTCCCAGAATAGATTAGCAATGTAGCCAATGGCAATAAGTAGTGTAGCAACAACTGCTACCATACGTTTAGAAGATGGATTACCATTTTCTGACATCATATCTTTGATATATGTTAGAAATTTGCCCATGTTAGAGTCCTAGAAACGTTTTGAAGGACAAGGCTTCATGGAGGCCCATGCCACGGCGAACATCTTTATAGAGTTCGCTCTTATGCTTTGTGGACATTGCACTAGGTGCCATCTTATGAAATTCTTTTTCGTTACCAGCGGCTGCATGTTGGCGCATCTTGGTACCAGAAGCGCCTGCTACACCTGTGTCAGCATCCGAACGTTCTTTACCAACGGTATGAATGGTAATCTTCTTAAAGTTGTAGTGGCCGTGACGACCTTCTTTGCCATTATACTTATGCGCGAGAGCATGGAATTCATGTGCGCGGTCTGAACCAACGTGTAAGTGTAAGTGTGTAACACCTTCACTATGAAGTCTTGACATTTGGTGTAGGAGAGTGGGATGTTCTTTATCTAGAAGACGAACATTGGCACCTGGAAATGCTCTCTTAGCATGTTTCAACTTCTGTTCAGGCGTCAAAGGATTCTTTTTAGAATCGTGTGTGCCAGTAAGAACGATGGTATGTCCGTGGGTACCAGCCGTGTTACGAACTTGGTTTACAACAGCTTCATGACCCACGGTGATTGGGTTCATTCTACCTTGTGTGATATGATGATGAACGTCAGCCATTATTTGCCCTTGCTTGCTCTTAGAATTGCACTGCGCTCTCGGTTAGCTTTCGAGAAGCCTTCGCGGTCAACAACCTTCAGACCATGGGCGACATAACCTTCGCCGCCAGCGGCTGCACCATTAATATGCGTCGAGAACCCACCACCGGCGGCACGATCTAATCCTCTAGCAAGATGATTGGTCGCTTGTTGTAAATGGTGGTGAATTTGAAACGATCTTTGAAAGTGCTTTTTGCTGGCATCTACCTGCGATAGATGAGTATTCATAGTGGCAGTCTTGCGCTCTTTAGCAGCCGGAGTCTTGACGGCATCTATCAGTTTCTGGTGCGAAGTTTCTAAATGCTTCCTGTATCCTTCGACTGAAGGTTTTTCACCGCTTGTAACAGTTCTATTGATATAAGTTCTTAGATGTATTTCATGACCAGGCAGATGCTGATACGAGTGACTTTTCATCAACTTTTCTGCCGCACTCAGATGCTCTTCTGCTTGGGACTTAACTGTAGAATGAAGTTTGCGCTCTTTGTCTGATACAAGATGTTGTACCATGTGAACATCAGGATGTGATTGAAAGTGCGACATGTCCGTGATAGGATGTGCGGTTCTTTCTGGACCCTTTAGCTCCGTATGTATAGTAACACTAACCTTGGATTTCTTTAGCTTCTTCGCTTCTTCGCTACCAGCATCCGCACGATATTCAATCGTATTTGGAGTATGCGAGATGTGTGAGGTGTATTCTGATCTTCCAGAAGGTTCGCTCATATATCCGCCCTGGTATTCACCGGGCTTTTTTGGAATTACTTTACCCAGGTGGGCATGAAGTGCTTTCAGAGGACCAACAAGATATGGTTTATGGCCATGTTGCTTTTCAATATCTGCGGCAGAATAGTTGTAGTGAGAACCAGCACCCTTATACTTGACACCAATCTTACCATCAGGTGTTCGAATTACATGGAAAGACATTCTATCATCTATCTTACGAGTAGATGGTGTTTTCCCACGTGCAACACCACGCAAAGTTTCCAATGCGTGGTGTGCAGCGTCTTGACTATCAAATGATCTATCAGAGGGATGCTCTATATGAGCAATACCACCAGTGTGGGTCGCCTCAGTGATAAATTGTGTAAAGGATAACATAAGGGTCTCATCTCTATTGATTACCCTATATTTATAATACTTTCGAATCACACTCTCTCTTTTCCATCTACTATTATATAGTAGCAGATTCTGAGGAAATGTCAAGCGGTATTTTTATGCCAGTATAGCACTCAATTCTTCGGTAACATCCACTGCGGTAAGATCGATAGGAGGAAAATCGATTGCACCATTTAGATTGGCTTGGAATGTTTCAGAATTTGTAGGGGCTTCTGCAAAATAAATTTCAAATCCAGCTACAGTTTCACGAACAAATGAATCGCCACCTTCAAACATGTGGGAAACTTTATCAAGTTCTTCATTAATCATTTCAAAGGTGGGTTCACCAGTAAAATACTTGACGATATATTCTTTTGCACCAACTGTCTTCCATAATGGAAGGTCAGCACTACCAACATTTGTCCATACAAATGAGGATACTACAAGTTTAAGATTCAATTCGTCCATATTATTTCCTAAAAACTGGTGCGCCGTGCAGGACTCGAACCTGCTGCCTCAAGATTAGAAGTCTCGCGCTCTATCCAGATGAGCTAACGGCGCATAACTATTGTATACTACATTTATAACAGTTTGTCAAGTTAAAACTCAAACTTTGAAAAATCTCTTCGCTTACCAATGGTAGTATTTTCAAACACTGGAACATCGTCTTGCCCAGAGTCCATAATACCAGCCTGAGCATCATCTTCCAAGTCATACAGTTTCATCTTACCACGGTCGATACCAATCATGAAGCGTTTGTTCATACCTGGGTCGTTGTAACGATTCTTCAACTGCTTTATCATCAACTGGCCCATCTTGTCAAGTTCTTCTGTTGCGATAAGGGCAAACATCAAGTCAGCCGTAGCTGGTAGACCAAATGATTCTGAAGTATCTGTCAGTTCGACATCTGAATTGGCATAACCACTGCGGGTTGTCTGTGTAGCAGAAACGATTGGCAAATCAAACTCTACTGCCAGACCACGAAGTTCTTCTGCGATACCCTTAATGACTGTGTAAGAATTGGCACCAGACGATGCTTTGTAGCGACTAGATGCACAAATATTCAGATAGTCAATGAAGATAACATCTGGCTTGAAGTTCCGCTTCAACTGGAGTTCGTTCAACAGAGCCTTGAAATGGCCTACATGGGCGCTGGCGGTTGGATATTCTTTGACAATCAAACGACCTTCTGTCTTCGAACGAATCTTTGCAATGCGCTGGTCAAACATAGACTTAGATAGGTCTTTGAGTTCTTGAATGTTAACGTTCATCAAGTTGGCGTCAATACGTTCTGCGATACGTTCTTCTGCCATTTCAAGGGTGATATACAAAACGTTCTTGTTCTGACCCAATGCACCAGCAGCCATGTGGCACATGAACAGAGACTTACCAACACCAGTACCAGCAAGAGCAATGTTCAATGTCTTATTTGGTAGACCACCATTGGTAATCTTGTTGAACATCTCGAGGTCAAACGGCAACTTAGTTTCTGCCCGGTGATAGAAATCAAAACGGTCTTCGGCGTTATCAATGTAGTCATGTCCTACGTTGTTATCAAACCCAACTGCCAATGCATCTTGGAGAATGGAAGGAATACCATCTTGCGAATGTACCTTGTCTTCGCCATCAATGATTTGAATCGATTGCATAATGGCATTATACACCGCTCGGTCTTTGCAGAACTTTTCGGTCTGGTCTAGAAGCCACTTCTCATTGGCATCCACATCATCATCAAGTGCGGTTAGAGTTTCTGTAACGTGCTGATACTCTTTTTCATTTACCTTGCGGTCATTTTGTAGAGCAATGTTTATGGCATCGATGGTAGGAAGAGAATTATATTTGGTAACAAATTCGTTGATGTAACGATAGATTAACTTCTCGGCGTTGTCTGTAAAATATTCATCTTTAATGAATGGGATTACCTTACGCAGGTAATCCTCATCCGAAATCAACTTACTTAGGATAATAGTTTCAATTTTCTTCTGCAACATTCACATCCTCTAGTTCAAAATATTCTTCATAATCATTAGCAATCTTCATACAACAATCTTCACATACCCACTTCTCAAAAGTTAGGCCATGTTCTGAACCATGAAGACAGATTGCAGCATCTTTCTTAGGATTGATGCCGCAACCACATTCGTCACAGATTTTCGTATTCTTCTGAAACATCTTCGTCAAGAATTTCCACATTTTCACCCTCCATCATTTGTCCGCCTGCCATGCGGTATCGCTTTTCAATCCAATCACTGAATGTTGGGTCGGTCAGAACTGGCATCCAGAATTCTTTGTTGTATGTATCATTCAGGCGATGCTTCTTTTCTTCTGTTGCCAACTGGTACCAACCATTCGATGGCTTGATAACGTGGCCGCTTTCTAGTGCCATATCAAGTAGACCAGACCACTTACTGATACCACCTTGAAAGGTTACTTCGATTGGAATCTTTGACTTCTCACGAACATAACGAGACTTCTCGACGTTAATGATAAAGTTGTAACCAACTACTTCGGTGCCTTGCTTCTCTTGCTGGCGACCAATGATAAAGATATTATCGGCTGAGTAGTAGATGCCCGTACCACCAGAGACGATTGCCTTGGGGAACATACCAATTTCCATATAAGTGTGATTGACCACGACCATAGGAATGTCTTTAATGGTAAGATGTGGTGTAATCATACGGAACAAGGACTTCATCTGCTTGGCGCGGGTCATATCTGCAACCGACTTACCATCTAGGGCATCATCAACTTCTTTCTTAGAAGCAAGGTTACCCACAGAGTCAACTACAATCATGACACGGTCCTTACGTTCAAGTTCATTAACTTGCTTCATAATATCATGTTTCAATTGTTCAATGTCAGTGATGGGAGTATGAACAACCTTACCTGTATCAATGCCAAAGTTCTCAAAGTATGACTGAGGAGCACCAAACTCGGAGTCGTAAAACAAAACAATACCATCATCATACTTGTCCAAGAAACTCTTAACCAACATCATGGCGAATGCAGTCTTAAAGTGTTTAGATGGGCCAGCAAAGATGGTTAGCCCTGGTGTCAGACCACCATCTAGTTTACCAGAGAGAGCCACATTTAGTGCAGGAACAGAAGTCTGAATTAAATCTTTGGTACTAAAGAGTTTACTTTCTGATAATACATTCGTTTCTTTGATAGTAGTATTCTTTTTCAGTTTGTCAAGTAGTGCGTTCATGCGAATAGGTCCTCCAATGTTGCTTTAGGTTCAGTAGACCAGCCTAGACCGTCTACAATCATGTTAAGTGGGTCAAGAAATGCTTTCTGGAACATCATCTTATAATCTATATATCGGTGAATGTCAAGTTCTTTTGGCATTATTCCGAGAAAAGCAATACAATTTTCATGCATTGTATTAGGCTCTTTGAGATAAAGGAACTTAATCTTTTCACCCTCTTGTATTAATTCATACTTCTTGTCAAGGTTGGCTTTCTTGATCATATGGTTATACATCAGGGCACCGCGAACATGCATCGGTGTTCCCTTGCCATAAATATCAGCCGTAGATGTATACTTAGACAACCCATTTACACCTCGTGGGAATGCAATCTCTTCAGGTGTCATCTTGTAGAAGGCTTCGCGGGTTTCTTCAATGAACTTCTGTAGAGTTGCTTCGTCGGAGGTCAGGCAGAGTCTGACGGCTTCTTTGAGGCTCTTGCGGACGGGCGCAGGCGTAGACGAGCGGACGATTTCGAGACCCATGACTTTGAGTTTTGGCTCATCGTAACGGACGCCTTCGTTGTCATAGACATTAAGTGCGTACCTCTTTTTTGCAACCCAGATGCCACGTTCCGCGATTGCCTCGCGTTTGAATATAATTTTCTTCTGAAATGCATTCGTGTAGTCCGCAAGTCCATCGCAACTCTTGTTGATCGCCTCTGTGATTTTCTCTTCGCAGATTTTATCGAGAACGCCAATGAGTTTGTCGCGGTCCATATCAGGATAAAACTTACTAACAAGAGGCTCCAGGGAAATATAACAAGAATCAGTATCACTGTAGAAAGAGTAGTTGTGTCCATTTGTTCCTACGACCTTGTTGAGATATGCGTCAAGTGCCTTACCTACTTCCTGAATAATATACTGACCAGTCATAGTGATGCCTTCAGCCACTCGGGCATCATAATAACGGAAGTATTCATTACCCATGGCACCGAAGAGAGAGTTCAACTGAATCTTTCTTGCCATTTGAAAGTTGTTATACTTCGAAATGTTGTTCTTTAGTTTTTCGTCTTTAGTAAGTTCATATTCTTTCTGCGCGGCAATCATTAACTTCTTGTAGCGTTGACGGTCATCAAAGAACTTCTCTACGATTTCTGGAAACAGACCTTGCTTAGTGCGATTATAGCAATACCCATTTGAAGTCATGCAATAATCATTGTCTTTTAGGTCATCAAGGTCAAAGGTCTTATCAAGAAGGCCGCGCACGGTGGTGTCTTTGACATAACCATTTACCATGGTCTCAGGCGACATGTTATACTGCATAATGATTGACGGATACAGAGAGGTAGCATCGAAAGAAACTACCCAGTCATACTTACCGGGCTTAGGTTCTTGAACATACGCACCTTCAATGCCGCGGCCCTGTTGGTCTCTCTTCTGAGGAATGTGAATGTTCTTATCATACAGGTGATTATAGAGAAGGCAATCCCAGGTGCGAACCTGTGAGAAAACGTCATTGTAATTACACTTGGCGTCATAGGCCATCGTGAGGATAAGTTCAATCAACTTCAACTTACGTTCAAGTTCGTCCACAATTTCAACGTCTCGAACGTTGTATTCAACAAACTTCTGCCAGTCTTTAGTGTAAAACTCACGGAAACTTTCATAGGGATTTTCCAGCTTGTTCTTACCAAGTTCTACAGAAGCAATATGGTCTAGCTTGTAGGACTCTTGGTTAGAATACGTGAACTTCTTAAAGAGGTCCAGATAATCTAGAACGGCAATACCCTTCATTTCATAGGTAAACATTTCGCGACCCATGACGTTCATGTTCTTGCGCTGCACTAGACCCCAAGGAGAAAACTTCTTCTTAGTGGCATTTTCATCATTGAACAGCCGCTCTACACGGGCAATCAAGTATGCAATATCGAAAAGTTCAACGTTCCAACCAGTGATGATATCTGGATGATTATCAGAATGAAAACGGACATAAGTTTCTAGCAGGTCACGTTCATTATCACACTTGACATACAGAAACTTGTTGCCAGTGGCACGAAGGGCTGCAATTTCTTCTGAGTTTACATCATCAAATTCACCGCAACCAAAGGTAATAATCTGGCGAGAGACTAGGTCCTTGACAGTGATGAGAAGTATCTCTTCAATCGGATTATTGATATCTGGAAAGCCAAACTCGGCTCTCGTTTCGATATCGATTGTCTGAATCTTTAGAGCATTCATATCCCATTGAATTTCACCAGGAAACTTATGCGTGATATACTGGTAGCCAAAGTTTGTCTGACCATAGATAGGAAAGTTATCTACTTCACCATAGGTTTGAATAAACTCTTTGGCGTCATTATTACTTTGAAACTCAACTGGCTGAAGATTGTCGCCATACAGAGACTTATGGACACCTTCTTCTTTGCTCTTCACATAGAGAACAGGAGAGAAGTCTTCCCTACGATTGAAGCGCACACCATTATGAACACCTCGAACGAGAATCTTGGAGCCATATTGGTGTGCGCTGGTATAAAACTTCATGTAACCCTCTTTTCAATTCAAATACTACTATACTATAAAACATAACAAAAGTAAAGAGGTTTTAGTTACACCATGATGCTTTCTTTTCGCCCATATAGGCGCGGGCAAGACCAGCCTTGATTAGTTCTGTTGATAGGTCCTTGCCATTATACTTGACATAACCAAGAACACGGCCGCCAAACTTGTCCCATTCTTTTAGATCAACCTGAATAATCTGACCAGGTTTAATCACAGACTTAGTAAAGTTTGTTGCTGCTTCTCCACCAGCAGCTTCCTTAGGACACTGGGCACGTCCACCCTTTTCAGGTGTATCAACACCCAATACTCGGATTTTAATTACGGGTGGAATTGGAGCTGGCACCCATGGTGCTTCGACTTCGATTGTGTCGCCGTCCATAACTCTTGTTACCTTCCATGAATGCTCTACTGCCAGAGCTGGAGTGGCAATCAGGGCTGCGGCTAGAAATGCGGTAAATAATTTCATATGATAATCTTACTTTCTGGAATAACGATACCACTACCGAAACGAGTATTATATTCGTTCTTCATTCCAGTATCTGGTTCGAAAATAGAAACAACTGCACCAGCACGAATAGGAATATCTCCGGTCTGGGCATACGGGCAGAAGGGTGCTAGTCCAATACCAAACTGATTGTTCTGGTTAGGTACCATCATAATCAACAGAGGCTTTTGTAGGATTACAAGACCCTCAGCACTTTCATCAATGTCAGCAATGATTTCCTCACCGCTGATTAGCTTTATACATTTAATATTGGACATAGCATTCACCTTCTTAAATTATTACTTAGTTTTACCTTCTGCCAAGAATTCGGCAGCTTGTGATGGATATTCATTATCCTCATCGGTAATGTCGATCTTCTTGGCTTTCTTTTCTTCTGGAATAAATGCTTCAAGCCAAATCTTTAGCATACCATTTACCAGAGTAGAACTTTTTACTTCAACATTGTCGGCAAGAGTGAATTCACGTTTAAATCCTCGCTCGGCAATACCTTTGTAAAGGTATTCAGTATTGTCAGTGGCATCGATTTTACCACGAATACTCAACAGACCTTCTTGCAATTCAATATCAATCTCGGACTTACCGAAACCAGCAACGGCTAGTTCAATAACGTAGCGGTCTTCATCGACCTTCTTGATATTGTATGGGGGATATTTAATTGGCATCATCTGGGATGATTGGTCGGCAATATCTGCCAGCCTCTTCATAACACGGTCTGCGCCAACGAAATAACGATCCATCTGTGGGATCATTGTTGTATCAAATTTCATATTTTTGCTCCTATTAAGCGAGTTTAAAAAAGTGTGCCATCCGAAGCATGACACACTTTATTTATACTATACTTTTAGAAGAAAGTCAACTACTTTTTGCGACCGATGTTATACTTTTGAATAAGTTCCCACTCGTTCTTTTCTTTGTAAGCAATTACTTTGATTTGATTTAGAGGTGCCTTGTCCTCATGAATTTCTGGATTGAGAATGGTAATCAAACCCCAGTCCGAAAGTAAATGCGCAACAGTATTTCTACGTTGCAAGTCATTATCGCTAAAGTCCGCATCTTTACCATCTAAGGCAAAGAGTTCCTTAAAGTGGACAATGAAATACCTACCCTGCTTATGAAGGATATGGCATGACTGATAAAGAATCTTATCCTTACGAGACGCTACCCCAATACGTGAAAGAGTTTCACGAACCTTTAGAAAGTCGTCTGGATTCTCCAACTTAACTTCCAAGGGAGCATACCCAGGATAGTTAATATCAAAAAAATCTTCGCTCATTTTCTACCACCTTTATACAATTTCTCTTTTATTGTTTTCTTTTGTTCTTCGGAGAGAATTGTAAGAGCTTGACTAGCTTTTTCATTACTATAGCCATAATACTCCTTGATCATCTCAACTTCGGCATCGTCTTCAATTTTGATCCATTTATCAAAACGCTTTCTAGACCTAATTGTATTTATAAGAAAAGTATTTTGCAGAGCTTTATCAAGGTGTGGGCGGCAGTTCATCTCGTTGGCTGGAATGACAGTATCAGCACTGAAACTCAGTCCACGATTGATGATCCAAGGGTTGTATTGCTTCTCTGACCACTCATCTACTATGAGATTAGTCTTCTTGTGGTTAATATCGTTGATGAAATCAAAGGGAGAAATCTTGGCTTTTTTCTCCACATAATCTTCTGGCTTGTATTCTACCTTTGGATCACCAAGGCCCTCTAGAATACCGTCCATTACTTCCACTCCACTCCAGCCATAATCTCAACCAGACAGGCTACGAGATTGATTTCTTGGTTGGTGGCGAAAGCAGACTTGTATTGATAGTCGGCCAGCAGAACGATAAGAGCCGCAGGATACTTAACATCATCAAGAAGGGTATCATAAATCTTACGGAAAATGATGCCAGCATCGTTGTCGATATTATCTACAACCCACTGACGGACTTTCTTGAAGTCCTTACCACGAAGGGCATCAACCAGTTCTTTCATATTGATTTCTTGGACATTGGCCAAGATACCAGCATCGATAGTACCACTTACACTGTAACGCTGTAGTTCATTAAGAACACGGCGATAATCAGGGAAGTGCTTCTTGAGGACTTCGGCAACAACCTTGTCATCATACTGCACACTCTCGGCTTCAAGAATATCACCAAGACGTTTCATAAAACGTCCAGCCATCTTTGGTCTATCGGCCTTAGTCAGCTTGAATTCAATCACCGCAGTTCGACTATGCAGAGGTGCAATGATACGGTTCTTGAAGTTACAGGTAAAGATGAAGCGGCAGTTGTTGGCAAACTCTTCAATGAAGGCACGAAGGGCTGGCTGAGTGGAATTTGGATTCAGGTAATCGGCTTCGTCTAGAATAACAACCTTAGTCTTGCCGCTAAACGAGACAGAGGATGCAAACTCACGAATCTTGGTACGGAGAACATCAATACCAGATTCTTCTGAACCGTTAATAACGATATAATCACAACCCAATTCTTCACAAATGGCTCGGGCGATAGTAGTCTTACCTACACCAGCCGAGCCACACAGGAGCATATTGGGAATCTCACCAGTTGCCACAAACTGGCGAAAGGTATTCAGTTGTTCATCGGGAAGGATACAATCGTCCAGCTTACGAGGACGATACTTCTCAACCCAGAGGAAGTCTTCACGCATAATGATTCTCCATAATAAAATAAAATGTCCGTCGCGATGTGTAAGGGCATCCACGGACTCTGGCTTAGTGACCAGTATTCACTATATCAGTTGTTGCGCAACCAGTCAAGAATATTTTCGGGTGAAGTTACACCATAAGGATCATCCGCGCAGTTGTCCTCAACTACATCACCTTCAATGAACCACTTCTCAATCTGACCGTTATTCACCACAACAGCATATCGCCATGAACGTTCACCAAAGCCAAGATTGTCCTTCTGGACATTCATTCTCATCTTACGAGTGAACTTACCAGAACCATCAGGAATCATCTTAACCTTCTTGATCTTCTGATCTTTCGCCCAGCAATTCATGACAAAGGAATCATTGACAGATACACAGTAGATGTCCTTGATACCAAGTGCCTTAAACTCAGCAAAGTTCTTTTCGAAACCAGGTAACTGGTAGGTCGAACATGTTGGAGTAAAGGCACCAGGAAGAGAGAACAGAACTACACGTTTACCAGCGAAGTAATCATAGGTTGTCTTATCTTCCCAACGGAATGGGTTAGGACCTTCAATCGAGTCATCGCGGACACGGGTCTTGAAGACTACTGCAGGAACAATCTCAGGTAGTTCCTGATCGCTGGCTTCATCGTCCCACTCCCGCTTAAATTTAAACTTCTCTGCCATTATACCACAGCTACCTGCGCATCAAAGTCATTAAGAATGAGGAGCTTGTTAAACTGGCGAACAACTTCATCAAGGTCACTGGTGGTAAACGCAATGGTTACATCACGAGGGTCTTCTTCTGCATCATAAGGAATGCGGGCATTAAATGTGAATTCAAACTTAGTCATATTATTTCTCCTTAAATAGAGGACGCAGGGTCCATTGCAATGTAATAAACGAGTTCGCGACCCTTGCTCTTAAACTCCATGGCGCGCTTCTTACCAAGCGTGACAGTGTAGTTATCAGAGAGGACTTTGAGGTTCTCGGTCTTCACTCGGCAATCAAACACAGGAGCGGGGTCGGTGCTGATAGTCTTAGTGTAGGAGTTTGCCGATGAATTAGTGGGGTCGCCAACCTTGAGTTGAACCTGGGCGCCATCCGATACAATGCTGATGATTGGTGCCGAGGTGATTGATGCGGCGCGGAGAATCATGCTGATTGCATCCGCAGAAAGATCGAACGACCACACAGGTTCAATCTCAAGGTTTTTGTCGGGAGCAGCGGTCACGGTGCCAGGATCGGAATAGAAGTATTCAAACTTCGAGCCGTCCTTACTAACCTTGATGCTAGTCTCGCCAAAATCTACGTCCTGATCTTCCATAAGGGTCAGAAGTGCCAGAAGGCTGTTCAGATCATAGACGGCAATTTCACGCGGAAAGGTTTCAGTAACCGTGGCACGTGAAAAGATGTTCTTCCCAGGACTTACGGTACCAATCACATTACCCTGCCGAAACAGAATATTGGTATTGATACCAGCGTAGTTCTTTAGAAGTGAAAGTGTTTCATTAGAAATTTTCATAATATATTAACCTTTTTTCTTGTTGGTCTTATTACCAGTATTTGTTATAACAGAAATTGTGTCGTTTGTCAAGAGAGAACTGGTGCCCATGTTGTAATTATTCCAGTCTGGAACAATAGTATCGTTAAGGTTTAGCGTAATAGTATCATAACCATTTGGATGAGCAGACAAAGTTGTAGTAGACAAGGCTGTAGCAAGAGCAGGTTTTAGGTTGACATCCTCGTAAAGTCCTGCTAGACTAGGCTGTTGTGCCTTATCATGAACATGCAATGCAATGATGGCATAGTGAATGACCTTCATGAGGTCCTTGCGCCAGTCTTCGGGAGTTCCCTTATGACCGTATCGCTGGGCATACTTCATGATGTTTCCAACCGTGAAGCCTACACCATGTCCACCATCAATGATAAACTCGGTAGCTTGGTACTTGTTCTGCGAATAGTGCTGCCCATAAGTGGCATTCACATACTCGGTAACCTGCCGAAGCAGGTCACCTTCGTTATACTTATATTTAATTGTCATACTATCTCCTTAGAAAGGTGTTTCTTCAAAAAATGCGTCTTCATTGACGTTATCGGTAGGGCCAGTATCAATCTTGGCATCAACCTTGGTGTAGAGGTCGAGGAATGCTGACTTGGTATCAGCATCAAAGCGGTTAACGCAGAGTTCGACTGCCTTCTGGCGAGACTTGAACATGGCGAAGGCATTGACAATGTGTTCCAGACGGCGAGTCGAAATCAGGTCGTCAATGCCACCATCGTAAAAAGTCTTACGGATGATTTCAGCCCAAGTAACAAGGTTGTCGGCGAATTCTTCATCAATCGCGCCAGCCTTTTCCATCTTGTTCATGACAATCTTCTTTTCGACCTTAGCCGATGGGTATTCTTGTTCGACTGTGATGGCGAAACGCTCAAGGAAGGCATCATCAAGAATCTGAGCCGAGATGAACTTGCCGTCATCGGAACCACGACCCTTGGTGTTAGCAGTTGCAACCACGTTGAAGCCCTTGGCGGGGAAGACAGTCTCGCCAGTCTTCTTATTGAAGTATGGCTTGCCTTCAAGAATGGCCTGGATGCACATCAACTTGTTCGAACCGCGGTCGATTTCATCAAGAATAAGAATTGCCCCACGCTTCATGGCAGTCAGAACAGGACCTTCGCGGTACACTACGTTACCATCGACAAGGGTGTTGCCACCAATCAGGTCGTCTTCATCGGTTTCTACCGAGATGTTGACGCGGAGACATTCGCGCTTCAACTTGGCGCAAGCCTGTTCAATCATTGTGGTCTTACCGTTACCAGACAGGCCAGAGATGAACGTGGGATAGAAGGCTTCTGCCTTGAGAACCTTAATCAGGTCGGTGTAAAAGCCAAACGGAACGTAGGTCGCATCAAGACGGGGAACCAGATTGTCAATGATTACCTCTAGCTTAGGCTGCATCACCGTCTTAGCAACGGGCTTCGAGATAATCTCAGCAACTGGCTGAGGCATCACGGGTGCAGGCTTGGCAGTCACGCCAACCATTGCAGCAGACAAATCGTAAACGCCACGAGAAACCACATTGTCCTTTGACAGGAGCCAGTTCAACTTCTCAATACCCATGGGGTGGGCGACGGCAAAAACATCTTTCTTGCGGAAAATACCACCATTCGTATCAGCGGCACGAAGGGCGGCAAGCAGGTCTTCACGGGTACTAATCATAATAAAATCACCTTTTCACAAACAAACATCATCAATCACATTATTTACTATAGTCGATTCGCGACCAAATGTCAAGTGTTTTTTACGCCACAGCCTCAACCATTTTTGTAAGAATTACACGACCAATAGATTTCTTATCCTGAAACGCCTTGAACGCCTTGGTCAGTTCTTTCTTATCGTTGGAGTCCACAGTCAGAGTGTCTTCTGAAATTTGCAGACTACTGCCAGCTTTAATCAGAAACTGGTCATCAAAGCCGTTGCTGTCCTTGAGAAGTGCCGCACCTTCCTTCTTGAAAGCCTTGCGGGTCGCATCACTGACTGTGCCAGGGACGAGCGAACGAGCCAAGAAATACTTGAGGTCATAAGAACCCATCAGGTAAAAGTTAATCATCCGCGAACCAGTGGTTTCACGATACAGTTCAAGAAGAGCCTTACAGTAAGACCGGCTGCGGTAGCTAACACCGTCATATTGCTGCGAAAAGGTGCGACGAGTCTTAGAGTCAACAATAGCTAGGTTCTTACGGTGATAATCATTATGATTATGACCAACAGTTTCGAAGTTGCAATCACCTTCACCATCGGTCAAGAATACCGACGAAAGAACTTCAACGCGATTGCGGTTCTTGAAATCTTCGGCGATGTAACGGCCAAGCAGAATGGCTTCTTCTAGCGGAGTGCTGCCAAGACCAAAAGAATTGGCAGCGGTACCGTCTAGATAAAGGTCATGATAGCTACGATTATAAGACTGGCCAAGAGCAAGAATATTTGCCATCTGGGTCTTGAACTTACCACCAGAAACGCCGGTAGCCACCAACTGGAGCATACGGAAACTGGGGTCAGAAATCATCAGGTTGTTAGGGTCAGACAAGTTATTACGGCTGCGCACTGTATCGAAATACGTTTGTGGTGCGCTAGAGTTCGTAATGAAACCGTAAACTTCAAACGGAATGCGAACTTTCTGGCAGAACGAAGCCAGTAGAACCAGCTGCTCCATGGTACCAGACATGTTGGAAGACATGCTGCCCGACATATCAAGGTACAGAAGCATGCCGTGGTTCTGACCGTTAGGAACAACCGTGTTCTGTAAGAACAGGTCTTCTGTAATCTTGTAAGCCCACACTTTGTCCATGTTGATGCGGCCAGTCTTGGAAGTCTGGGCGCGCATAAGCGACTTGGCTTTTTTCTTACGTTCAAAGTCCTGTGCCATTGAACTAAGGTACTTGCTGTTCTTGGCAAGAAACTCCTTGTAGAGTTCCATCTTGACTTGTTCGGCAGTCTTGCCTGCTCGGTATGCGGCGCCACCAACAGAGAACTTCAACATCTTTTCGACGGTGTTAATACCGACAATAAAATCAGCCGGGTTCAGAATAGGGAGCTTGGCATAAAACGTCTCACGGGCGTTTGCATCAAGCAGGCTGTCTTCATTCCGACGAAAGTTCTCATCGGTGAACGAAGTCGGCTCAGGGCTTTCTTCTGTATCATCGGACTCACTGTCACCAGACGAACCGTCTTCTTTCTCTTCTGACTTTTCTTCTGACTTTTCTTCGGTATCATCGGACGATGAAGACTTAGGTTCTTCTGTTTCGTCTTCTGATTTCTGACCCGTAGAGGAAGGCGTCTGTGGCTTTTCCTTGTCATCTGAGTTGTCCGAATTAGGAACTTCAACGTAGTCTGCACTCGGATCGAATTCACCGTCACCATCTTCCATGATATCACCAAGGGCGTTCATGAATTGTTCGAAGTCAAGTTCCTCGGTTGAATTTTCGGCACGTTCATAGAGTTCGCTAGCCAGCGCTACCACATCTTCCCAGGTGTCGAGGCTGTCAAGACGATTGACAATCGCTTGTTCTTCGTCCGAGAACTTGACGTTCAAAAACGAACCGACCTTGGCGTGAAGGTTGATGCGGTCAATGAACTTTAGCTTATTGACATCCATACCTTCGACACCGAAGAAATTCTTTTCGAAGAGTTCTTGGTAACCATTGTAGAACGACCGACGAAGACCGGGGTAACGGTTCTTCATCTTGCGTTCGATACGAGCATCTTCAATGATGTTGAGGAAAGACTTGAAGCCCACACCCTTCTCAGAGATGCTGGAGTGCCAGCCGTCAGCAGGCGTTTCAAGAGCGTGACCGACTTCATGGCCGATTAGCAGGTCATAAAGGTCAGCCGAAGTCTCTTTGAAGATCGGCAGCACGACCGTGCGGGTCTCCAGATTGAAGTAAGCGGTACTTGTCTTCTGGTGTTCTACATGGATATTTTCTGTCGCCAACAACTTGGCGAGAATCGACTTTTCAGCAAACTGGGACATCACAAAACCTCATCAATCAATCATATAATTTACTATAGTCGATTCGCGACCAAATGTCAAGCGATTCTTTTAGAAACAACGGCGCTCACGGCGAATATATCGATTGCCGTAGTAGTCATATTCAGTAACTTCTGTGGTACGGCAGTTACGGTCGCGGCGATAATATGCATCACGGTTGCGATAGTGATATTCATACTCGCGGTCATAAACTTCGCGCTCAACTTCCTCGTCGCGGCTATTGTTGTTTTTAATAGCAGCACCAAGAATAAATGCGCCTAGACCGATAGCAATAGCTTCGCCGGTATTAATATGATTGCCGCGCTTGCGCTCGTGGCGTTCAGTGCGGTGTTCACCACGACCCTTGGCTTCTGCTACCACAGGAGTAGCAAGAACACTGACCGCAATAATACTAGAAATAACAGACTTAAACATAATCATTCTCCTTATATTATTAGTATACACGAATCGATGGTAATGTCAAGTTAAAAACGTGTCATTGACCCATCGGCATGAGCCAAAAATGGCTCAAACTTAATGTTGGGATATTCATCTGCCAAATCTTTGAACATCTGGAGATTGGAAACAGCATCATCAAAGAGACGAGCGCGAGTAAATTTACCAGTATCAAGGTATTGTTTAATAAAGATTTTCTTGGCTGGAGCAGACGGCATAGCGCCTAGATTGCCAGCACGGTGAACATGTATATCATCAATATCGATACCTTGTTGACGAAAGGTATCTAGAAAAATATCACGGTCATCAAAATCTGACCGAGCGGTAATGACAATCATCTTACTGCCACGGGCCTTAATATTTTTATGCATTGCAATCAATTTGCGAATCGCTTTAGCGATAGGTTCGCTGGTGTCACGAAAATGCCGGGCGTCCCTAAACTCGCTAAAGTCAAAGGATTCACCCGGCTGTAAATTATATGTATTGTATTGCTTGTTACCCAGTGTCTTGATTATCTTACCGCCTTTGACGATATGGACACGGGCTTTGGTACGGAACAATGTCTCGTCAATATCCCAGATAGTTAATCCGGCACTGTCTTGCGACTCACTTATAAACTCTTTAAAACCAATCATATTTATATACTACTCGATTCGTGAGTGAATGTCAAGTAGTATTTATACAGGCGGGGCTTTCTTTCGAGTTTTCTTGGGCTTTGGAGCCTCTTCTTCCGCGTCTGCTTCGATACGGTTCTTCAAACGCTTGGCAACTTCTTCCGCATCAAGCCAGATGTCCTTGTTATCAAGCATAGACTTAATTTCTTCTGGCGTCAGGAAGTCTTTATAGAAAGAAGCAAACAACTTCTCAGACCATGCACGGAAGTGTGTGATTTGGTCATACATTTCGCCGCCCTTACCAATGGTGCCACTTGAATAGTTGTGGAACATGAACATGGTATGGTCAGATAGTTCAAAGCGATCCGCACTAAGGAAGATAAGAGTTGCAGCCGACATACAGATGCCTTCTACCGAACAAACGATAGTAGCATTTGATTCTTGAATTGCTCTTACTATCTGGAGAGCGGCAAACAGGTCGCCACCTTCACTGTTGATACGAATGTAGATAGTATCTGTCTCGCCAGCCGCTCGAAATAACTGGAACCATTCTACATATTCTTCGGCGGCTTTAATTTCGCCGCACAGATATAGATTTACGACAGTAGCTACAGGTTGCGCAAAGTATCTAGCCTTAGAAGGACCATCAAACTCGTTCATAGAATCTTGTGATTGCGGTGATCTTTTCAATTTGGTTATCAATTATGGGTGTCCTATTCGGCCAGTGGATGTATTCCTTTTCAGGATTTTTCATCAGGTTATACATTAAAGGTAAAATTAAGTCTTCTACCTGCTTCAACTTTTCAGAAACTTCCATTTCGACCAGTCGCTTATGTTCTGAGATAAGTGTTGACTGGTCTACATTAAGAAGTCTAGCTTCTAGGTCATATAGTTTGGCCATAATCTCATCTTTAAGATCGCTGGCACCTATATCGTCGTTAGGATTATATGGTTCTCGAACGTGAACCACAGTTTCGGTTGGGTCTTCGAATGTAAATCCGAAATCATAGGTTGTGTTGGACATATTTTCTAGTATACCTTTCGTGGGGATAAAATATATTCATTTCAACATTTTCCAAAAATTAAAAGCCATGGAGACTCTTTCGCCATCACCTTCGTTCGGTAAAACCCGATGCATCAAATCATCAGGAAATAATAATAACAACCCAGCATATGGTTTAATCTGAAAGATTTCTTTTTTAATCTCATACTCAAAATGACCAGCATTTTCTGGAACTTGGAGATAAAGAACTCCACACATCTCATCTGTGGCACCCCTATCGTGATGGTGCCACTCATTATAATCGCTACCAGTATTGATATTATACCAGCAAGTTATATCTCCAGTAACACCCGCTACAGCTTGAACATTATCTATAACTGATTCTGCCCAGGAATAAGTTTTTCTATTACAACGTTCACTGTGCCATCCACCTTTATTACTTCGTTTAACAGACTTGGTTATGCCACGCAATGCTAAAACATTATCGGTGAAATTTTCTGGTAAAGTAAGTTGAACCAATCGCATAGTCATAAAAATAATTAGTCAACTGTAAATTCAAAGGTTGTTTTGGACATATTTTCTAATATACCTTTTTGCTCGTTTTTCTAGTGACTTCATAGCCATCTTCATTTTCATTTCAGAAGCATGGTCAGAGAAATTCAACCCAAGCATATGATCATATTCATGCTGAAAAATTCTGGCGGGTAATCCCGTGAACTCTTCTACTATATATTCACCTTCTACGTTCTGATATGAGGCAGTGATTGCGGCTGGGCGTTTGATAGAAAGCCATAGACCTGGATAACTTAGACAGCCTTCTTTAGCAAGATTAGTTTCGGGTGACCATGAAACAATCTTGGGGTTAAAAATATTCTTGCGATTATCATCATCTGAACCCATTACAAAAACTTTAGCATCGATTCCCACCTGATTTGCAGACAGTCCTAGACCTCGAAGGTCACGAGATTTTGTCCATAGCTTATCAACCAGATCGTTTGCGTCACCAGCATCAAAGTCAAATGCAGACGGCTCTTTGCGAAGCTGCGGATCAGTAAACTTAATTAATTCCATTATACCACCATTTCACTATAGTTATTTTTCTTTTCAAACTTAATTAGACTGCGGAACTTATCAAACAGTTGGTCGCCCTTATGACTGATAACAAATACATTAGTATCTTCACCCAATGTATCAAGTAGAGACATAATATAATCTGTCCCATTGTTGTCTAGTGAACTATCAAATACTTCGTCCAGGATTAGAAGATTGGTAGCTACACTGTTCTTCATCTTAGCGATTGTTCGCCACGTAAAGAGAAGAGCCAGGTCGATGCGTTGCTTTTCGCCTTCAGAGAAGGATGCGTAACTGAAATCGTCACGATGGCGAGACTTAATCGTTTCATCAAACTTCTCATCAAGATTAAACTGCACAAAGAAGTCCATTGCTTGTAGATATTTATTCACCAACTTATTGATAACTGGAAGATACTGCCGAATAATCTTAGTCTTAATACCAGTGTCCTTGAGGAGAGTGGAGACAGCATCCATGTAATGCTTTTCTTCATTCAACTTGGCCTTTTCTTCGTTCTGAACCAGAACTTCTTTAGCATAAGTCTTTAGCTTATTCTTTTCAGTATCTATATCACCAGTTTTAGATGAAATATCATTCAGTTCCAGATTGAGTGCTTGGATTAATCTCTGTTGAACAATCATTTCATTATGATGAGTTATAATCGAAGCATTCAGCCCAGAAATTTGTTCGGAAAGAACCGCATTTTCCGCGATAAGTTCTTCAAGTTTTGTAAATTCTTCCTGGAGTTTCTCCATTCCCGAAGATAGTTCTTGCATTTTCTCTTGTCTGGATGATACGATGGTTTCTTTATGATCGTGAGCAATGCCTTGCCGACATGTCGGACACTCATCTGTTTCCTCGTAGAATGCCACCTCCTTTTGGAGATCGCGGAGTTGGGTGGAAAATTTGGTTTTAAAGGAGTCGAGTTTCTTTTGCTTGTCTGCAAGGTCTCCGAGACTTTGTTGGGTTTCTTCAACAGAAAGTTTTTGCCCTTCCAAATCGTTAGCGAGGCTTGTAAGACTTGATATCTTTTCTTCGCCGGTCTGAATACGCTCCAATATTTCATCGACTCTCTTCTCTCGGTTCGCTTCTAGGGTGTCAACATATTCTTTCTGTATCGAAGCCTTTTGTTTCAAGACTTCCAGCTTACCGTCGGCATCCTGTAATTGATCTTTAAGAGCATTCATCTTGTCACGCAACACCACATTCATTGTGGTAAAAATTTGAATGTCCAGCAGGTCTTCGATGATTTCTCTACGGGTTCCAGAGGGCAACTGCATGAACGGGGTGAATGACGCCGAACCTAGAATGACAATCTGGGTAAAAGACTTGTAGTTCAACTTGAGAATGGATTCCTCAAGATACTTTTGATAATCTCTAGCGGCCGCATCTTGATTCAACAGTTCGCCATCAACATAGATTTCAAAAAGACCGGGCTTGATACCACGAACAATCTTATACAATTTACTACCACTGTGGAATTCTACCTCAACCAGAAGTTGCTTCTTGTTAATGGAGTTTACCAACTGCGGCTTGTTGATGTTGCGAAACGGCTTACCGAAAAGAGAGAAGCACAATGCATCAAGCATCGTGGACTTGCCGCCGCCATTCTCACCGACTATGAGGGTACTGGGTGAACGGTCTAGTTTAATTTCAGTAAACTGATTGCCAGTAGAAAGAAAGTTCTTCCAACGAATAGTGTTAAAAATAATCATACGGTAACGTTCTGTGCCTCAACATAGAGTGTCTGTAGAATAGACTTAATACGGTTCTTTTCCAAATCGGTTTGAATGGTGTCAACAAAATCTGAGAGAACCGACATAGTATCTTCTACATTTAACTCTTCATCATCCGTCGCTTCTGTTTCAAATTCAGAAAAGTCTTCGATGATTTTAAGTTCGATTAGATTTAAATCATATAGCTTATCAACGAAGCGGTCAAACTTATAGAAGTCAGTTTTCTTCACAACTACCAAACGAACACAAGATCCGACCATAGGTAGAAGGTCGATAGCAGAGGGGTCACCATTAGTATCGTCATAATAGATTTTATGGAAGATTTGAAATGGGTTCTCAAAGAATTCTACCTCATTTGTTTCCGTATCATATAAGTGATACCCTCTCTTATCATTATAATCAGACCAAGTAAACTCATAGGTATTACCAAGATAAAGAATATTACCAGTGCGACTACGATGGTGGAAATGACCACTACAAACGAGAGGAAATCTATCAAAGTCCACAGTATCCATTCCGTGATCATTTTTATGCCCACGGTACATTTCAAAACCTGAAAATTCAAAGTGTCCAAATACTGCTTGTGCATTACTTTTCTTTACTACCTCCATAGTTTCTGAATAATTACCAGAACAAATCCATGGAACAAGTAGTAGATTTTTTCCGTCTAATCTAATTTCTTCTGCTTCCGAATATGTAATAATGTTTTCATACTCACGGAGCAGAAGGTCCAGTGAGTTTACATCGTTAGTATTCTTGAAGAAAGTATCGTGGTTTCCAGCAATCATATGAACATCGATGCCCAAATCACTGGTCTTGTCAAAGAAATACTCACGGCACTTCTTCAACGTATTATAATTTATAAACTTGCGCCGATCAAAGACATCACCCAAGTGAATGATAGTCTTGATACCTTCTCGTTCCATATGAGGAAAGAATGTTTCCGTGTAGAACTTCGCAAAGAAGTTATCGAAGGGAATAGAATCCGACCTAGCACCAAAGTGAGTGTCAGTAATTAGCGCAATCTTCATGACTTTAGAATTCCAAGTAGAGTATTGGTCTGGCTGATAGCATCATCAAGTGCATGGTGATGCGTATCATTTTCAGCGGCACGAATCTTAGCATTGCTAAGCCCCATAAGGTTCATCACAGTGCGATAACACATGATGTTACTAAAGCGCCAAGGGTATGGCATACCGACCGCTGCATATCCAGACTCCAGAATAGAGATGTCAAACGATGCACCATTACCCCACGGCATTACCTTGTCTCTACCAATCCAGTCAGTGAAATTTTGTAGTGCGTCCACGAGTTGCAGTTGGTCGACCAGAAGAGCATCTCTAGCCGCCGCACTTTGCTGCATCCACCAATCAATAGTAGACTTGTCAACGTGAAGACCCGCGGCCTTACAAGATTTGGCATCGATGTTACAGTAGAACTTATCGATAATGCCTTCACCGATAGTGAACTTGGTAGCACCAATAGAAAGAATGGTCGCGTTGGCTCTTGTCGAAAGAGTTTCCAAGTCAATCATCACATGAACGGTAGTAGGATCAGTTACTTTCATTTACGCTTCTCTTTTGCATATTGTGATAATGCCTTATCGCAGTAGTCACGAATATTTTCTACCGTCACCATATAGTTATGTCTGATATTAGACGGCGTTGCCTTGTCCTGCATAGTATCGACCATCTGCTGGACGATTGCAGGAACAATTAGTTCCTTAGTCATATTACACCTTATTTTTTATCTGCCCCCGACGTGGGAGTTGCAGCATTTGCGACATCAGGAATAGCTTTCTCTAGCGCCTGTTCCGCATCAAGCTCTTCACCTTCTTGAAGGCGCTTCAATGCAATTTGACCGTTACAAATCATGTAGTGCTGACCTTCACCGAGTTTAGAAGATTCGAGGTAGATGCACCCGGCATTCTGAACCGAAATAGTCTGCACTTCTTCGCGATGACCTGCAATGCTATTGCCAACAGAAATCAAAGCAGTAGAAACAACGCCCAGAATCAACAGGGAGAACCAGTTATCAGAAACAAACTTGACAGCATTATTAGTTTTTGGAGAATCAATCATAAATGTACCTTTCAATTAGAGTGATGTTCTCATCTTACTCTAAATCTAGTCCAGAGTCAATAGTTTTTTGTTTATCCAGATATTTTGGTCGGCGCTTAGGAATATTACTGACCTCCGCTGGCTTATCAAAGTCTTCTACCAGGTCAATCGTCTTTTTAAGATAGTCAATGAACTCGTTGCCATAATCACCACCGTCATGGTCTTGGGTAATCAAATCATGAACATCTAGATTGCGGATGTATCGGTACTTTGCAGCCTGTTGCTTCTTCTCTTTCGCAATACGGCGTAAGAAGGCATAATACGTAATCTGTGTGAAGTATGCAAAGGGGTTCTTAGACTTAGCAGGATCGAAGTTATCGATGTAAGTAATACAGTTTTCAATTCCATCAAGGATCATTTCCTCACGATAGGTATAATTGATGAAGTTAGATTTATATGCCAAGTGATTAGCAATCTTGAGGAAGCATTCGCCTAGATAATTGGGCACACGAGGCTTCTTACTACGATCATAGTCCGGTTCAGCTTTAGCAGCCAAAACCTTTTCTCTATACTCTGTAATCTTTTCTAGAAACAAAGCATTGTCTACATAGTGAACATTATTTTTTCTATTCTTGACCATAGGGCCTCCATCATGATATAATCTGTTATACTACATTTTTTTGCATATGGCAACATTTTTATTGAAAAAAGTATTTACAACTAGTGATTCTTGGTGTATAAGAAGAGTGTAGCTCTTCAAGAATAACTTCAATTAAGTAATCCTTTGCTTCTTAGTATTCTTGCTTGAAGCATTTCCATCTCATCAAAGTCTTCAATGTCTTCTACCGGTTCGGGGTAATTCCCCGTGTAGGAGAGATACTGTTGTAGCAGATTTTCTTTTAAAGAGCAAGAGGTAAGTATCTCTTTGGCACTTAAAAGAAAACTTTTATCTGGTGAAATTCCAATCCATGGCTTCAAGAGAAAAGTTTCTCCGTTTATTCCGTCATGGTTGACTTGAACCGCAATGACGGCAATAGGATCGTCTAACCAATAATTATTAGGGTCTGCTAGGCGAACACTTGCTATTAGTGTTTCGCCATTTTTTAATCTTAGGACGGTCACTTCACTCATAGCTTTATTCTCACTAATTTGTAGTTGAAACCTTCTTCATTATATATCTTAATTCTTTCCACCATATGGGAAAGGGTATAGTTCTTTCGGCTCTTCCATGTTAGGTCATCACCGATATCAAATAGTCTGCACATTGTCTTGTCGGTACCCTTTCGTAGTCCTCTACCAATCGATTGTAAATTTCGGATACGCGATTTGGAAGGTGATGCAAAGATGACGTTGTGTAGATTTCTTATATTTATACCCGTTGAAAACGTGCCATAGGACGCTATGATAATGGCATCTTTTTCTTTTTCTGTGATATCTCTAATGGCTTCTCGCTGTTGCGTATCCGTTCCACCATGGACAAAGAAAACTTGGCGAGTATCTCCAACCTTATTGTTGATTAGGTCATACAAAACTTGGCCATGCTTTTCAACAAACTGAAATAGAACAAGTGTATTACCCTTTTGAGTGGTAGCAAGGTTTTTAATCACGTTGTTGCGCTTGGGGTGTGTAACCAGCCAGTCCATTTCTTCTTGATATGTGTAGGTCTTTAGAGCCTTCTTTTCCTCGTCTGTGTAGTCCAGAAGAATACAGTGAATGTCAAGATCGGCTACTGAGCCTTGGTCCATCAGTTCCTTAGTAGAGATGACTTTCTTTACCTTACCGAACAGACCCTCAAGAATAAGTTTATGAGTCTTCATTCCATCTAATGTGCCGGTGGTACCGATACGATACTTTGTGTTGACGCACTTATCAAAGATTGATGTCAATGACTTTGCTTTAAACAAGTGGGCTTCATCGCCATAGATTACATCAAATTCATCAAAGAATTTTTTAGGTAACTTGTAGATAGACTGCCAAGTGGAGATAACAATAGAGGCTTCGTTTGACTTTTCATGGCCAGCGTAAATCTTGGCGCAGTTCTGAGATACGTACCACTCGGTGTGTGATGCATAGTCTTGAAAGTCTTTATACATTTGTTCTACCAGTGAAGTGGTGGGAACAATGATAAGTTGTTTGCGACCGAACTGTTGATGGTATCTCATTAGTAGATAGATGATTAGAGACTTACCAGATGCGGTAGGCGATAGTAGCAATGTGCGACCGATACGTATAGCGTATTTAACGGCTTCTAACTGGTAGTCTCTTGTCTCAATTGGCTTATCTTGGCTATGTAAGTTCAAAGATTCCGCGAACTTCTGCACATCCTCCATAGTAACTGGATCACCGATACGCTCCATGTCAACGTCTACGCTGTAGTCTAGACGCTCGGCAAACTCTCTGAGGTATGGCAGAAGGCCAACATAAAGTTCTTTTGTCCAGATATTAAACAGTCTGGCTTTACCGTCCCATAGTTTGGCGCGATACGTTGGCATGAAACGTGCGCCCGGGACTTCAAAAGTGAAGTAATCATTTATTTCTTGTGCAATACCTGGGTCACAATCGACCTTTAGGTGCACCTCATTTTTCTTGGAAACTTTTAGATCACTCACATCAATCCGTTTGTAAATTTAGTCCACTCAATGGCATTCTTAATGTCCCATGTTCTACTATTTAGTGAGCGTATAATTTGCTCCAACTGATAGAGCAGGGCTTTAACATATTCTACTTTATCCATAGCACGAATGATATCCTCATCGCAATTGATACGATCTTCCATATCATGCTTCAATGGCTTTAGGCCTTGATACTGGTTCCAACCCTTATCTTGTAGTTCATCTAGGGTCATTTCACCGCGAAAGTATTTACCTTTATCGCGCCGTAGACGATAGTAATCTGCTTCTGCTTTTCGCAGTTGCAGTTTAGTATTTGAAAGAATATTCAAATACTTTGCATGTAATTCTGGCGTTTTAGTGGATTCTCTACCTAGATTTAGCTCATCTATTTTAGAATCGCCTGTCCACATTTCTTGGACTTCTGATAATTTCATAATATAACCTCAATAGTTATTGAATAAACTTATACATCGTATATTTAAAAGTGACCTGTGCTGTTAGATACTGGACATTACCATCACTGATATCAAATTCCAGTCCCTGTAAACTTGTTGGATAACAATCAATGAATTTAATTTCCATGGCTTTATTTAGATCGGAATCTAGAACGATTAATGTACCATCAGAATAATCACCAGAGCTACTAAATCCTTTTTCAGTTCCGCCCCTGGCTTGTTTGAATTCTTTATACTGGTTACGCTCTTCTGGAAAGCCTAGACCAATTAGCCAATCGTGTAACTCAATATAGTTTTGGAAGTTTTCTTGAACGATAAACTTTATGGTCAATTCATCATACGTAAGATTGGTACCAGGAACAGTGAAGTCTACCAATGGATTGGCAACATATGCATTACCGATTGATAATGCAGGAATCATAGCAGACTGACAAAAGAAAGATACATTAGGAAGCGTGTCAATATTAAACTGAAAACCATTTGGCCTCAGATAATTTAAAGTATCCGGTGTATCTAAAATTCGTCTTGACATATCTTTCTCCGTCTATTATTTATAACGAAAAAGGGGAGAGCATTTCTGCTCCCCCCAGTTTTTTGCAACCCTTCCTCTAATGGGAAGGTATCGATTACATAAGGTTAGTAACCTTAACGCGACGATAGTATTGGTTACGGTTGGCAGTGAATGTATCACCGTCAGTTGTGCCGTTCGACTGTGTTACGTATGGGTTAGCAATCATGCCGTAACGTGTCTTGAAGCCAATCTTTGGCTGGAAGCTGTTAGGGTCGATAGCACGAACCATTTGTAGTGGAACGTATGGGCAATAGAAGAGACCAGCATCATATGCTGTAGCGCCCTTATAACCAACAACGTAGAACTGGCTAGCAGCGCCTGTGTTAGCTGAGTAAGGGTCGATGTAAACCTTCTTACCACCGATTGTACCAACAAAGGTGTTACCTGTGTCGTCCGACTCAAGAGTTGGCGAACCTTGTAGGGCGCGACCAGTGTCAAGAACACCAGCCATAGCTAGAGCAGCCGCAACATCTGACGAACAGATGATGAAGTTACCCTTACCACGACGGGTATCTTGTGCGATTACGTTAGCGTCACGTTCGATGTTGAACAGAAGACCCTTGAAACGCTCAACGCTCCAACGACCGTTCGAGTCAACGTCAAGGTCGAAAGTACCAGCTGTTGCTGTTGAAGCAGCACCGGTCTTAGCAACCTTGTAGATTGTGCGAACAACTTCACGGTTGATTTCGTTCAGAATTTCTTGCGAAAGAATGTTCGAAAGTTCTGATTCAGCATCAAGACCGTGAATAGCCTTAAGATCCTGTGCCAGTTCAACTGTGTATTCTGCCTTTAGAGCGCGTGTCTTAGCAGTAACAGTTGTCTTTTCGATGCTGAATGCCATTTCGCCGAAATCGCCGTCACCTTCGCCGCCAGCGCCTAGACGTTCTGCCGCAGAAGTAGCCAAGCCAGTACCTGTGGTGTAGCTACCGTCAACTGGGTTCGAACCAGCGTGAGTACCAGTACCAGAGAAGTCTGTATCGGCTTCGTTGAAGAGAGCTTCTGTGCCGTCTTGTGTGCTGTAGTTTGACTTCATAGCGAAGATCAAGCCAGTTGGGCCAGTCATCGGCTGAACGCCAGCTACGTCATAAGCCATTAGGTTAGGAAGAGCGCGACGAACGAGCGAGATGAGAATTGGGTCATAACGGTCGATGTTTGCTGCACCCGAACCAGCAATGTTATTTGCTGGAGCGTCTTCGAAAAGTGCAGACTTTTCTTCGCGTAGGGCCTTTTCTTGGTTTTCAAGAACGACGGCTGTAACTGCGCGACGGTAGTTGTCCTTAATCTCGCCGAGACCGCCGTGATTTAGAACAGGTTCCCACTTCTTCTGTAGTTGTTCTGAAAGAAACATTTAGTTTTCTCCTTGTGTGTCAATATCTTTTATTTATAAAAAATTACTTTTGAGCAGCAATCTTATCCAGTGCTTGGACATACTTACTGACTGTCGATTCGTCTAAGACTTCCACGCCTTCATCTTCTAGTTTGTCTTCCACGATAGTAGTTGACTTAGAAGCAGGGAAATAATTTTCCTTGATGACGTTTAGCTTTTCTTCAAAGATGTCTGCGTTCTCGAATTCTACATCAGCTACCAACGACTTAAACTTTTCAGCATCGGTCTTTGCAAGGTCCTCAGAAACAACGGCGAAAACGCCTTGCTTCAAAAGAGCTACATTGTTATTGTGCAGTTCTACATTTGCAGAAATTTGTTCGTCCAACTTAGCAGATACTTCTTCTAGTTGGGCTTGCATTTCACCAAGCACATCATATTTCTCTTCGGGAACATCAATGTAATGTTCTGCGAACAGGTTCTTCATGCTGTTGATGAATGATTCCGCGATGTCGGTGCGAAGACCATTTTCAACAGCAAGTGCGTTGTCTTCAACCCACTTTTCAATTACATAACCAAGATAAGAATCGACCTTCTCGGTCAAGTCGGCCTTGAACTCTTCCATCAATTCAGCCGCTTCAGAGATTAGACTTTCTTCGATTTGCTGAACTTGATTGGATACACGGGCAGTTACCATTGCTTCAAAGAGCGACGATGCTTTGCCACGGAATTCTTCTGATAGGTCTTCGTTACCATCAAAGAGAGTAGCGAGATCAGTAGTGAAATCTTCTTCGATCATTTCGCCATCTTCCTCTGTTTCTTCTTGATGAACATTACCTCTTGACGATGCCATGTTTACAACCGAAGTTGGGTCACTATGGGTCGTGAAGTTAGGTGCTGCACCGGCGCCGCCCTGAGAAAGTGTAGCCTGATTGCTGGAAACTGGAGCAGCTTCCTTAGCACCTGGATTATCAGTTTCTTCATCACGCTCACTGGAAATAGTAGCATCTTGTGAATCGCCTTGGCGAGGTTGAGTTTGATCGCCTGCAACCTTAGCTGGGATGGATGTATCCTTACCACCGGCAGCGCCTAGTTTGCCAGCAGCAGGTGCGTCTTCGGAAGAACCCTGTTTAGGGTTAGTTGCATCACCTGCAACCTTCTCATCTAGAACTTCCTCGGATAGTTGCTTCTTAGTTAGCAACTCTCTGATTTTGTTTTCTACACTCATTTGCGTCTCCTAAATGGATTTTTATATTCTATTTATAAAAATATTACTTTGAAGAAAGATGACGCAAGAAACGTTCAAAGATTTGGATCTTTGCTTCTTCAAGTTGTTTCTTACTTGCTTTCTTAATATACTTCTTAGACATATCGCAATGCTGTTCGGTCCAAACACCATTCACAACTAGCCATTCTTTATTTTCCATGATACCACGAACAAAGGCATCTGGTGCTGAAGGGTCAGCTACGATATCAGCCGCTGTTGCTAGATGAAAATCATCTTGCACAACTTGAACGCCGTCTCTGTTTTCCTTCAAAGTACCGAGGCCTCTTGACGAAACGCCAAGTTGACCGCCAGACTCAATTAGACCACGAGCGATATTGCCCATTGGTGTTTCTGTTAGTTTCGCTTTACCAATCCAGTTATCACCATCTTGGCGAAGTTCTGTAATGATATGCGATACTCTATCTAGATTGATTGATGGACCATCTGGATGTCCCAATTCACCAAAGGCTCTATTGTTCTCAACTGCTTCCTTCATGTAACGATTGATTTCTTTACCCATGATGTCTCCTGGGTACATACGGCCGTTACGATTTTTAATGTTGGACTGCAGGAAAACACCCTCGATATAGAGAGTCTTTTTACCTTCTTTTTCTTCTGTGATATAACGAACTTGTTCGTTGACTTCGGTAATAAGTTTCATTAGCCTAGGTCTCCTTGATCTTGATGTTGTTGTGGACCATAACCGGAAACCTTAGCAAGTTCTAGGACTACTGCACCTGAGCCAGAAGAAAAGTCAACTACAATATCTGAGCCATTTTCTTCGTTGTCTGACCAGCCCAAGAATTCCATCTTGCCTGTACCAGAAAGATAATATAGAACTTCACTGTCTCTAGTAACCGTAGCGGTATCTCCATCTGACATTCCCCAATGAATGGTACGAATGTTTACTTTAGGTGAAGACTGTGTTTCAGATGTCTTCTTTAGGTCGGTAGCAAGGGCAATAGTGGCAGACCCAGTCCCGCGCACTTTCACCACGCCATGAACTTGTGTTAGTTTTAGAATTGCTTTAGTCGCCATTTACTATTCCCTTTAATTATTTCTTCTTACCGCGAAGAAGTTTAAAATCGTGTCCGTCAACTTTACCATTCTTATTGGCGTCAATCTTATGCTGATCGCCCTTTAGTTCTTCGTCAGTCTGTTCTACTTCTTCGTTGGCTTTCTTAGCCCTCTCAATTGTTTTGAGCGCACGCATAGAACCCATCATGTCTTTGTTCATCTTGGCAAAAGACTGTGGTTTCTTTAACGAGCTGGATTTACCATCTGCACTAGTATTATAATCTCTTTCGTGCTTTCCTTTTAGGTAACGATTCGCCATATCGGAAGAGATTTCATCGATTGTTTCGACTTCTTCGTTCGACAACTTGGCAGCAATAGCCATCTGACGGCGCTTCTCGTCGCTCTTACCCTTGAATTGAGGAGCATCGGAGTCCTTGAAGTCTTTGATAACATCACCCATCTTGGCTTTCGCCATGTTGATGCGCTCTTGAAGTTGTTTATAGGTCTTCATCGGTGTCCTCTATTTCTTCTAAATCGCCATGGTCATTTTCGTCGGTTACTTCGTAGTGATCGAAATCTTCGACATCATTATCTTCTGGCGTATCGTTATAAATTCCAGCTGCCATATCTTGTCGCATTTGATCTAATTGTTCGCCTGCTTTAAGGTCCATAATATCATTAAAAACTTGTTCGGCATCTGCAAAGGTGCCGCTTTCAATGTTATTTATTAAGTCACTAATGTTACTGTTGTCCATCATCTTGTCCTTGGTTTTGCTGTTGATCCGCTGCTGGCGGTTCACCCTCTAGTGAAGAAAAATCGGGCGGCGAAACTTCAGGAGGACTTGCATCATTTTGCTTCTTAATCTCACCAATTTCGTCGTCCGACAATTTAAGAATTTTATCTTGAACATACTCTCTACTATACATTGTGCCGATAAACGGTGCAACACCTTGAAGAATTTCAACTCTAGACTGTAGAATTTGTTGTTCTTTGGATTCTGTATAGAAAGCATCGGTTGCAAAAACATACTTGATATCATATCTCATCTTTTCCCAATCGGCTTCGGTAATGATACCTTTGAGAATAAGTTGGGTCTTTAGTAGATCATCAAATAGAAGTGTGAAACGACGGCGCAGTTTAGAAATAAACTTTGTAAACTTCCATTCGTCTCTATTGATTTCAGCAGCACGACCAAAGTTAAGGCCAGTTTGCTGTTCAAGTCTTGACATCGGAACGTTCAACGCTTGATATAGTTTGCGCTGAAAGTATTCGATGTCTCCCATTTCGCCTAAACCCTGACCACCTGGTAGAGTTTCAATCTGTGTTCCTCTGCCACCTTCGCGGCGAGGCAACCAGAAATCTTCAAGCATTGACATAAACTTTTTATCATCACGGATTTCGCCAGTCTGAGAATCGTAAACAACCTTGTTACGATACTGGTTCATGATACCCTTGAGATACTGTTCGGCTTTAATCTTTGGAAGATTGCCAACATCAACGTAGAATACACGGCGCTCTGGCGCTCTCGTGATACGATAGATGACTGCGGCATTTTCCATCATACGCAACTGATTTGCTGGGCGAATAGCCTTATGCAAATAAGAAAGCGGCATATTTCTGTCCATGTCCTTCAAGCCAGAAGGAACAAAGCAGATAGAATCTTTTTCGATGCGCATGGTGGCACCGGCGGTAGCAGAGATTGAGGCAGCTGGCGTAAAAGTTTTGTTTGGAACTAGGCCGCGTTCATTGTATATAAAATATTCTTTAATCTCTTTAATGAACTCTACGCCTGTTTTTGTATCCTTTTCTTTTAGGATCTCTCTCATCTTCTTAATTTTTCTTGGGTCAATATAGCGAATGTCTGCTAGACCCTTCTTTAGATTTGCAGTATCAACAACTTTATGGAAGAACAATCTTCCGTCAATGTACCAATGTCTAAAGTAATCTTGCGCTCTTAGATTGAAGTCCAACATGTTAAGTAGCAGTTGAAATTCATCTTGCACCATTTTTTTAATATTCTTTGACAATTCTACTTCGTCAAGATCAATTTTTACTGGAACTTCATCGTCAAGATTTGCAATTGAATCGTTTACGATATCATCAATAGCAGTATCGATATCTGCCATCATAGAAATTTCACGATACTTACGAATTAATTCTATTTCATTATTTGCGGTGCCATCGATATCGATGTATGTGCCATAGTAGCCACCGGCTCTGATAGTTTCTACACCACCATCGTCCGTTGGCGCCACAAACGATTTCTCAGTTTGTGACGCCGTAGACTTTTCAATTTTATAACCAAATATCTGCATTAAATTATCCTAGTTGGATGGAATTATGCAGTCAGATAATGTGAGTAGTTAAAGGTTACGGTGAACTCTTCAATTACGTCATTCTGACCATACTGTAAACCAATTTCCGACATGTTAATCGGGAAAGCATTATAAAGAACATACGTCATAAGTGGATCGTCATTACGATCTAGATGTTCTACTGACATATCAACTTGATAGTCAATTGGATTTAGAATACCAGTGTTGGCTTCTAGATCATTCATACCATTCATCCACTCTTCGAATGGGCGACGAAGCGACATAGCAGTGTCGTTGACAACTGTGATTGTGAACGGATCAAAGATACGCTCACCTGCCAACTTAACTTCGCGGCCGCGGTATTGAATGATTGTTGGGTTTACTGTTGACGCAGGAAGTGCTGCACCAGTAACTAGTAACGAGTATTCTGTATCCGGTACCGAAGAAACGTAGCCTGGGAATGTTAGAATAACACGGAACTGGTTTGGTCTAGCACCGCCAGCCCCTAGTAACCCTTTAAATTTTGAAATATCCATTTATAAATCTCCTATTTCTATTTAGTCGGGTTATTAGGCGCCAACTTCTGTGAACGATACTGAGGTACGAACCGCAACAAAGTTCAGATAGATGAAGTTAATCGAACGTGCTGGCTTGATGTAGATATCAGCAACAAATTCATTGCGGTCGATAACTTCGCCAGTGTTGTTTGTTTCATCGCAAACAACGCGGAAGTCAAAGATACCACGACGGCCGCGAACGTCACGTAGGAATGGTTCAACCATCGAACGAAACTGTGCGCGACTAAAGACATCGTTGAACTCAAAGAGTTGATACTTGGCCGCAGTTGCGATAGCCTTTTCAAGAACAATGAATAGACGGCGAACATTGATACGGTCGAATGCGCTTGGCTTAGCAAGAAGAGTCTTATCACCGTAAAGTAGAGTGCCTTCACCTGGGAAGGTAGCTACTGGGTTAACACCATTCTTGTAAAGTGTGTCGCGTTCTGTTTGATTTGGTGACCAAACTAACTTAACAATATTCTTGAGTTGACCGCGATTGAAGCCAGCAGGTGACCACCAGGCATCGTTTGTCTGATCTGTGCGGGCGCATAGACCAGCAGTATCAGCATTCAGAGGAACATTGATGTATTCATCATTATAGCGGTCATACTGGCGCTTCCAGCCAGAATCCATGACGGCGTATGAAGTATTACGGTTAATATCATCTTGACGATATTCAACTACATCCGCAGCTTCACTGCCAGCGTTGTTGTATACAGCGGCAAGGGGTGGTGATAGGAATACAACGCAATCTAAACGAGCTAACGCTACGTTATCGATAACGTGAGTTACTACTGCGGCTGCGTGACCACCGGTTAGGACAAGTGAAATATCAACAATTTCTTTGTTTGCAAACAGGCTGTAAGCGTCTTGCAGATCACCAGTTGAGGGCGTAGCAACATTACCACCACGTAAGTCCAAAACTAGCGCGTCTTGGCCAGCGGTTTGACCGTCTTGTTCTGTACCATCAAATGCGGTTGCAGAAGTAGCACCCCAGTTTCTACCCGATGGGTGATTCATCCACCAGATATATTGTGATTGTTGGTTAAGAACTTCCTTGTAGTAGTTGTTTGTACCGTCAGCCAGTTTGTTACCAACCTGCTTAGAAGCAAATGCAAATCTTTCAACTACTGTATTGGTTGCGCCAGAAAAACGACCAAGTGTATCGACAACTACAATGTGTAGTTCGTCATTCGAACAGCCAACCGCAGCGGCCTGGGCACTTGTGCCAGGGGCACCATCAAAGAATGAAGCATATTCCCAGCCAGTGAATGAAGTGGCGTCCGCATATTGAACTTCAAGGCTATTGCCATAAAGACCAGGGTATTTAGCAGCTACATCACCATTCGGGGTGCCACCGTTTGCATAAACGGCTTCATAAACGTCTTGATTGGGAATGAAAACGCCGCTGCCTTCAGAGGTAGCATTCTCTGCGGCTGTGCCCACAGCACGAACAAGCTGCAGGTTGTTGCCATATGCCAAGAAGTTGGCAGCAGTGAACCAGTCGGTAGGGTCTAGTGGTAGACCAAAATACTTGCGAAGTTCATTTTCTGAACCCACGGTAAAAATTTCTCCTACAGGACCCCAGTTGAAGTAACCAGCAAACGCGCCTGCCGAAGTCGATACGGCTGGAATAACGTTTGTTAGATCCTTTTCTGCTACTAGGACACCTGGCGATAATTGAAAAGCCATATTCTTCTCCTCGTTGTAAACTTGACAATATTAACTTGTCGTTTTATGTTTTATGTTTTTATTTATAAAAATGTAAAAGTTACAGTAGCCAACCTTCGCGCCGAGGTTCTTCGTCCTCGGATACTTTCCAAAGATCACCATTTGATACGAAATAGTCTTCTTGAAATCCATTATTTATTGCTCCAAACGGGGTCATGTCCTCTTCAATTTGATCCATCTGGTCCTTATACATTCTTTCTCTGATATCAACATTTGTCATGTCTTTGAAGTATGGATTACTTGTCATCCAAGCTAATAGAACCAGACTCATTACAAGATCATCAAAGTAACCTTCATCTGCCATCCAACTTCCCTGCTTTTCGATGAAAGTAGAGAACTCAGAAATGGTTTCAGCATCAAATACTAATAATTTTTGTTCTTCAAGTAGAGATTTTAGAGCAAAACAACCCTGTCTCTTTACTTGTTTGGTCATTCTAACACCGCGCTGAGTCTTTGTACCAAAACCAGGTGATAGATATTGTTTCAAAGCAGTCTTTACAGTAGTCAGAATATTATCATACTCTAACTCCATATGTAGAATATCGGCCACTTGCTGGCCGATATCATTAATTTCAACAAGAATATATGCCTTGTTGTAGTCGGTACCTACTTTAGCTACGATGTTAGGAAACAACATCGGTGCAATTTTATTATCACGATACTTAGCCACCAATTTGTATGGTGCTTCTGTAACATCCAAAACTGTGAAAGCAGAATAGTCTCCGCCTACACCTCGCGCCGTATCTACACCCATTGCGTAGATATGGCCGTCGATAGGTTCTTCAAAAATATCCAGTCCATCTTTTGCGTGAATAGGATCAATCGAACTCATTGCACCCAAAGTCTTGGCTGAAACGAGAGTGTTACTCGAACCAAGAAACTCGCAAAGAACTTCTTGGTTAAACTTTAGTTCTCCAAGCAAGCGTAGTTGCTCTTCTGCCCAGGCTTCATCTCTACCAGGAATTCTGTGGTAAGGAATAAACATAGGCACAAAGCCGTTGTTTCCTTTTTCAGCCTCGTTCCAGAATTTCCAGAAGTGATTGTAACCGAGGGGAGTAGAAGTCAGAAGAATCTTAGTTGTCTGACCAGCAGAAATCGTAGGATAAACAGAAGCAAAGAATTGTTCTGCGACGGTGTTTGGAATGATGGCGGCCTCATCGATGTATAGCCAGTTAACAGACTTACCACGAATACCAGATGCCGTTGTAGCAGCGGTGAAAATCTTAGAGCCGTTTTCTAGCTCTACGTCACCCTTGTTCCATGTCTTGACGCCCTGTTGCATCCATAGAGGCAAGTGTTCATACATACCCTGATAACGAGCCATAACTTCACGAGCAGCGGCCGTCTTATTGGCCATGATAGCCACGGTCTTGCTGTCTTGAAAGAGAGTATACCAAAGAATACATGCCGCAGAAGTGATAGTCTTACCCTGCTGGCGACCTTCCATGAGAATCGCTTTACGATTATCTAGAATATGTTTTACTTTTTCTTTCTGGCAATCATACAACTTAAATAACTGAAGACCATAATCCAGTGTGACAATCATACAATAATTTTCAATAAAGTAAATAGGATCTTCCTGGCACTTTTCAATTTCTGCCAGCTGTTCGAATGTAAAGTTATGCTTATGACCAATCGGCTTTAAGTTAATATTACCGTGATACGAGGATTCCTCACTCATGTTCTATCACTTTGGCTTTCTCGGCTTTCAATGCCTTAAGTAAATCAGATGTGGAACCAGAAAAGATGATATTGTTTTGTGTATCAATATTCTGTTTCTTTGGTTCTTCTTCTCGCAACTTCTTTTTCTTTGCTTGCAAATCAAGAAGGTCTTTGGCTGCATCACCTGTGGTCTTAATCAACTGACCTACTACTTCATATGCACGAGGACTATCACTAGCTAGAGCGACATTCAACATACCTTCGAGTGCCTGTTGACTGGTACCAATCAAATCGTTTAGTTTTTTTCTTGCGACTAGATAGTCATCTTCGATATCATCGCCAGTGGATATAATTTGAGGTACCAGAGGTTCTTCAACCACTACTGGTAGTTTTTCTTCTTTCGAACTCAGAACTTCATCCATATGTGTGCCAAAAATGGCATCTAATTTATCGTATTGATTATTCGTAGGCTTCATCAAATTGCTCCACATAATTCCAATCGTCTAGATAGGATGCATCATTAGGCGTATAGGTTACTTGATACTTAATTTTTTCCAACGTATCCACACTCGGATTAATGGCCGCATACGTATTAGCAATCGCAGTTTTAATATAACCTTGCATATCAACTGGACCGTAGAAGTTTATACCAAGATTAAAGGTTAGATTCCACACAATAGATTGTCTTTGTGTAAACTCACCTTCGTAATTGTCTTCGTATGAGACATTCTCTAGTATAATTTGTAAATCTCTTTTGATTCCCATTTCTGGAATATCAGTTATGGACACACAAAAATCTGGATTGAAGAACGGTAAAATCTGTTCGATGATTTGAAGACCATCATCTTGATTTTTTGTCACAATAAAAAGAGATATCGATAAAGTATATGGTGTGCTAGTATACTGCACTCTTACTTTATCTGCATCGTCGCCCACACCCACTGCTATATTCTTGGTAAGAATATTCAATTTCTGTTGTGGATTATATTGAAGGCCTGTAATCTCGAACCCAATTCTAGGCAATGTGATTGCAACCGACGCCGGATCGTTTCCAGGTACCGCAGCAACTCTTGCCAGAAACTTATCTTTAGGTCCGTATGCAAGGGGAACGCGAATAGACTGAGCTATTTCACCCGCAGAGTTTTTACGCTCTACGGTTAGTTGATTGAATATCGTTCCAAAAGCAATGATAGCTTTACGAATATGTTGATGATAAAAATGCTGCTTCAAAAACATTATGCCGCTGTCCTTACTTGAACTTCGCCGAATGGGTTGAAGGCGGTAAAGTCTACAAAGCCGGCTGCTTGTGCTTCAAATTCGTTTGTCTGGTCTAGAGGGTCAACGTTTGCTGTGCCGCTCTCTTGTAAGATAATCGAGTCTCCGGTATTTGATAGAACATAATCACCGGACTCCATGATAAGTTGCCACCCAAGATTGTCTTGTGTTTTACCATCGGTAATACTATCAATTTCTTCGATCCCAGTATCAATGGTCTCGGAGCTAAATTCGAATACCTGGCATGACATTCTGTAAGTGTAAATCTTTCCTAACTGGTAGAAAGGATTTAGAAAATCTACGTAGTTGATTTGAAAGAACGTCTTTGTCTTGGGAAAGAACAGTAAATCACCTTCCGCTGGACGCTCTGGCAACTGCAAATTTTCTGCATTTCTACCCACAGATTCTTCCCAGCGGCGTCTAGCAACAACAAACGTTGCGGTAGACCTGAACTCGAAGCCAAACTTTGTTAGTAGCTCACCTTCTCCCTCAAAACCTTCTGTATTTTCAAGATACATTTCCAATGGGTATGCTTGGGTAAAATATGATAGGGCATCTTCATATAGAATTTCGTCTTTGTTACCTATAGTTCTAGGAAGATAGTAAACATCATGTCCATAAATCTTCATGCTTTCGATAACCAGGTCCTCCAACAAACGCTGTTCGTTTGTGGTTCCCGACGTATTTCCTGATTGAAAGTAGAAGTTGGTAGGCACGATAAATTATACCGATGTTATCGTAAAGACTGCACTTGCAACTGCAGGTCTCACATAAGGTGTAGTTTGTGCGGCGGTGTATTCGAGACTAATTCTTTCATGATCGCTTAGAGCAAAGCGCAATTCAATATAATCGTCGGCCTCAATATCGTCAATAATCCATTGTTTAGCAAGTAGTTGATATACTGGGTTTACCAACCCACCACCTCTGATTTGAATCTTAACGGCAGTTTCAGCAATGTCATCGCCATTCTTTGCTAACCAAAGAAAAACATCACGCTCGGCATTACCAGTGCTTTTTACTTGCATTTCTAAAAATACTTTATAAGTACCATCGTTGGAAAGCACAACTCTAGATGGTTGGGCAGATGTGACAGTTACATCATCAGTTAAATGTGCAGTAGTATCTGTATACCAGTCAAATGCATACACAGTATTAGAAGCATTGGCTGTTATGTTTGCTTTCTTGTGAAAACATCCTTGAGAGCGATCGGTATTGGATGGAGTTAAAATTGAAATGCCGCCTGGAGATACACCATCTGATCTGCGAAGTTCCCCTGTAGTATCATCATAAAATATCTCTCCCCTGCGACCAATATAATTGGTGGCAACAGTACCACCCATGTTTGCCGTGAAAATTTTTCTAGTTGTTGCCATTTTTTATCCTACCATAAAATCGACGGGAAGTTCCGAACTTAGCTGCATGTCTTGTTGTATCATCCGAAGTTCTTCAACTGCTTCATCATAGACTTGCTGACCGTTCATGACGATGCCACCTGGTAATTGCATACCACCAAATTTTTTCATATTGATTCCCCACTGCTTTTTAATTAAAGCGGTAGCATATTCTTTCAGGAATCTATCATCATACACCTGAGTGTATGTATTTGGATCGACAATGCGGTAGCATTCAACAATAATGAAATCGCCTGGTTGGAATACATCTCTCCAATTACAATGAATTTCTAGCTTATCTGTCTTACGATTATATGCAAATGATCTATCACCAACTAGTAGCATATCAAGCATTGACAAATATTGTTGCATTTGGGTGTAGTAAATCATGTCTGCCGACAGAAGATTATACATGTCATTCATGCGGAATTGATACATAACATCAAACATATTGTTTGCGTTATTCATACCAGAGCTTGGACCGTTTACTGGCAATACTCTGATAACGCCAATAACGGCATCAGGAATAGATACATATCCATTCTCAATATCACCAGGAGTATAAAAAGTTGTGGAAGCTAGTGTTCTACTAAAGCCAGAGGTTTCGCCCGTGACTGTTTCACTTGCAACAAATGTGCCCGATACATCACTAACAGTTAAAGTTGTGCCGTTGATAGAAACAACGTTGCAGCTTGCGCCAGATGTTGCGCCGACCAACAACTCACCGACTGTGAATGATGGGGCCGACAGTCCAGTAAATTTAAGTGTTGCACCCGTAACCTGGTGTTGAAGATAAACTCTCTCAACGCCATCAAAATGAAACTCTTGGAAATACTGCAATGCGTCATCGATACGATCTTCTATTTGATCGTCATCGACGTTAATTTCGATCACCGGAAAACCGAGTCTACGGAGACAGTAATCTATTAACCCTTGTCTTGATGAAATTGCCATACGGTGTCCTCTTTAGGACTATTTATAATGAACCCATATCGTAAACTGGAGGACTTGTGCCAGTAATATCCCCCAGATCGATGGTTTCTGGAATAGTGAAAAAGTCCGGATTATACCCACCAACTTCGATAATACTACCGTCCGTCTTCTTTGAATACAATACGCCATCGGCTAAATTTACAGCAAGTTCACCGACTGAAATATCATTAGCACCTGGTATGGCGCCAGTGGTTTCACTTCTTTTAAGTTGGACAACGGTCGACATTAGTTTAATAGTGTCCCTGCGGCGTCATAGATATTGATACGGAAATATGCGCTTGAGTTTCCATCAAGAAGATCAGCATCAAGTCCTGAACCTGCACCATCTACTGTTTTAATTGCATCAAGCATATTCGTTGCGGTGAATGAACCACCTAGAGCTACAGATGTGCCCGCAAGAGTGATTGCACTATTAGTCAGCGATGAGTTAGCAATATTTGAAAGAGTATTTGATGCGCCACTGATTGTTTTATTTGTTAAGGTATTGGTAGAAGATATAGTTGGAACAACCACACCCTCAACAGCAAGAACACCCGCAGATGAACGTGTTAAAGTAGTATCAGTAGCGTGTCCTAATTCAATACTACCAACACCTAATGCAGTGGAAGTGGAAGCAGTAATACCGCTAACTGGTAGACCAGTAGCATTTGTTAATGTACCAGAAGATGGAGTGCCAAGCGCACCACCCGAATAGAGAACTGTACCACCAGCACCGAAAGCAACTGATGAAGAATCCGTACCAGTAAAT